TGCTGCTGATGCTGATGCTGCTGCTGCTGCTGATGCTGCTGCTGCTTATGATGCTGCTTATGATGCTGCTGCTGCTGCTGCTGCTGCTGCTGCTTATGCTGCTGCTGCTGCTGCTGCTTATGCTGCTGCTGCTGCTGATGCTGCTGATGCTGATGCTGCTGCTTATGCTAGGAAAGCTAAGAATCGCGAATGCTACCAGTTGGCACTCTATATCATCAATGATCAATAACAAAGAAAAGGATAATACTCATGGGAAGTTATAATAGCATTTCTGATATTGTTAACGACGTTGTTAGGTTTCGTTCATACGGAATGACGGACGACGAAATCGATCAGGTTCTTGAAGATGATGGAGTGGACCATAGCCATAGGCGCTCTGCTTTCCTTCGGCTTATTAAGCACTAGCCATAAGCATAGGCACACCCCCTACCATAGCTACATACGCGCATCCATGGCTGTGTACCACACGTGTATGTATAGTGTATATAAATTGAGGTAATTTATGATCTTTTGTCTTTGTGGTGGTGTTGTAGAAGTTGGATTGATTAGTCTTATTGCTGTTGGTTGTCGTAAATGTTATCTTTGGGTAAGGAATAAGTTTAGTGCGTAATTACTGTAATACTAAGCTTAATTATTGCGAAGATAAGCCTAGCTTTACGTGTGCCGAGCGGACTAACCGTGTAGATAAGTGTCCGTGTAGGCATTGCCGCAATTGGCTTAGCGCTTGGCGTGCAGGTTATACCGCTGGTATTAAGACTAATGCGTGACTCTGTTTGTTGGCCACCTATCCTCGCGTTTTTTAACGGCAACGAATATAAGGCTACACTTTGGTTTGAAACGCCTAATCCGTTGCTAGGTGGAATTAAGCCTAAGCTTATGATTAGACTGGGTAAAGAGCGGAAATTATTTGAAATTATCACCGCGCAATTACGCGAAAACCTAGCAGAATAATTCTGTATAAAACTCTTAGCCACAAACCACTAACCAAAGGAAATACAGTGGAAAAGCTTAAGAATAAGACTACGGTTGACGAGCTTGCGGAAATGTTTAAGCTTACCTCTTGGGATGAGCTTGACGATGCTAATTTTGATTATTACTGGCAAAGTGCGCATGAAGCTATGGCGTATCGCGATTTTGAGAATGACGCCGAGCGTGAAGAGGAAATGTATCGCGTACAGGACTCGACTCGCGACGAGCTTTTCGCTAATTGGTATAACGCTGTCATGAGCGTTGCTGATACCATGTTTGGAAAGCTTGAGCTTGACTTGGTTCCTGTCAAGGTTAAGGGTAAGGTTTCTGAGTTTCCGTTTGAGTTTGTGATTAAGCCCCGTAAGAATTGGAAGCATTCTTGCGAGGAAATCGTCAATCTTATCAACGGTGTTGGCTACTTCTATTTCCGCGATGTTAACGCGCTGCTTTCTAGCGGACCTTACACGCCTATGCAGGCTGTTCTTAATCACCTTGGTTATGTTAACTACTACCACCAGATTTACGGTAGCGAAAGCCCTTCAAATCTCTATGATAGAGCTTTCCGGTAATTCTGTATTAGATTCCTAGCCATAGCCATAACGAGGGTTTATGCGGAACGTTGAGATTATTTCCAAGTCTAAGCGAATTGACGGCATGCAGTATCTTGTCAAGGTGCCAGAAGCTAAGATTGTGTGCGGCTATGACTTGGTAACCGTATTCATTAGCCATAACGGTATGCGGCATTTTAAGAGTGCTAACTGTAGTCGCACGACACCTTTTCATGCTGGCGCGGCGGTTACCAAGCATCTTGCTACAGGTGGATAACAATGCGTAATGATGATGTTAAGCCGAATTTTTGTCTGATTGCGATGGACGAAACCAAGTGGTATAATCTTGGCGACGATGCAGTGTGGATTAAGCAGATTGTCAATACTTACGTGTACAACCAGAACGAGTATACATATTGTTGTGAAATGACTCCTAGTCATTGGCTTGAACCAGTTTACACTAGTATTGTCGTTAATGACGATACCCCTGATGATATTAGGGAAGATCTTTACGATAAGTACGGCAACACTTCCTATGAAGGCTGCTACATGCACGTTAGCGCCGTTAAGGCTCACGTGGAAAAGAATCCTAAGATGCACGATGTTTACGGTGAAGCCGAGTCTATTGACGATGCTAGGGAATATTACCAGGGCAATTACGTTCTATAATTCTGTGTAAACGTCTTAAGCGTAACTCTCACAAAGGTTGATGCGATGGACAATCAGGTTACTCGATTTGCTTGGGAAATCCCTAACTTCGCGTGTTGGGATAAGCAGCTTACGGATCGCAATACTACTTGGGCCTTTGCTATGGTAGGCGGCGGTCACCGGGATATGACTAGCATCGATGCCAGTAACTTCGAAGTGATTAAGGATACACTCGCCAGAATGGATCCGGATAATCTTAGCCATAGATATAGTAGGGCTAGTCATTGGGCGGTAGGCTGGTACGAGCACCTGCTAGTGGATACCACTAACCATAAGGTTATGGCTTTCCTTAAGGAGTGTATTGATAATCTTGAGGATTATCCTATTCTTAGTGAGGATCACCATAGCCAATTGGAGTATGATTCACACTGTGATAACCAGTGTTTCGCAGAATGCCCGTTTGAACATTGCGAGACTTGTCACGATTCCGTGCTAGAGAACGAAACCCATTGCGAATTGCATAAGGATGATGGTAATGACGGTGAGTGAGCTTAAGGCTATCCTTGACCGGTATCCAGATAATATGCCTGTTACTATCAGGCAATATACCCACGATTATTGGAATACGGTACGCGCGGATAGTGTCGATACAGTTGAGATTGTAGATCGTAAGTGGTCTAATTATCACAGGAGTTTTGTTATTGTGGACGAGTGTGACGATCAGGACGATCCTAAATCTACCGTGCTAATCATTAGATAATAGTTTCGCGCTCGTGACATAATGGCATTGTGTACCGGTCTTTTAAACCGATTTACGTAGGTTCAATTCCTACCGAGCGCACAATAACAAGGATCTGGCGGAAGTTAAGACTTTTGAGGATCCCGATACCTTTGCAGCCTATCACAAAGCGGAAACCTACGCGCATTCACTCGGTTACAGTGTCGGCCGAATGGCACGGGATTTGCCTATCGGCATTAAGCTCGCCGATAAAGATCTAGGCGATTGGGATATTGCTAAATGGCACAATCTTAGCAATAACGATAAGCGTAACCTTGACGGATTGATCATCGGTGATAAGCGTAACGGGCCTGTTACGGTCCTAATCGGCCGGTGAATAATTTTGTGTAACGATCCATTTTGCTCTAGGTAAACCCAAAAGGTTTATAAACTCACGGGACCTAACCCGTACCGCAACGGTAACTAACCTGAAAGGTTAGATAGAGATCGGAATTAACCGATAGAGCCGATTTTACCATAACCATTAACCATAACCATAACGAGGGATACAATGGCCAAGCGTATTAAGGATCGAGAGCACGTTACCACGGTTACATATGCCGTGTTTTACGCTGCTAATCCCGAGGGATCTAGCGGCCTTATGTTTGACTGCGATGCTAGCGGTAACGTGGATCGCAGCAAGCTAAACCCTTGCGCGCGCGCCAATCTGGCGAAGATCGAACGCGGCGAAATCCCTTATGTTTACAGCGAGCTTACTACGCTGGAAACGTCTTACGTGGATCCGGCTGAAATCCTTTGCGATTGCGGTGATACTGTGGCACTATACGGATTCACCAATACTTGCGACTCTTGTAATCGCGATTACAATATGAGCGGCCAGGAGCTTGCCCCACGATCGCAATGGGGCGAGGATACTGGCGAAACCCTTAGCGATATCCTACGGATCCGATAGCGATCTGCTATCATCGTGATATCACTATGATCTAAACATATCAACAAGTTAGCAAAATAACGCTAACTTGTTGATATTACTTGCGGATAATTCTGTGTAAACGTCTTAGGCGTAACCCGAACGAAAGGCAACCGACAATGCACAATTATACGTTCCGATATTGGGATAAGGATCTAAACACTTGGGTTTACGTTTACCGCGACATGGCAAACGATGGCCGATGGATTTATACTTATTCCGCTGGATTCTTCAATAGTTTGCGTTAGAATAATTCTGTGTAAACGTCTTAATCGCTAGGCAACAAAAACAACACCTAGCAGAAAGCAAAAACAATGGCCCACGAAATTCTCGACAATAATTGCGTTTTTTCCCTTAAGACTGAGGTTTCCGGTGTCCCGTGGCACGGGATTGGTACGGGGCTCGACGTTGTAACCCCCGATGATGTTAAGACTTACGCGAGTTTCGACCGCGAGATCGTGCTTAAGGATCTCAAGCTCGCCGGATCGGATGATCTGATCGAGGGATACAAGGCGAGTTTCGATTCTAAGCATGGGAAAACTCTTGGTATTGTGTCTGATAAATTCGTACTCTTGCAGCCTAGGGATCTGCTTAGCGCGGCGGAATTCCTTATGAATTCAATGGGCGCCGAGATTTCGTGCGCTGCTACGATCCGCGAGGGTAAGCGCGAATTCCTCTCGCTCGCTATGCCGGATTCGACCGTGGAAGCGCGCGAGAACGATTCTATCAAGCGTTATTTCAATTTGGCGCAGGGTCACGATGGATCGCTCGCTGTTAGCGCGGGATCGAGTGACGTTCGCGTGGTTTGCGCTAATACCCTTAGCGCTTGGATTAGCGAGAGGAATGCCGTCAAGATCCGTCACCGCGGCGATATTGGCAAGGCGCTCGCAACGGCCGTCGCTGCATTTGCTAGCGAAACTCAGTCTAGGACCGAGTTTTATCAGGCGCTGGCGGGTCGCGCGGTTACCCCGAGCGAAGTTATCGCGTACTACTCTGCTTTGACCGGTGAGGATTACGAGGATTTCCGCAAGGCAAAGCGTGGCCGTCCGTCGCTTGGCGCTAAGATCGCGGATCTTCTCGATTCACCGGCTAACGCGGACGGTATCATCTGGCAAGATGCGGGAATGCCCGCCACCGCTTGGGATGCTTACAATGTCGCGACGCAAGTTATCACGCATGGCTCGACTAGTAAGGATCCGCTTAACAATCTGCTTTTTGGCACGGCGCATAAGTATCTGATTTCAGCTGAAAAGCTCGCCTCTGATATGTTTCTCGCCGAGTAACAAGAAATACACAGGGTTAGATCGGGAAACTGGTCTAACCCTGTGATTTCTCTACCATATGTCAAGCGGCGGGAATTCGGGCGGATGGCTCGATAACGCGATCTTTTGTTTACTCCTAATGATTACACTAGGTTACCTTTTGCGATAACTTTGTGATATACTCTTAAGCATGAAACCTAAAACCTTCCTAGCTAGGCTGGCGGATTGTAGGGATACGCGAGAAATCAGCAACCTCGCGTCATACGCTCACGAAAAGCAGATCGCAGCGATCCGCGCGGGTTACGAATCTAAGGATTGGCACGATTGTTGGAAGGCCGCTCACGCTAGCTGGAAATCGATCCTTACTCAAGGTAGGTAGATCATGGGAAAGCCTAAGAAAAACCGCAAGCGTAATTTTGACGCAATGAATGCGCTCGCGCGTAAACCTGCAACCTTCAAGGATCGTCGCGAGCCGCGTAAGCAGTCTAACAATTGGCGCAATCATTTGCCCGAGTAATTTTGTAGATTGTTCTTTAGCGAAAGCCCTAGGTAAACCCAAAAGGTTTACAAACTCACGGGACCTAACCCGTACCCACGGCGGTAACTAACCCAAAAGGTTAGATAGAGATCGGAGTTAACCGATAGGGCCGATTTTACTAGTTCAAGGCGGAAATCATCAGAATGATTATGGAGTAACGTATGCTGGCGGAATCTCTCAAAGACTGGCGAAAGGTAGCAGAACGCAATGAAATCAATGGGATCAAGCGTAGGGTTTATCTGGCGAATGCCACCGAACGATCTTGGCATGATAATTGCTTCGTTTTTTGGTTTGGCTCTTGCGGTACTACTTACGTCCTAGCCTACGGTAAAGGCATTGATTCTGCTCTGGAATCCGCCGCGCAATGGTTAGCTGATTACGCTCCGGGGCATATAATGCCGCATGATTCCGAAGAATTGCAGGAATTGCTTAGGGAAGCAAGGATCGAATTCCGTAAGGAAAATCAGCGTTTGGAAGATCCGGACCATGGATCCGAGGATATGTCACGGGTTTATGAGTCTGCTACCGCCGATCTCACCTATACGGAATCAGGTTACCTCACGTCTTACGATTGGGGAATTGCGCTCGATAACCCTAACCCAGCGGAATTGCTAGATTTTGTAAAGGATAGGCGCTAACGTGGTGATTTTGTTTACTGTCATTCTCGCGTGGTTTGTCGGATTCGCGATGCTCGCAATGGTTCGGACCTAGCGTTAGAACGCTATAGGCTGGCGTATGGGAAGCTTTTAGCGTCCTAGCGTGGATAGGGTATACCCGCGCCTTTCGCTGCTTAAATCGAAGCCTATCGCCTCGGATAATTTTGTGGGAAAGTCTTAGGCGAAAGGTAGGGAAAAATGACGGTTACGACATTCTATCGAAAGCTCGAATTTTGCGATCGTTCTGATCTCGCTGATTTGCTTGACTACGCTCGCGCTAAGCGTGGAAAATTGCTTAATAGCACGCTAAACCATACTAAAGATTGGAATCATCTAAAGGAATGGCATTTGGCATATAAGACTGTTTCCAATCGAGTAGGATGGAAGCGGTAACTTTGTAGGAAAGTCTTAGTCGCATACGGCAAATAGCCGGCCAGTAGAAGCGGCGTAGGATGCAACCATAACAAAAGGCAAACACAGTGGACCATAAGAATACGGATCGAATGATGGATCGGGCAATGCATGCGATTTGCCCGAATGACTACGAAAGGTTCGCGCTTAGGCTGGCGTATACTCAAGATCCTGAATTGGCCCTGGTATTTGCCGATCAGCCTATCCACGATCTTGCTGATATCCTTCGCGTTATCGGTGATTAATGCTTATTAACTGGATTCCATGGAATGACGCGGACGACGCAACGGATCGCGTTGATTCCCTTGCTAAATCCGCTTCACAGATCCTGAGTGAAAATTGTGAAATGGCATACAGTTGGACCGGCGATACACTTGTAATTGCTACGAAACTCTCAAACGGTACAACCGAACTAATCCATTGCAAAGTAATTGCGGAAGGCAAGATTCATGCCAATGATCATCATTAGTCGGCCACCTAGCATGGCACAATTGTTGCTTGAGATCCTTGATAACCCGTGGGGCAAGGGCCGACATTCGGGGAATCCAGATTATCGCGCCTGCTATCTTCTCGAAACCATTGACAAAAACCGCGAGCGGGACCACGGGATCCCTCGCGTGTTTGAGTAGGAACAACGACAATGATTAAGCCAGTTTGCGCGGGTAATTGCCTATCTAATTGTAATTCCACGGAAGTATTCGCGATCGACTCAAAGGGTTATGTTTATTGCGAAAAGCATTTCTTTCGTGGTCGCAAAGTAACAAAAGCAGAGCGAAAGCAGCTAATTGCAGGAAAACCGATCCGATACGATAGATTTTGAGTAATTTTGTGGGAAAGCCTTAGGCGCAAACGTGAAAGTATGTATATCCTGCAAAGTATTAAAGAGTAAATCCAGTGATTTCTCTATCAATTCCCGTCGTAAAGACGGATACAATACCATATGCAAAGAATGTAAAAATACATACAACGTTGCCTGGTATCAGCGAAACAAAGACGAGCATAAAAAGCGTAATAGGATAAACAATAAAAAATACAAGGATTTAGCGTATTCAATTGTACGGGAAAAGAAAAGCAAACCTTGTAAAGATTGTGGTATTAGCTATCCTTATTACGTTATGGATTTCGATCATTTGCCTGGATTCACGAAACAATTCTGTATAGCTACGGCTATATCAAGAGGCCGCCCTATCTCATTGATTCTTAAAGAAATCGAGAAGTGCGACGTAGTGTGCGCTAATTGTCACAGGATTAGGACGTTTAACAGAACTAACATTGCTTCCACCTAAGGATAGGGTGCCGGCCTTCTAAGCCAGCTAGTAAGGTTCAATTCCTTATGGAAGCACTAACAGGACGCACTTAGGGATCGAGTCCTATCTAGTTGTAATAACAACGAAATCCCCGGATAGGTGCAAAGCCTATCGCATTTGAATAACTTTGTGAGATCGTCTTAACCGTAACCTGAAACGGAAGTCAAACGCAAGTGAAAAGCTCAAAAAATGACTTGATCGAGGCCCTTAGGGCAATCGCGGTTATGCAGCAAGCTTACGGATCGCAGGGTGACGCCTACGTGGCCCGCGAATGTCACAGGATCGCGGTAGGCGCTTTGCACGACGGTTGGCACGGCGTATCGCGTAACATAAAGCGTTAATTAATACAGTTAAAAACGCAAATCTAAGCGAAAGGCAAACGAAAATGGCACGTAAGAGTAAATGGGATCGCGCATTTGACGCTTGTTTCTATGCCAATTCCCACGGAGTCCAGTTTAACATTATGGATCTGTCAAAGCTCCGTCGCGCGGTTAATGACGCAACGCTTTCTGGCGTAGATCTTGAAAGCGCCGTCAAGGCGGCAATCCAGGTTTACAGGACTAATTAAGCAATGGAAAAGCCTAAGCCTAATCCTACTCCTAAGCAAGTGATCGACGCGATCACGCAAGCTTTCCCCAATGATTGCGAGCGTATCCTTAGGGATATGCGATGGGATTCTATCAACGGCTGTTATATGTTTGATTTCGCTGGTATGTATGTCGGTTGCGAGCTTGACGGTTACATTCACTCTTAATAATTTTGTGAGATCGTCTTAACCGTAACCCAAGCGGAAAGGCAAAGCCAAATGGAAGCCGTTAATATCTTTATCCTGGAAATGCTGTTTACCGCTACCGTGGCGGCATTCCACACTAACCCCACGGAAGCTAACAATCGCGCGGTAGTCCAGGTGTTTACTACCCTTTACGCTATTCGCGGAGCTTAAACAATGACCGATAGAGATAAGCAGATTAAGGAGCTTGAGCAATCCGGCCACCTTGATCCTAATTGCAGAGGATGTAAGGAGTTTTACGATCATCCCGATCTCAGGCCCTTTGCTCCATCCCATAAGGCTATGCAATCGTGCCAATCTGGCAAGCGTAATCATTGCACTTGCGACACTTGCTTCTAGCAAAAGGTATACCATAGTGGCCCACCTAATCATCGGGATGATCCTGCTAGCGTTTATTCAGGCAAGAAACACTCCACCCTTTACCTAAGCCATAGGTATACCAAATGCCCGATAACATTGCGTTTTACTACCGTGGAATGATAGAGCGGCCTTCAAAGCGTGGATATCGCTGGCATTACGGATATTCCGCGAATAGCGACGACGGTAATCCGCTTTACCCCTGGAATACGAAAGCAGAATGCAAGGCATATGCCAAGGCGCAAGGTAAGCAGGCTAGCTTTATCAGCGAGAAAGGCTAACCGTAAGGAATCTAGCACGATGGATCAACGTACAAAGAATCGAATCAAAGAGCATGCCAAGTTAGGACACAAGCTAACAGAGTCGAAAGCATTGACTACCAGGCCAGGGCAAGCGTTTTTTAGGTGCGATTGCGGATGGTTAGGATGGTTGACAGTCAATTCCGCTGGTAAGTTAACCACTTAACACAATAACCAGTAAAAACAGTGGAAAACTAAACAATTACTAGGAGTCCAGCACCCCCCGAGCTATAAGTACCGGAAATTATTATAGGTTGCAAAATTATGCCCGTGGTAAGCGTATGCAAGTCATGCGCCAGGCCTTGACTCCCCGGACGCGGGGTAGGGTGCGAATCCCTTGGCGGGTCTCTTTGCAAATATTGTACCAATGGGATCGCTTGCCTGGTAGCGGGCTAGACGGGTCCGTTTCCCATGGTCCTGATACCGCGTAGAACGCGATAGGCTGCGATATGGGAAGCTTTCCAGGCATGGGGCTATCGTCGGCGTCTAGCTGGAATCCCTAGCCTACAGGAGCGTAGGACGGTCCGATAACTTTGTGGGATGATCCTAGACGCAACCTGCAACGCTCCAACGGAAGGCAAAGCAATGTCAAAGGTTCCTAGCAGCAAGATCCTCACCGCTAACGCGCGCCTGCATAAGCTTGAACTCAGGCTCGCGATTCTCACTAAGGAATGCCGCGAGATCCCTCCTACGCTCGCGCACGAAATCCGCGTTGCGCGGCTGATGATGGTCGCTAAGTAAGCGGAACGATTAGACTATGCGTCGGGTGGCGCGGACCATCCTACAATGGACAGCGGTTATAACGCTTCCCCGACGCATAGTCCCTCACAAGTAATTCTGTGGGATCGTCCTAGGCGCAATCTCTCAAACGGAAGGCAAAGGCAAATGACTACCAATCGCCGGATCTACATTCTTTGTCCTAACTGCAATCAGGATGCCATTCTTACCCCCGACGGGGCAATCGCTTGGCATGAAGGTACAAAAACTGCAATGTTGCCGGCGCCGCCTGCTAGCCGTTGCGCGGTTTCCGGCATGACTGAGAAAGCGGCGGATCGGCTGGTTTGGGGCAAGTAAGCGGAATCACTAACCCTCCCCCGATTTGGGGGAGGGACGGGACTAGGGGTTTCAACGGGTTAGATCCCACGGATCGGTGGGGGAATGACTGCAAACGCTGGATTGTGTGAGATCGGGCGCTAAGCTTTCCGATGATTTGCAGGCGATTTGGCGATTGCTGGCGAGCTTTTCCGGGGCTAATGGGCCGATGGTAGGGTCAAAAGATCGTCGCTCTGAAGCGAGCTAATCGATTCATGCAAGAATCGTGCCAAGTAGAGAGTAATTCTGTGGGATCGTCTTAGGTGTCCCGACGCTGAAACGAAAGGCAATCACTATGGATTTCGATGATTTCTGTCGCATGCTGCTTAACCGTCGGAAGCTTAACGGTATGTCGAATGCGGATATCGCTCGCGATCTCAAGCTTGGCAACGATCACGCTCGGCAAATGGTTGTAAACATTATCGATATTCTCGATCTTCCGGTGCCGACGAGCAACGGTGAATCCATCCCGCCTGTATCCGGTGAAATCGATTGGCGTTAGGCGAGTAATTCTGTGAGATCGTCTTAGGCGCAACCTGCAACCTGCAACGGAAGGCAAAGACAAATGGACAATATCATTCTCGCGCTCGCCACCGAGTATCGTCGCCAGTGTAAGATCGCTCACGGTTGGCGCGATTACAACGGTCGTTTGACCGGGATGGGGATGGACGCGGTGCGCAAGGCGGATAAGTGCCTGGATATGCTGCGCGCTTACGGTTATCGTTTCGACTCGGAAGATAGCCTGTTTTTCGATCATAACCTCGCGGAATCGCTTGATATTCCAACGGTCCTGTGGCCGGAAGCGGCCGACGATCAGGACGATTAACTAGCTGAAATCACTAACCCTCCCCCGATTTGGGGGAGGGTAACAAGCAAAGGGCATGCCAATGCGAGTCAACGCACTCGGCCAGTGTCACCCGGAATGCAGGTTCTGTGCCGTCGAATTTTGGGCCTGGTATAAGGCTAGGATGACACAAATGGCGCGACCTATGCCGGGTGCGCGTGAATCGTTCGCCGATGCGGCTGCTAGATCGGTGCGTCCTAAGCGATAGGCTGCGATTTGCGAGCGTTTCAGACAACGGACAGGGAAAGACTAGGGTACGGGTCCAGTGACCTTCTACGCGAGGTAGGACGGTCCGATAATTCTGTGTAAACGTCCTAGGCGCAACCTGCAACGCTCCAACGGAAAGCGATAAAACAATGATCAAGGTACGCATTAATAGGATTGGCAATCTCTACGTTCTAGTTAACGCGGAAAATGGCTTTCCAGTGTCTACTCCTACGGATAATCTGCCCGCTGCAAAGGCTGCGCTTAGCAGGCTGATTTCGCAGGGAAAGGCTAAGTAAAATGATTACTATTGAACGCAAAGGTAGAAGTGTGAGTGGCGGGCGCCTTTGGCACGTTTTTTGCGACGGTGATCTCGTGGGGCACGTGGTTGAGCTTTCCGTATCTGAACCAATGTTTGGATCTGGCGCACCACTGTATGCGGTCCACGCGGATCGTGCAAACCCGGGCAGTTATGAGCTTGTGTCGGATTGGAGCGAAGTCCCATCCTATTTTAATCAGTAGGTTAGCGGATCGTGCAAAGGCTAGAGCGTAGGCAAACCGTGGAAAACGCGATTTGCCTACACTAGTAATGTCGGGCGCTTACGCTTCAAACTCGCTACGCTCGCGCATTTTTCCCTAGGGATCGGGGAAAGGGTAGGGGCAAACAAAAGGTGCTTAAATCGAAGCCTATCGCATCATGCAAGAAACATGCCAAGTAATGTCGAGTAGCTATTAGCTAGACTGTAGTGTTATAAGTAGGTATTAGGTGATGCAATCTGTATGCCAATGATTAGCCGATCTGCGGGCAGGCCCGCCGTTCGTCTCCTGCTGGAGTGATTAGGACACTCTCACAAAGTTATTGGCACGGATCGTGCTAAGGCACGTTTATTGCTAGGACACCCAATCGGATAACTTTGTATAAACGTCCTAGGCATGACTCACTCAATCATCTGGAATCGTAACGGTTGGCAGGTCCTCACCACTTGCGGTGATCTTGAGGTTTCCGCTGCAATCTTCGATACTTACGGTGAGTGTCTTTCCTATTACGTTGAAATGATGGGAGCGTAACATGACGCATCATGCTAAGGTCGCGAGACTATTGAAGCTTCACCGAATGATTCGCGCTCGCGCGCATATCTGGCACGATAATTGCGAGAAGTACGCAGATCCGCGCATGCCTCGAATGGATCGTTGGATGGAAGAATACGACAGCATGCGTCTTTGTAACGGAACCTACAGTGACGCTTGGCTCGAATATTGCGGGATCACTAACGGTGCCGTGACGCATCATGCGGGCGATTTGCTTTCATAAACTGTGCCGAGTAGCGGAATAATTCTGTATGGGAGTCTTTGACATGCACCACGCGAAACCCGAGGATTTCACTAGGTGGGCTGAAAAGGCCGCTTCTATGTCACTGGAATCATTGAATTGGTCTATCAATGATTGTTGGCAGGCTAGCCTTTGCGCTCGCGAAATTGGCAACGCAATTGCAGAGGGTAGATATCTAGACGAAATGTATGCATACGCTAGCGAGCGCAAGAATCGTGCCAAGTAGAGAGTAATTGTGTAGGCTAGTCTTAGTCACAAGCAACGCAAACCCCGGAGCTAAGACAATGACGCTTTTCGAAGAGTTTGAGGATCGTTACGGTGATGAGCGTATCTCTGCGAAGGAAGCGATTAGGCTCTGTAAGTTTCATGGCACGGATATTGCCGAGTATCACAAGTATTCGGGATACACTGCTAAGTTGTCGGAATCATACGATTGGCAGGCAATCCTGATCTGGCTCGGTTACTAGCAACAAACGTACCAACTCAGAAAACAAGGAAAGTCACAATGACTGTCGCTATTTACACGTTTGTTTGTACGCTTGAAGATGGAATCCGTAAGGATCGTTTGAGTAACTTCGAAATGGCACTCTGTGCAAAGCACGTGCCAAAGAATGCTAAGCTTGCACGTCGCGCGCCAGATTGTCACTGTGAGCTTTGTACCTACAATGAAGATCGAGAGTGTAACAAGGGATTTGGCACGAATGATGAATATCACGGTGGTTGGTAATTTTGTAGGGAAGTCCTAGTCGCAACCTCTGAATCCCGACGAGTCGTCTAAGTAGGCTAAATCATTAACCCTCCCCCAAATCGGGGGAGGGTAGAAAGGCAAGCGTAAGTGCTCAAATTCACTAATGAAGAATGTAACAAGCTGGAAACACTCAAGCTTCTAGTTGACGCAGAGTGGCAAAATTTCGGAGGTTATCTTAGATACACGGATGCTATGAATATTGTTGGGCTTTCTACGCTGAAGAAAGCTATCAAGCTGAATTTAATCGTCCATTTCAAGGGATCGGATTGGATCGATACTTGCTACACTAACAGACTGTACAAGTAGTTGTAATTACATAAACGCTCTAGAATGACCTAGGAGCGACGATTTAGCAGGGTAGGCTAGTCTGCTAGGGTAGAGAGAAACCCGCTCCTACGTGAGCCTATAGCGTTATACGAGAGATCTAGTCAATCTTCCTGGTAGCAAAGGACTAAACCACTGTGATCAATGATTACAATACGTTGGAAGCCGTTAGGCATTTGCTCGTACTTGGCCCGATTGTTGCTTTGTCTGTCATACTCTTGACCGGAATCCTGTATCTGGCGATTCGCCAGTAAATACAATTACTTAAGCTAAGTAGTTGAAAACACTTAGAGTAATTGTGTAGGCTAGTCCTAGGCGTACCCCCAACGAAAGGCAAACGCAAATGACTAAGATCCTTAAGAATGCCGGTGTACAGCTTATGGGCCGGTCGATTCGCGTGTTTGACCGCCAAACTAACAAGGATATCGCTGACTTCGACATGCCCGATGTCGATGATGAGACCCCCGATTGGATTTGTGATGCAAAATTCGATAGTTGGCTGATCAACGTGCAAAGGACTGTTAATTCAAAGGGTTACGACGTTACGACGGTGTACGCTGTTAACTCGGATCGTCCTAACTCGCGTAAGATCATCGCAATCGGCTAACTAGTTGAAATGCCATGGTAGTAATTCTGTAGGGAAGTCTTAGGCGCAACCTCTCACAAACGGAGAAAACGAAAATGACCGCTAAGACCCGATATGTTGGCATGAAGGCCGCAATGCACCGCCACCGCGACGCTTGCGAGTGGTCGGAAGGTAGCAGCGAACGTATTAGCCGAGCTAATGACACGCTTCGAGCCGACATTGCTAAGTATGGGGAATTGTACTACAACGCGCTCTGTACCAGTCAAGGTGCTGATATCCTTGCCAATCGTCGCCCGGGCGACGCAATCGCTCGTGCCCGTAGCGCATCGATTCCCTTCTAAGTACCTGATTTCCCATGGTGACGCTCCCTAGGCAACTAGGGAGCAACACCTGTTTTCAGGCACTTAGAAGTCTTTGCAGCCTGGTAGCAGGGGTCAAAAACGTCAAGATCCGCCCGATCCTACCGTAGCAATTACACCATGGTAGGACCCTAATAGGCTACGCTCAAGCGATTTCCGCCCCGAGTAGCGTCCTAGCTAGGGTCAAAAGATCGTCGCTCTGAGAGCATCCTACGCATTCAAGCAATCCCTATGCCAATCCTCGATCTCTAGCACGTCTTATGCCAACCATGGTAGTACACTATCCTACACCCTACTACCTATTAGGTGGCACGACTCTTGCTAAGGCACGCTTATTGCTAGGACTACTGTGTTGGCATACTTGTTGCGAGCATCGAATCTGGTACGAATACTGCATATAGCACTACCATGGTACGGATCTTGCATCAATACAGGCACTTGCAACAATCGTGCCAAACATACATGTATGCAAAAGACGTACCATGGTGACTGTTTGCAAGAATCATACCAACTATAGGACGTGCAATAAGCATACCAGTCACAGCTATTGCAACATTTATGCCAATTATCAACGTATTGCAAGAATCGAGCCAAAAAAGACACACAGCAGTACGTGCAAATTCTATGCCAACCCTACCATGGTGCAACATCTGTGCCAAAACAGGGGGTATGCAATAACAGGGCCACTACCATGGTAGGACACTATACTACACAGTAGGCACAACTCTTGCTAGTACGTACTAGTTGGCACGTATAGTGCTATAGGCATACATATTGCACACAATAACAGCATTTTGGCACGCTTATTGCTAAGGCACGAATGTTGCAACAAAGCTAATTTGGCACAGTACGTGCATACACTGGGTGGCACACCCCCTGCATACCCTACCATGCTGGCATCTCACTTGCATACGACCGACATTCACCTACCCCACCCTAGTTCGCGTGGCACGTTTCTTGCATATCCACCCGTATCCCGTCTCAACCGAAGTGGCACGATACTTGCACCATGAGCTATCTATCTGAAATTACAAGCACTGTGTGATTTCAACGAGTTGCTTTCCCGAGGAGTCCCACTTGTATAGTTTATAAATTTGTGAAACTTATTTTTTGATATTATAAAGATTTCAAATACTTAGATGAATGAGGTAGTTTAGTGCTGTGTCTATAGCACTACTTCAGAACAGTAGTAGATTGGTTTTCGTATTTAGTTATTATAAAAAAATACGAAATACTTAACGTAGGTGCTTGGCAGATTCTAGTATAAGTACAAAAGCATGTTCGTCTGCTACGTCCTTACACTCCCGTTGAGTCTGTCCACTACCTATTCGCTTGTTCTCGTAGCTAACTATATACGACTCTGGTCTGGTTAAACCACCGTAAATAGGGGATATTACATACTTACCGCAATGAGAGTATACGTAGTGTTCCTTAGCACGCTGCCACTCTATAATGCTCTGATAGCAGTTCATGTTAGTAGAATTTCATCCACGTGAAGTAGATGGGAATGTCTGGGTATAGTAGCGCCATGGAAGCACGTATTAGGTTAGCATCTTCTTTGTTGTAGCACTCAAACTGGATGCCGTCTCTAGCCTTGGGGTTTGTACGGTACTCATGTGCAGCTTTAGCGCATAGCTTAAGGTTACTTCTTGTAACTAGTTGATGTTCGTAGTCATTCATCTCTTTCCCTCCACTGTAGGCTCCATTAGATAGACTAGGGTGTTAATGTAGTTGCGGTCTTGTGTAAGGATAGGCATGTCTAGGTCTTCTCGCCACTCAGACCGTTCAGCACTACCGTTGTAGTACTTATACTTAACAATCGCTATACCGCGCTTCTGCGCCGTAGGGCAGTCGTTCCAGTTAACGTTCTCCCTGGCTAAGAGCATGTTCTGCATCATGTTGCTGTTAACCTTGTGTAATTGCTTGTGACTAAAGTACTTCTGCGCTAACATTGCGATGCTGTTCCTAGTTGCATCTTGTTGTCTCCAGATGAAGTAGTTACAGACTTCCGACTGTGGGACGTTCCAAACCCTACAGTCGAAGCTAGGGAGGCTTTTGGGGTAGCCGAACCTCTTTACGTACTCTTCGTAGAACTTCACGCTGGCCATGCTGGCGGCGATAGAGCACGTCTTTTGTACTTCGTTGTCAAACCAGCCTTGGGTCTGTAGGTTCTGGTAGTCCACCAATAGCAACGATATCTCGTCGCTTTGAGTGTAAGCAATCTTACAACCGGAGACTTCCTTACACAGATACTTGGCAGTCTCCACCATGCAGTGAACCATACGCTCATCTAAAGGTCTTTCCATGCCTCTAGTAAACGTGTGGAAAGCCCTACCGTCTAGCCTCATTAGCACGGGCATTTTGGATACTAATTTTGTCCGGGGAGTGTTTTCGTACGATTTCATACGATCCCCTAAGCTATCTTTATTACTCATAAATAATCTTTGGAACGCTTTAACTTTACTGGGTAGAATTCACTTCTACAGTCGTCGTAATCTTCGCGTAACTCTTCTACTAGGTCAAGGATAATCTCATTCCACTGTTTCCTACGTCGATTGTGCTCTGCCTCTATCCAAGCCCTAGCACTCTTTTCGTTGGTAAAGTAGCCGGCTTCTCGTACTACTCCATAGTCATACGCTATTGCAATTACCCAGATACTCATAATTACTCTATAACACTACCAAGTTGAATGCCTAAGCACACATACCCATCAACTACGCTTAGGACAATAGGACTGTCTTCTACGAACTCATGGCCAGTGAAGAACAGAATATCATTCAGGTTTGGGTAGACAAAAGGGTTGTTAAACACGAACTGGAAGTAGTTCGGCGTCAGCCAGTGGATCGTACCCTTCTCTAGCGTACTCACTGGAGTTAGCTTTTCTGGGTACATTCGCTGGGTTGTTTGCTTTAGCTTTAACCAGTCTTGGTATTCGTATTGTTTAGTAGTCATTTGTTGGTATGGTCACCGCGTTCAATTCGACTGATGAGGTAGTCACAGCCGTACGATTTAAGCACTCCTTCGTCGCCTCCACCGTAGCGCCAGTCATCGGATACTAGCTTAATGTCCGCCACTATCCTAGCGCGTTCCGCTGCAGCGCCTTCCTGTCGCAGTCGCTCCGCAGAGCGTCCTAGTTTATCAAACGCCTTTTCTACGCCACTCAGTTCCGCTAAGCGCTCCTTGACAGCATCTCCGTAGCCCCGCAGTGCGTTCATTAATTGTTCATTTTGTGCAACAAGCTGCTCTTGCTTACGTAGCAACGCATCCATCGCAGCGTTGGACAATTGCTTAGCTGGTCCCTTGAACCACTGTCCTTTTGACTCGATGCATTTTTGACACTCGTAGCATTGTCCGCCGTCGTACATGGCGTCGCACGGACCATACCACGGGTGTACTGCCTCCTTCAACCGCTCTACTTCCGCCAGAGCGGAGTCACGTTGTGCAATTGCTTCATCGAACCGTTCGTCGCGCATCGTGGTTAACCGGTGAGCTACCTCGCTGCAACAGTTTTTCATAGTTCACCTTGCTTCGTCGCTTGTGTTATGCGTTGTTTAGCAGTCATTTATAAACCTTTATAAAATAGCTCCGGCAGATGGGATCGAACCACCAACCATCCCGTTAACAGCGGGACGCTCTACCATTGAGCTACGTCGGAATGTGTTATCTTTTTGAGCCCCCAGACGGATTTGAACCGCCGACCTACTGATTACAAATCAGTTGCTCTACCAACTGAGCTATAAGGGCGTGTGTTGCTATAGTTGTTTATTAGGGATTTTCTCTTTGTTTATTGTTATTTACAATCTTCGCTTCGGGTAACGACTTACGTGCAACTCGTTCGTCCAACACATGGTTCACAGCAGTAAACGGCTTCAACGCACAGTATTCACAACACTTATAACCTTTGTACACCACCCATGCTAAAACGTAGATAGCACCTGTCGGAATAAGTACCGGCCAGAAGCATCCGTGGAACGCTGCTACTCCAGTAGGCGTGCGATCATAATAAAATCCCATAAAATCACGATACGATTGTCTGTGGGACACTATTGCTGTTGTAAACCCAACCACCGCATAACCCAACATGCAGCCAGCGACGATGAATACAGTACTCATCCTGGCCTGCTTTCGTGACAACCCCAACACTTACGTCTACTACCTAGGTCTTCTCCACAGGTTATACATAGGTTAGTGCGTAGCTTGATCAAATCCCATAGAAATGCGCGAGTACAGTCGTCCATTTCTACAATCTCTTTTAGTACGTTGTTAGCTTTATCAATATCTGTGTCTTTTCTCATTTATCACTTTTCAGTATGTGCTAAATCGTCTAACTATGGTATAGCGTTAAAAATAAAAAATTAACCGGGGTGGCTTTGATCATCTTGGCACCCGTTCCAATCATTTATTAATTTATCTAGTTTTGCTTTATGTTTTACAAATGTAACGTTTTCCATATCTACTATTCCTTCTAATTCTTTGAAAGTAATTAGTAGTCTAGATTCATCTTCATTAAACGAGCAGATCGCTTCTGGAAAAGCTGTCTTTAGAAACTCTATAAAATTATTTGGATTTTTAATCACTTCTTTACCTTAATTCGTTCGCCTACAATGTACGACGCCCAAAACGCTGTAGCCACCGAAGTAAACAACGTTAACGTAAGTATACGCGGTCGTGTAGGATTCTCATTAACTAGTTCGCTCGAAACTATAGCACAACCTGTTGCGTATGTAGCGGCAGTTAGATCTAATAATGACGCTGTTTGCGGACGTATGGTTTGCGTAGCACACGACGACAATAATAGCGTTATTAATACGGCTTTGATCATTTCTTATACTTTTTAAATAATTCAATCAACGCAGGAGTTGGTGGTCTAGGGTTCTCTACCATGTCTACTAGAACATCCCACTGCTCTGGTGACAAGACAATTCGACGCGAGGTACATTCTTTTACGTGATTGTCCATAAGTTCTTGTTCTTCTGGCGTTAGGAAATCACTAAAACCATTAGGACGGTCACCTGGAATAACCAACTCTAAACACGCTCCACAGCTTACTCCATGGTCTTTCAAGCAAGCTTCCACCGTTCTTTTAACGCTGGCTTGCCTTTACGGAAACGCTCGTTGTTTATTTGATTAATCTTCTCTGGAAACCAACCTAGATCGAAACAGTCACAACACTCTCCTGGGTGTTCGAAGCCGTGTTTGACCGGTTCTCCGCAAGGGCAGGTTAGTTTATTTTCTTCCATGTTCTATTTCCGCTACTCTAGCTAAGTACTTCTCGGCGATGTCAATCATCTTACGAGCTTGACCAGGATTAACTATAGTGTTGTTCCAATGACCAAAGTTACAAGGAGTAGCCTTAAAAAGATACCGAATAGCTACCCATAGCCGCTTCCAGACAGGATAGTAAGGGCGCATCTGCATGTCAAGATACAAGCTAACTTCCCAAACATCTTGTTCTTTACCAGGTTCGTTTAAATCCACGTACTGTAAACAGACTACGTGGTCTTTAGAACTGCAGTCGCACTCTAGATATAACTTTTCTTCTACCATTTTACAATTATCCAAGTTTGGTTTCTAGGACCAGTATACGTCCTATACTGGTCAATTTCATAAGAAAATCCAGCTTTTTTAACTTCTTTAAGAAACCACTTCATTTCTGGTGAGTCTAGCTTGCCCCAATCTGAAGCGTCATATCCACGCTCTGTTGCGCCGGTTTCTGCACTTCTCTTGATACGGTACAAAAAGTCTTCCCATCTATCTTTTCGAACCTTTGGCTCCCATTCCTTGGCTAACTTACGATATTTACTAGCTGGTGTGCCGGTAAAGTACTGTGTTACGTTGTTGCCTTTCCATATATCTGCAACTAAGAAAGACACGTGGAAAGCAGCTGCTAGAACAGAGATACCAAAGTAAACCATCCAGTACTTCTTCAGACCAACACGTAATCTAGTACCGGAATCTGTTATTAATTTAACTTCTGGATAATCTTTATTACTCATTTGTATACTTACACAAACAGATATCGTATAGTTCTTCGTTTAGATCGCACATGAACTTCTCCACCACAGTCATCAGAGGCTTACCGTCTAGTGCATTAAAACAATCTTCGTACGATTGCTTGTAGTCTTCTCTAGTAAGACCGTCTTCGTCTCGTGCGCGCGATTCACAAGCAACTAAATCTGCGTTAGATTCGTCGTATAATTTACGATAATAGTCTTCGCGATCGTAAGAAGCGTATAGATACCCCTTCATGGCATCGAAATTATGATTACACTGTTTCAAATGCTTTTCTGTTTCAAAACTACACGCAGCTAACAACAGCAGTAATATAAATAGTTTGTTCATTTAGACTTTTTCTTTCGTTTTGTAGCAACATTATTAACCCTGTCGCATATTAAAGAAGAAGCGGCTACGGAAGCTGCTTGAGCAGCAATGTCGTGCAGATCTCTAGGAGAAACTCTAGGTTCTATTTCTCTAAGAAATTCTCTTATATTTACAGACAGTTCGACAAATTCTTCTCTATATTTTCCGTGACTGCCTTCTCCAGCCACGCCGAATTTATTAAACCATTTTTCTTTATTCATAACAAATTTCCTTTAATACAAAACGCGCAGTACGTAAGTAGTCGGCTTTCCACCAACTCGCCGGGTTTGGTTCACTGAGCAGTTTACCGCTGTGCGTATTACTACGCTTTTAATGGTAGCCACCGGACTATTGCTCGTAGGTCTTAACCAGACACGGGGATACGGGCCTACGAACTCAAACATGCCTATCTTTTCCTCATATTTGTCCAAGTTATAAGCCAACCAGTAAACACTCCCATTATGTACCCGGCAAAATACATCTTTTGCACTACAGACCCTCCACTAGTTCAAGTTCTTCGTCTTCTGAAAATGGACCAGCTCCGTAAAAAGATGAACCGCCTGGATTGATGAATCCTAAACAACTGTTAATTCCTCTTCGCGGATCTCCTGGAAGAATCTTCTTAATAACTCCGTCTTTTAGACTCTTGAGAGCTTTACCTTGATTAAATAGCTTATACTGTTCTTGTGTAGTGTACTTCATACTTCATCCTCTGTTGCTAGTCTAAAATCTTCTGGATGTCTCATGGTTTCAATATGTTGGTCTTCCATGGACACTAGAACAATGTGCCCACCTTGTGGCTTGTGTTCACACAAATAGGTATACAAATGCGGTCTATCCTTTGGTCTACCGTATCCAAGCACTCCGTAGTACTGAATACGCTCATACTCAGGTAATTTGTCCCACCATGATTTGTTGAAATTTTCTGTGGTAAAAATCAGCGTATCACCTGGGTTAAAATTGTTTGTTTTTTTCATAATTTTACTCTGGCCAACAAGTCCAATAGTCATAAGGTACTGTAGCAGCTAATTGACAACTATAACCAACGGGACAATCTAAATCACTGTAACAAGTGAAAAGACAGTGGGATCTTGTATAGTTATAGTTTGTGTAAAAACACAGTTGTTCTGGGTAGTAAGGACAATCTGTTTGGACGTAACATTCCGCCGCACACAGTTGTTCCCCTTGTAGGTAAAGGCAGGAGTCATATAAACAATCGCTGTCGAATACACAATGTTCTCCTTCGTCTAGGTTCAGAGGTGTTTGGTACGTCTGTACTGTACACGCACCAGAAAATGCTGGTGATATGATCAGAAATAGTAGGTGTTTAATTGTCATAGTATTTTAGTTTTATTTACTTTTTAAATATCAAATACATTGAAATTATAAATATCCAAATAGAATTAACAACAATAAACAAAATTGCGTTAAGATGCTTGTCTTCGCAGTCTTCGTCACACGCCATAAATCTTTTTTAATCTTTCTACAAGTTGCTCGTCTTCTAAGTTGTACAATCCTGAGTAGTTTCCGTCTTCTACACAATTTATAATCATTTGAGACAACCTGGTATCCGGGTACTTGTGCCAAATTCTACGTACTAGATCTAGTACCTTATCAATTCTTTCTGGGTCGCGCATTAATAAAACCTGTAGTGTTCAAAAGCAGGACCAGATTGAAACATTATTCTATGTTCTTGTTTTTCGTACCTAATACGATACCCAGGCTCAGTACCGTTGTTTGAAAGTTCAGCAAAGGTCTTTTTGACAAGATCCAAAGACTGTGTGTAAGGCGTACACCTTACCCAGCAATCTGTCTGTGGGTCTATAGATTCTACATAAAATACTTCTTTGATTTTATCGTTTTCCACGTTTACCACTCCACCCAAATAGGTACGTCAATTACTTCATCGCCAAATTCTTTAGTTATTAAACCCATAATATCTAAAACAAATCTAGGAGTGTACATGTATACACCATTGTGTGCTCCATTGGAGACATCATAGCACTTTGGATCATCTTTTACTTCGTTGTTTAAGTACTCATCCGTTGGAAAATAAACACTAGAACCATTATGTACGTCTGGATTCACAGCCATCATGTAATGCCAAAAATTAGCATACGGTGGTTCTTCGTCTGGGTTAACCCACGGTTGTGCCGTTGACTTACGAAACTTACCATAATAATCCATAGTATTTATGCTGTACTTCTTTTCAATATAGTTGATTATATCGTGGTATTCCCACCGTTCTATAACCTTCATTGTTGGTTTCTTCATTGTGACAATTCCTCTAGAAAATCCTCTACTTCACCATAAGCTGCTTTAAACTCAGGTGACTCTAGTAGAAGCTGATCTTGTTGAATTTCAAACCACTTTTTCTCTCTATAATGCTCCCTTACAAAAACAGGAATAAGAACCGAGCCAACTATAGCAGACACTGCTGAAACTACTGTACAGATAAATGCAAACACTATGGACCTCCATGTTTTAAACAAAGCAACAACAAAGAGCTTTATACAGAGTTACTCTTCTTTGGTTTCTTTTTAGGTTCAACGGGTCTTGGCTGCGGTCCCTGATCAGGAGGTCCCATTCCTAGCCAGTCTAGTTCTTCTCTTTTAATATACTTTTTACCTAAAAGATATTTGGCAACGTATGTTAAATCGTCTTTAGTATATTTAACGCTGTCACGTTCTTGACGATACATATCTTGCAGCGCCGTATGCACGGCTTCGTTAATATATGATTCTGCGGATCTAAACGTGTGTCCTACATCTTGTGCATATGGTTGAAATCTAACATTATTCCACCGTATTTTAACAGTGTAGTAATACTTATCAGCATGGTATTGACGTTTATACCACGGTACTTTCGTCTCTGTTATAGACACTTCTCCAAGATAGCCTTCTAGTATCCATATTTCAGCAACTACGATAGGTTTATGTTTATTCTCTTTAGTACGCGGATGATTGTGTCGCCAATTCTTTAATTCAAACTCTATAAGAGGATTGGATTCTGCGCTCATTGTCCGTACTCGTCCCATCCTACGTATTTCTCTAACTCATCAACAGCCTTAATGTACGCCTCACGTAATTCGTGGAATTTCTTATCTTTTATCTCTTCGAAATTACTATAAAATCTGAAGGCATAATCAGCACTTCCTTCGATATCGATGGTTTCACAGACGTACTCTTTTTGTTTTTTAGTCATAGTCTTTTCCTTCCCCCGGTAAGTTCATTATAGCTTCTGCGAACTTGAAAGCTTCGTTTGCCGCCATAACGTGATCAAATTTCTCATCTCGAAAACCAGGCATCTGACTAGCTAGTCGTCCAACAACCATAGCAGCAAGATCTTCTTTACGTTTACGATTCTTTCTGTTTCTTTCGTCTATAGAATATGCGCACCAGTTGCAGTATTTTCCGTCGTATCTATCTATTTGAAATCTTCCAAATAGCGTATCTGGGTGGTCCGCGCACTTTTTACACCAATAACACGTCCAGACAGACGTTGTTGGTTCTTTATTTTTCTTTTTAAAGAACATTAACGCTTAAAACCTCCACAAACGACAAACAAATCCTGTGGAAAAACACTTTTTTCCCATTTTTGTTTGTTCTATAGCTTCCATTAATGCTTAACACGTGATGAAAGCCTCAACCACACGGAATATATGTGCTCACGCAGCCCCTTCAGGAATATACGTGTTAACCGGATTATCTTTGTGCAACATAATTTTACTTAGGTTTAATCCACGTACATCGAAAGGCTTGGTAATGATGTGAAATCCTTTACGACTGGGAACCGTGGTAATGACTTCAGGACGAGCAAGTAATGCGCGCACATCTGGAGTCTCTTCGAACCAATCTACATCAAACAGCCATCGCTTTTCAAGCGGTTTTGACCGCCCGCATGCAGTGTAGTAAGTAGACCGCATTCCTTCCCAATTACCACTTAACGACTGATCTACTACCAGTTGAGTAAATAATCTTCCTACCTTGGCAAAGGATCTTGTGGAAAGACGAGTGTAAGCTCTAACTTTGAAATATTCACACATTTCAATGATTTGAGGTACGTGTTCGTAGAAGTTGTCTCTTCCTCGATGATAGAACGACTTAACTATCCTACCTCGATTGTTGCCGCTTTTCTTACGACGGTCTAGGAGTTCTGTGTATAAAAATGTGTCCCCGTCAAAAACCTTGGGAACGAATTGAGCAATCTTGTCTGTGTTGTCAATTATCATTAATCATCATACCAAGTGCATGTAGATTTAAGAGCTTTGCGTGTTGCGTCGTTTTTCAACGCTATTATTCCGCAGTTTACGCAATAACTCCAGTGAAGTATCTTTTTATTGAGATTATGGTTGCCACTTCTTCTTACGCCCTGTTTACGGAGAAATTCTCCTACGTCACTTATCTGCGTCCAATCTTTACTCATTTAGCAATTCAACCAGTACTTTGTAAACGTCGTTACCTCTATATTCTTCTAGCTCTACACCGCCCAATGGGTTGTAGTATGTCTTCCAAGCATAAGCTCCGCTTTTATCTACAAAGTAAGAAATTCTCTTACGAGCCAAGCTTCCTGGTTGTCCTCCAAAAACCCATTCTAAATGGGTAAATCCTTTTTCCGCATTTATAGTTACAAAATCTGGTATTCTTGTAGTGATCATTTATTGATAGGTTTAAAATAAAAGTCTGGTTGGCTCCAATACGTAATGGTTCTAACCGGGCATGTGGAGTCTGTTACTGCTATAGTAATTCTGTTGTCTTCATTAATCAAATCATCTATACGAAGTTCGTAAAGCATGACCATGTGATCTGGGCAAATACCTAAATCGGTGGCCAATTGTGAAGCATGTTCTGGTAGTACTTTTTCCGGACACCTATCCCAGTCTTCTTGTTCTAGGTAGACATATGTATCCTCGCTAACAGGATCACCGTCGTCTGTGAACTTCTCTGTGCTACACCTGTAGCATTCAAAACAAGGCTTCCCTAAATCCCAGTGCATAAAGCCTAAAGGTGAATGCGGTGGGTATGTGTCTGGTAGTTGGTCTGCTTTTGGTTCTTTGCGCTTGTATAGATAGGTTGTCATTCGTAAAAGCTCCACATATGAACAATGTGTCCGGTTTTGCGTTTATGAGCAGCGGCTCTAGCTGCTACGGTTGTTTTGTCTTGAGACTTTCTACCAACTGCTGGACAGGCGCTGTCGTCTCTCGAATCATTACCTTGATTAACATGCCTACAATCCCAGATCCAGTACTTTCTAGTACCTTTTTTCATTAATAAAGCTTACCCTTGTTCCACAGTGGTTTGGCGTTATTGGCAATACCCTTAAACGCACTGTTCTCATCTCTAAGCTGTTCTCTAGTAATCCCACCAGAATCCAGTCTTCTTTGATCTTCGTCTTTAGACTCTTGTTTTTGCTTAGGTCTATTTTTAACTTCTTCACCGTATTCACACAGAAACGTATGAAGCTGTTCAATAAACGTAGCAAACGACATATCTTCCGGATTACCAATATGTACGTGAGTTCCATGAGCAGCTACGGTAGCAGAGTTTTCGAACATGTCAGGATAGAAGCCTACACGCGGCTCGTTAGCTTCAAATTCTTCAACAGTAACGGCGTAATTACATAGTTCCCTAATCTTGAGAACTATCTCGTAACAAAGCTCTTGGGATGTTTTATTCATCTTCCGGTATCCCAGTCTCAACCTTGCGCAAAGCGCGCACGATGTGTCTATGTACAGCCCGCCACGAATCATCATACGTGTTCTCTGGTAGGCGATGACGCCACTCATTGAACGCTTTAACAGCCTTCAGCAATTCTGGAGCGGCAGACATAAGCTTGGCAATTGGCTCTGTTGGGGTGCCCATCACCACACCGGTTGACAGTTGGAGACAGGTAAGGGGAAGGCTGGTAATCGAGCAGCTGGCTACAGCCTTCCACGGCAACCGCAACTCGTCGGCTTCGCGGTCGGCCTTGGCTTGGGCGGCCAACTCTTTTACCTTGCTAACCAACGGGCGTAACGCTGTTGTCAGGGACGGTCCAGGCAGAAAGTAGCCCCAGTCAACCTCGGCCAACTCCTCTGCTGTAAGTTCTAGTGTATAGGTCTTCTTCATAGATTTAACTCCATATGCATTTTGTAAATACCACACATGCAGGTTTCGACGTGGTTATCCTGACATTCGTCCCAAGCTTGATTAGCTAATTCTATCTTTTTTAGAGCCTTTTGTAGTTCTTGTTGTAGTCCGTGTACGTAACAGGCCCGACAATTAGCGTAGCAACCTGGATCGCCGTCTCCCTCATACCTGGCTTTATCATGCGCAAATTCAACCGACATAGTTCTTCACCTTAAATACGTAGTGACCGCCTCTTTTTGAGCTTTCCCAGCACAACATCCAAAATATTCTGTTGTCCATTAAAGCACATATAATGTCTTCGTTTCCGCTCCAACCGCAGGTACTGATACGGTATGTGTTGCCTTTTTGTTTCCAATACTTGTTGTAATTCCACAGGGTATAGACAAATACCATTAATCCTTCGAAATCAGACGAAGGCCAGTTCTTGATTAACTCTAGCGATTCTTCGCTAGGATATCCGTTGTCATCAAACATTAGTTGATTGATTTTAGAGGCTTGTCTTCGGTCATGTACTCCTGAACGGCGCCTTCCGCGTTAGGAATGAAGACTATACATCTATCTGATTTACGTTCGTCGCAGATAGCAACCAGTTCTAGCAATTTTTCTCTAGAGAAAATGTAAACAACTCCGTTATCTACACGCGTTACGGCTACGCCGTCTTTAATAACCTTATCGAACAACTCATCAATGATTCCGTCAACTTCTCCGTCATTGTCGTTCATAGACCTAACACTTCCTTCCTAATATACAGAGACCAATCGTCGCTCACTGCGACAAATCCGTTGTCGATCAGACGCCTTAAAGCGTCTTTACCTTCTCGTTCGTCAATCTCTAGACGTTTAAAAAGTATTCTAGCGCGCACTCGACTTGAAGAGATAGCCGACAGCATATTTTTTTCTAACTTACTAAGGATACGTCGCGCGTTAGTGTTAGGGTCAAAGACCATTACGTTTTCAAATACATGTGTGTTAGTAGACATTTTCTCCTTAAAACAAAACCGCTACGAGTCCTGATACAACCCGTAGCGGCTTGGTAACAGTTGTCAAAGTTTTTCTACTCTACACGGATAGGAATCTTGTTGTCAACCACATTGGTTGAGTCTTTTTTAGGCACTGAAATGGTTAGTACACCTAGTTTTAGGCAAACATCGATTTTATCTAAATCCATAACGTCGTGAATAGTTAATTTAGTCTGGTACTTTTTGTTGTTGCACGAATAGTTTACGTGAAGCTTACCGTTAGTGATCGTAACCGCCACGTCTTTTGCGGGCACCCCGGGTACTGCTAACGAATACGTGTACACGCCGTCTTTTTCAGACCAATATCTTGTGCCGCTATGCCAGCCGTTCCAAGTATCGGTTGATAAGTCTTTAAACACGTCATTGAATCCTTGAAAAATGTCGTCCCACTCATTGCGTCGTTTAGTCATGTTATTGTTATACCTTGTTAACATAGTTAACCTCCTGAGACTACAATTTAAGCATTGTTTGTTAGGCGTCAAGAGGTGGAATGTCGATTTCATTACATTCTGGGCAAATTGCTCGAAATTCCGTTACTTTATCGTCCATGTACCAGTACGTGTTGTTGCGTTCTTCTGTGTTAAAAACGTGCTTATTGGAGCACATGTAGGTACTTGTGGGTTCGTTTTTGTCGTCTACAACGACCCACATGCTTCCGTAACTCTCCGAAACTCTTTTAAAAAAGAATCTTTTAACAAAAACGTATAAAAAAGCGATGATGTTTACAACTAGTAGAAACGTCCACATCAACGCATGCTCTCCACTACCTTGTAGGCAACCAGAGCAGCCGCTACGCCCACGTTTAGAGAAATGTTGACTCCGTACATAGGGATCGAAACAAACGCGTCACAGAGGCTTAGAGCCTCTTCTGAGACCCCTGTGGTTTCGTTACCTACCACGATAGCTGTTGGACCGTCAAACTGAAGCTGGTTGTAGTCCACTGATTTTTCGCTCAATTCTACAGCTACGACCTTAATATCACGGTAATGTTTTAAATAGTCGATAGCGTACGCAGCTGATTCTGCCTTTCGCCAAGGAACAATCTTGTACGTCCCGCACGAAGCTTTTGTGATTTTGGTGTTAGGCGGTACCTCAGAATTGCCACAGATTATCAGCATTTCTGCGAAAACCGCGTCGGCAAGACGAAACAACCCACCGATGTTGAACGTGTCCAAAATGTTGTCAGCAATAATGATTAATGGATTACGTTTAGAACTTATTTTTATTTCTTCTATTGGCATTTTTCTTATTTGACTACCCTTTAGCTTTGAATTTTCTGAATTGTATGATATATTAGACATTATGATATCAAAAAGTCCTATTCCAGATGATGTTTTTATTAAAGCAATAGAAAATGCTGTTACCGTTAGAAATGCGTTAGAGTTAATGGGAAGTGCTATTAGTGGAAATAGTTACGCTATATTTTGGAGACGTGTCGAAAGACTTAATATTAATACAGATCACTTAAATGTAAGGCATTGGCGTTCAGACAGAAAACCTAATCCATCAAGACCTGTTTCATATTATCTACAATTTGAAGGACCAGTTGTACAATCTACATTATTGAAAAAACGTCTTATAAAAGAAGGACTATTAAATGAAAAATGCTATAAATGTGGCGTAATTGAATGGTGCGGTGATAGATTGACGCTGCATTTAGATCACATAGATGGATATAAATTCAATAATCAATTAGAAAATCTACGTTTACTATGCCCAAATTGTCATAGTCAAACCGATACGTATGCAGGAAAGAATTATAAACATTACGACAAAAACAAAATCATAAGAGCAATGAAGGCTAGTGATGCTTGGGATAGAAGCAAGATACTAAAAATTTCTCCTGCTGTGAAGCCTGTAAAAACGTGTGTTACTTGTGCGAAAGAAATATCCAAAAAAGCTAAAAGATGTAGTTCATGTGCTGCCAAAAATAGAGGCAGATAACTTACCACGTTCGTTCCTTCTTTTCTACGCGAATATTCGCGCCATCCCAATAGTCAAGTTCGTAATAAATTGGATTACCTTCGTCGTCTTCAAGACCGTCGTAATTCAGCGACTGTTCTCCCCCGCCGTCGCTCATCCACGCTTTGAATAACGCAGCATCTTCGTATGAATCGAACACAAACGTTAACTCATTATTATGTTCGTCCCATCTGGCTTTTTTAGCTTCTCGTTCTTCCGGAGTTAAGGATTTCCAATCAATACTCATGTCTATCTCTGTTCATTTTCAATCTTCAATTTTACTAAACCGTGTACGCTAATAAACGTCATTCCATTAACTACGTAGTTAAACGCATTTGAATAAATACACATTCCCGAAGCAACGGAGTTTCTGATCTCAGTAGAAACGTCCTCCATGACTCCAGCTTGATTCAAAAACCAATAAGCATCACGTGGTTTTAAATAGACGAATCCGTCGCTAACAGCCTTCTTACAAAGGGAATCAAAGAGTTTTTCATCAAACTCTTTAACTCCCTCAGCTTCTAGTTCTTGTAACGTTGTCGAAAGTTCTTCCATGTTTATCACACGTAATTACTGATTTATATAGATGTTCTTTTGGGTAATAAAGCTTAACTAATTCATTGAAATTACATATGTCTTCTTTGTTAAAAAGATCTGCGTAGTCTTTTGTAGCCTTGATCTTACGATCATACAGTCTAAATCCTACAGTTCTCCACCATATTGATCTAAGCCATTTGAACGGCTGATAATAGACACCACAGAACTCACATCTAAAGAACGACATACAAAATTACTGCTTCTTTTTACCGGAACGCATATCTAGTTCTTCGCACGCCGCTTTATTACGTGCTTCCGTTTCTTTAATGGTGTCGTTAATTCCTTTGGAATACGACTTTTTATCCTCTTTTAAATTATTAATTCTTTCAACATTACGCACTACCGCGTCCTTAATCTCGTCGTCCGTCATTGCGCTAAAATCAAATTCAAAATCTTCCATGTTATCTCCTTTATTTCTTATTCGCTGATGTTTCTATATGATCGTAAAACCTAACACCGCCCCAACGCCTTGACATCATTCCACGAAGCCACTTACTAAAGTCTTTAGCACAGGCGCCACACAAAACAGTATTTTCTGAATGTATGTGTCCTGTTGCTTCATGATACGGACTTCCACAAGCAGCGCAAGTTATTTTGTTAAACTGTTCTCTACCATCCACGTATATAACTCTTCTTCATATTTATCAAATTGATTAGAAACAATCCTGTTTCTTTGTAAGACAAGCCTTCTAATAATGTCTTTCTTAAAAGGCCACATCTTGTAATAGTCCCAACCAGTAAAGTACTTGGAATATACTTCAAGCCTATCATCGGTTAATGCCTTACCCTCGTAGTAATCACATCGCATACTAATGGAATAGCCCTCGACCTCCATCTTCATACGCCAGTATGCGGGCCATGGCAAGAAGCATAAAGCTGTTGGTATTAAAAACCACAAAGAAAGTATAGAAAGTAACCCAAAAATCGGTATTAGAGAAAGCGGAAATAGATACAGAAATCCCATAACTAGACGAGTATACTTCTTTGCCTGTAGTGCGTGTCTACCTTCGTGCCACAACACGCTGTATTCACCTGTGAATCTAGGCATGTCTGCTAGGTTAGGACGATACACTGTATACCCGATGGTCGTCCAGAAATCCGCCATATAGTATGGATTTCCTACTAGTTTTAATAGTCTACTTATTAAGTTCTGGTGCCACACGTTTCGTTTGTTTTTAACATTAAATTTAGGTACAAAACGTTGTTGTATACGTGCTAGCGCACTAATTGCTGTTTTATGCATAAATTACGTCCATAGATATCCTCTAATAGAAACCAGTTTAATAAGTTGCTCATTATCGCGTGTGTCTGAAAAGTTGTACGCCTTTAACCAAGCTTCCATATCCCCGCTCTCGTCGGCCTCTTTCATTAAACGCTTGGACTCTTTGTAGTCTTTTTCACGACCACCATTAACCCACCATTCGTATAGTTCAACGGCGGTTTCGTACACACGTTTTGATTCTTCATCAGCGCTGTATTCGTATTGAAATAGTAGATTTTTCAATCCCTTTTCTTTTTCACAAAAGTCTTGGAAGATGTTAAAAGCAGCGTACAAAATGGCGGAATCTCTATCGATCCATCCCCATTTGTAACCCGTAGCCTTGTTAGCCAAAGACACCATGTGATATCTGTTCCATATATGGCATCTAATGAAATACCAAGCATGTGAAAGATTACTTACCACGTGCCTATGCCACAACAAAGGCAATTCACGTTTAATAAAGTATTGCACAGGGAATTTACTTTTAGTTTCGTCGTGCCAAGTTTCCCATTCTTCCCACGTCAAGCCATCAGGAGTATTGTATGCAGTCCAAAATAGTAAGAATCTTTTCATATTAGTAATTTTCTTCTATATCTGGTTGTACAGCAAAATCTTTTATAATCTCCATAATACAAGACTCGCATAGATCGAATCTGTATTCGGTGCAATCACCCATTCGTGAGCCGTATCCACCAGAATACCAAACATCAAGGAAGTTACCGTTTGTTACTTCTTCCTTATCTATAGTAAGTTCGCATCTATTGCAAACCACTGCTTTATGTATAACTACCGATGTGGTTACTTGTTTTGTTTCTGTAATTCTCATGAGTCGATAAGATCCAAAAGCTCTGCGCTTAGTTCGACTATCCTTGTTACCTTATCTAGCTCGTGACTGTCAAGGCTGCCGTCGTTATAATATAAAATGCTTTTCATATTATTTACAGCCATTCTAAAGTTCATATCTTTTGTTTTGCTCTGCAGTAATGGCAACCACATTGCAATGCAATCTCGTGTGCTTATCCCCATTTACGTTTAAAGTCTCCTGGTTCCATAGAACAGTAGTCGTCCCAATATTCTTTATTATCAAATTTACCAGATGAAGTAGTCGCTTTTTCAAACAATTGGTCCACAAAACTTTTAGTCACTCGTTCAGGTTCGGTTGGTGGAGCTTCTACTAGTTCATCTAGTGTAGTAAATCCGCGTTTTTTGTATTTATCAATTCTGTGCAAAGCAGTACTTACATTAGCCGTACCGCATATAAGTAGTTTTTTATCCAAATTAGCCTTCACCGCACCTTCGTTTTGGTAAAACATGTGTGTTACTGTCTTTCCTCCAAAAGCGTGATACGCTATACCTACTCTGCAGTGTAATAAATCAAAATGCCTAATAACATCATAACAACTATTGTGCCACTGTCTTTTAATTAGTTGAATAGGCTTATCTACAGGCAACATGTTCAACGGTCCTGGTAGCATGTTAATATAATTTAGTTTATATGGTTCTTTTTGTAGCAAATTCAGATCGTTAGGATCTTCTACGTAATACCCTAAATCAGTCAATCTGTTAACAACTCTAGTAAACTGTTGAAGATCTTTGAAGAAGATATCAATGTCATTAGCGTCGCCTAGATTGCCGTAAAGACAAGCTGCCACACATCCCCCAGCAATGTACACGTCTTCTGGAATCCAATCCAAACAATCCTGAATTTTCTGTATTCCCTGCTTGTCCTTCCACGGAACAGTGTTCATTTCACACGTAGGTAACTCATGTCCATTAATGTGTGACGCGTAACTAAATTCCTCTGCCGACATGCTTTCGCCTGTTGCATGGTTTATTTTGTCAGGAATGTTGCTGGTTTTGTTATTTTTTGTGTATGACATTTACTATTTTTTGGTAGATACTGAGACCGGCTCTTTTTGCTTCAAATAACATGTTATTTGAACCATCACTTGTTCCATCCCACACTAGCACCAACCCTCCGGTTGATCCAACGTATTCGGCCATTTCTTTGTTTCTTTTTGGACCGGCTGCTAGCCCAAAAGTATTCCACTTAGCTATGAATGGTTGCACGGGAATGTCGTATTTATTGGCATAATCCTCGCCTAAGCTATCTACGCCTCTACATCTTCCTGAGACTATTTCTGTTATAACAAATCCACTCTCTTTTATAGCCTGTTCTACTACGTCGTAGTCGTAGAAGTTACGAGATCCAGCCACAATTACTTTCATCAATGATACGTCTTTTTTAGTGCCGTTTCAGCGTCGTAGAGCTTAACTTTACCTTCTGGCGTGTCTAAGGTGTTTTGGAATTCAAATACACGCATAAATGGCACATCTGTGTGGTGATCTTCCCTCGCCTCAAGGTACTCTTGAAAAAGCACGTCTTTGGCTCTTTCTTCAAGAGTCTCGTATTTTACTAGGCATTCTGATTTTGGAGTAACTAAATGTACTTGTTCTTTGCTTTTTCCAAAGAAATGAAAGACCTTGACAGCAGACTTGTAGTACCTGGCGCACTCGTTTGCGTATTCTATGGCTTTATTCTTATTAAGAACATCTCGTAAGACCTTCCAATAGTTAGCTCCCATATGCGGCTCAGCCATATGCAGCATCTCGATCCTGAATACGTTAATTATGGACATGAGACAATAACGTTATGAATCTCGCTAATTACTTTTTTATCAACACCATTTTTTATTAATATGTCTAGTACTTCTTCTTTCATTCTGAAGCGTCCCTCTAAGTAACTATCAACACACGCATCAGACAGTACCTTAGCTAGTGTGTTGATAGTTACTTTGGGTTGGGCTAACTCATGCAAAGTATTAGCTAATATGTTATTAATCTCGTTCATCTAGCTTCTCTTGTAGATCCCAAATTGTTTGTTGCGCGTCTTCCAGATCATGTTCTAGCTCTGTGACCTTGTGCTCAAGATCGTTAACCTGTTGTTGTAGGAAATAGTTTTCGTCTTCTAAATCTTCCTTGTCCACTTGATCCTCCTTTACGTCTTGTTCGTAAGCATCTAACACTTGTCTCTCTATGCAATACCGCAAATCTCGTATAGTGTCTACTCTATTCCAGTCAGATAACAACGTTGCTTTTTGCTCTAATTCATTGAAAATATTGTTAAATTTGTCTTTACTGTAGCTGTCGCTCATGTCTATATACCACCACACTACCTGTCGATCGTCAAGAAATGATGATTATTTTTATTAATTGTTTAAAAAACACTAATATTTCACTTGCACTGGTGTTGAAAGCGTACTACTTTTAACCTTGGCCGTATAAAGAGCCAGAAAGAAGTTATAAAATGATTAAAAGTATTAGAACCGGAGAAAAAACCACCGCCCGCCGTTTTGCCCAGGAAGTGCTGGCTGAGGGGATTGTTTCGCGTAAGGAAGCTGGTTGTACAGATCCAGAAATGACCGATCGCGAAAGGACTCAAGTTGTAGAGCACATTAACAAGCTTTCAGATAAGTTGCTTGCGCGCCTTCGTGTAGAAGCTCCAACTTCCGAAGAAGTTGGCGAATAAGTAGTTTAAGTACGGTAGGAAGTTTATGTTAAGTGACAAACAAAAGAAATTACTAGATACTTTAACGCAAGCTTGGGCTAAACGTCCAGGGTTGCGGCTAGGTCAATTACTTGACGAAGCTTCCTACCGTAGCGGGTATGGAGAGCCGGCACTGGTTTGCGACGAAGATATCGAACAAGCACTTAGAGAATTTGTAGGATTACCAAGGAAATAGTGATGTACGTACACTGGTTGAGCGATCAACACTGGAATTGGATTTCACCAAAGGAACTACTAGCCTATGGACATAAACTTGGAAACAGTATCCAGAGCGAGGATCATATCACTATTTCTGGTGATCTTAGTGATGGTGATTGTTTGGTGGCTAATTTAGTTAATTTTGTAAATGCAGTTAGAGAAGTTCGCAATGATGCAAAAATTAGCTTTGTTCTTGGCAACCACGATTATTGGGGAACCAGTATAGACCATCAGCAAAAAGACGTGCTATCCGCAGCTAAGACGCTTGGTATTACCTATTTAACCAAAGAGAATGCAACCATTCTTTCAAGCAACACCGCGTTAGTAGGTACAGACGGATGGGCGGACGGCGGGTTCGGTAACGCACACGGACCTCTTATAATGGGAGATTGGACGTGTATCAAAGATCTAAAACCTATTTATAAGGTATTTGGTGTAGGTAAATTGACCGATTTTGTAAAAAAATTAGCAGAACAAGAAGTAGCCAATGTAGCTAGTAAAATATCAAAAATTGTATCTAGTCACGAAAACATAATTATAGTTACACATATTCCTCCTTGGAAAGAAGCCACCTGGCATGAAGACGCGATTAGTAACAATACATTTTTACCTTGGTTTTCCTCAAAAATAATGGGCGAATATCTACTAGATGTAGCTAATATAAATAAAGACAACAAATTCACTGTTTTATGTAGTCACACACATGGTGCTGGCGTTTTTATCGCAGCTAATAACCTTAGATGCTATACAGGCTTTGCAGACTACAGGCATCCACAGCGCGCCGGCCTTCTACGCGTAGACTCGACAGGAGTTACTATGGAAGAATTTCATAACCCACACAACAACCGGATTGACTAATGTACACATTGATCGGTACAGAAACTACTGGTCCTGATATCGGCAAACACCAGATTTTAGAACTAGTAGTATTGACGACAACAGATGCGTTTGAAATAAAAAACGTATCACCTACGTACGTCCTCCACAGGACGCCAGGGTCGCTTATAACGAAAGAAGCCTACGAAGCGTACTCTTCTAACAAACTTCTTGAAGAATGCGCTATATCGTCTATTAACCCAATGAAAGCAGAGCACTCATTGATCGAGCGCTTTGGTAGACATAACAGAAACATGTTAAATGCTACAACAATTTACGCAGATAGCGCTGCGGAACTGCACGTTAAACACGCAATGCCAGAATTTTACAATTCTATAGGCAGAAAAACCGTGTATTACGACACGGTTTTGCCTGCGGAGTGGGACAGTAAATTTGCTAAATCAAATAGAGCGCTTGAAACCGTGCTAGTAATGTTAAGTAACATAAAGAAGCTTGTAAATACCTGTAATTTAACACTTAATTAGATATATCGACACTGATTAAGCCGTGGTATAGTAAAAGTGTAGTAATATACAAAAGGACGCTAAACTATTAATGCCTAATAACCAGCAGAAAAAGTGCTCTAAATGCGCACAACACAAGAGTGAATCGGAATACCAGAGAGACTCTTCACAATCGTCAGGGCTCAAATCGGCCTGTAGAAGCTGTTGCAACGAGGCTAAGCGCGCCGCTAGACAAGGGTACAGTCCTGAGCACAGCATGACTAAAACAGTACCAGACGGGTTCCATGTAAAAGGAGTATCCAGTCTGTATGATGCTAGTGGAGAACTAGTTGCACAATGGGTTAAAAGCGCAGCAGATAAAGACAACGAAGTTCAAGCACTTTTAACCGCCATGGAAACACTTGCTGCTCCGTACAAGGGACTTGCTAAACCGGTTAAAAGACCTGCTGAATCAGACAGCGACCTACTTGTTGTTTACCCTCTCGGAGATCCACATATAGGAATGCATGCGTGGTCACGTGAAACTGGTGACAACTTTGATTTGAAAATTGCTGAAGCGGACCTGACAGTAGCCGTTGATCGCCTGGTTGAGCTTGCTCCTGCTTCGAAAGAGGCACTAATAGTAAGTCTAGGTGATTTAAGCCATGCAGATTCTACAAAAAATCAAACCACTAAGGGAACACCTGTTGACGTTGATAGTAGGTGGCCAAAAGTTCTTGAAGTAATAATCCGTACGATGCGTAGGTTGATTGAACGAGCACTACAAAAACACGAACACGTTACTGTAATTATAGCTCTTGGTAATCACGATCACCACACAAGCATCGTGGTAGGTACTTGTTTAGCCAATTACTACGAAAACGAACCACGCGTAACTATTGACAACACACCAAGTAAATTCCATTGGTACAGATTTGGAGACAACTTACTTGGTGTACACCATGGAGATTCTACAAAGAGGGACGCACTTCCCGGTGTGATGGCTTGTGATCGTGCAAAGGACTGGGGTGAAACAAAGTATCGTATGATGATGGTTGGCCATTTCCACCATGAAACAGTAAAAGAATACCCTGGAGTTGTGGTAGAGACATTCAACACGCTTTCTCCAAAAGACGCGTGGCACGCCTCCTGCGGTTATAGATCAGACCAAAATTTAAAATGCGATGTATGGCATAAAAACTTTGGACGTATCATGCGACACACTGTTGGAATAAACCAAGTAAGAGCACTTCAGAAGAAATAAACAGTGAAGCTGCAGGAAAAGCGCTATTCGTGTGGGCCAGCGGCACTACGTGCCGCGCTTTATATGCTTGGACGAAAAGTACGTGAGTCTACTATACGAAAGATAGCCGGTACCACTCCACAGGAGGGTACCGATGAATTTGGCTTGTTTAAGGCCATAAAACACTATGGCTATGAGTATGACGAGTACACAGACAAAGATCCAACACGTGGTTGGAACCGCATCAAGCGCAATCTACGTATCGGTCAGCCGTCTATTCTTTGTGTGTCTTGCTCTGAAGACCTGGACCACTGGGTCAGTGCAATTGGTCTAAACGGTGATAACGTCATAATATTTGACCCACAGAATCCAGACAGCAAATCCAAAAAATACTCCGGTCTTCAAGTAGTTGATATTGATGATTTTTATGAAAAATGGTCTTTTACCGACGAAGACGGTATCGACAAGTTTTACAGTATAACTATTGTGAAAGAAGAATAATACGATGTTTCCTAAAAAAGTAAAAATTCAAAATCAAACGTGGTCTATTGAGTACTGTGATGTTCGTCAAAAAGCAAACGACGATCATATACGCTTTATAGGAGATATAGACTCTGACGAGGTAATGGGTTATTGCGACGTTACTAAAAGAGAGATTTGCGTTGACGACGACATGTGCGAAGCAGCGCAAGTAGAAGTACTTCTTCATGAAATTGGACATGGATTTTTTAACGTACTACCCCACAATATTCCTTCGGAATATGATGAAAATTTTGCAAAAATGTTCGCAACAGCTGTGTTAGACTTGTGTATAAATAATAAATTAGATTGGATCAAAAAATAATTGAAATACATAAACACAATACTGTTGTCGGTATACCTTCTGTCTTGCCACAATAACAATGGATCTACTTTTGTTGGAAAAGACGACGTATTAAGGACGCCTGTTTTTGTTTATGTTAATGAAAAGTCAGATCAAGAATATTACGTAGAATCTGCTGTTAGCATGCTCCATACAGCAATTGGTTGTGAGATATTTATGGTGATTTCAGAAGACGCTTACGTAGCAGACGTATTTATTGAAAATCACAGAAACATTAAAGATGGCAAAAACACGCTACCTAAAGCAGACAACGGCAACTACAGGTTGGCAGATGTTTCTAAACAAAAGAGATGGAGTAGAACTGTTTTCATAGTACGCATGTTTGCAGATTATAAAGATATTTTTCAAACTATGATTTATATACACGAATTACTTCACGTCTTAGGAGTAGACCACGACACCGTTCCTAGTGGTATAATGAATGCTGTTATAGACAAGAACCACGATCAACTGTCTAATGAGCTAATAGCTGATCTACACAACTCATATTGTCAAGCTCAATAATATTGAATGCTTAGATGCAAATTCACTTGCATAATTCAAAAGTAATATATACAATAATATTGAGGTGACAGTAATGAGCACGGAGAATACATTGCGAATTTAACACCAGCGTAACCGATGTTACTAAGGAGTTCGCAATGGCGATTAAAAAGTATAGAGTGAGAGTAAAAGTAGAATTTACGTTAGATATACCTGTAACTGCGTCTAACGAAGACGACGCAATAGAAGAATTCGAAAAAGTAATACATAAACACGATAACTACGAAATAGTAAACAGAGCTATTAAAAAAGAGATGGAAATTGTTGATATTAACGAAGCATATGAATAGTGAAAACGACAACCAAGAAGCTATAGAGAACTTACTAAGAGCTGCTAAAACAGTTGTCAACCAGCACTGTGGATGGTATAAAGAAACGTGTCAGTGCTCTCTATGCGCGCTGCAACGGTGTGTAACAGAATATGAGACTAAAACTGTACGAAGTAACGTCTAACGAGACGTGGTGGGTAGCTAGTTTTGACGAACTAGGTGTAACGAGCTTAATTAGAGAAGAGATGGAGTCGCGAGATTACGCGGACGACGAAATTGACAATATGTTGAGTGAATTTGATATAAATGAACTTACGAAGTACGAGGCTGAGTCTATCGGTGTTTCCACTAGATTCGACGGAGACGTGCGGTCACTTTGGAGTCTCTATGTATCCAATAAACGTGAATGTGTTTTAGGAACATCCGTTGATCAAGAATCTGTAGATCTTGAAGGAGTCGAAGAACTAAACTTCGACTCAGATGACTATTAATATGGACCATTTTCGCCAACCTCTGCGATACAACATTACAGTGCAGTGGTCTGATCGTCACAATGGATACATTTGTTTTGTTAATTCTTTAATAAAAAGCGCTAAGATGTTCGCTCCTGACATGAACATGATCGGAGTTGGAACGTCTCCTGAACAGGCCATTACAGATGGCTTACACAAATCTTATACATTTCTCTCGTTCCTTCAGTCGTTAGCAATCCTGCCTCCTGCTGAAGAAATAACCCCAGTTAGTGAGTTTGAAGAACGAGAACTAACTGTACAACAAAAGACAAGTTGTGGAAATTATTGATTATAGTGTACTTTCGGATGAAAGCGCCAAACAAGTCTTCAGAAACGCTAAACCTTGCGCCATTTGCGGCAGCAAAGATAATCTAGCTATAAGTATTGTTACAACAGGAGTAGCCGCTGGTCGGTTGCTTCTGCATTGCTTTCATTGTCAATTCGACCCAACTGAAGATTCTGTAAAGGAATAGCATGCGTAAATTAGAAATTCTCTGTGACTTAGATTCAGTAGTCGCAGATCTAATGACGGATTGGCTGTTTCTATATAACCAGGAATACGCAGACAATCTTACTGTAGATAGAATTACAGAGTGGGACACTCATCTTTTCACCAAGGAAGCTTGTGGAGAGCGTATATACTCTTACCTTACGGCAGACTTGTTTTCACGACTCAACCCACTTCCAGGCGCCGTAGAGGCTGTAACAACTATTGCTGACAAGCACACCGTGCATTTTATTACGGCGGCACCAGTAGGCACGGCTGACGCCAAAGTTGCTTGGGTAGAGAAGTATTTTCCTCACCTTAAGCACAATGTGTTCACAGGCAAGCACAAGTGGAAACTACGTGGTGATGTTTTAATCGATGATTACGATGAAAACATACTAAACTATAAGTTCTACAACCCAAATGCTAAAACAATTCTAATGGGTTATCCGTATAATGAAAAAAGCCACCAACACGAATCCGTAGATTTTGTGGTTGATGGCTCTAAACCCAAAGAAGCTTGGTCTGATATTATTTCTTATATCAGTTGGCTAGAGTAGTTATTTACGGCTTCCATTACAATCGTAAGCCTTGCAACCATCGTTTTCGGTGCATTGGTGCTTGTTTGCAGTGCTAGTATCATTAGTACTAACTGAGATAGTACCGATAGTTGTGTCTGTGGTGGTTGGATACGTTAACGTCCAGCCCGCCTTACCGTCACACGAGCACTGATCCGTGTGTGGAGCGTTCATTTTGTCGCAACGAGGACAAAGCCATGCTTGCTTATCTGTAGTAAATTTAGGCCAATACTGTGGTGGTGTGTAGAATTTATAGTAATCTACTGGAGTGTGGTACGGGCACCTTTGTGGGAAGTCGCTTACTTGATTACATGGGCACACTAAATGTTGCACTTGTGGATAAAAGTTAGTTCCGTCACCAGTCATATTAACCTCTTACTGAGTGCGTAGTGGTTTTATTACGCGCACCGTGACAAATTAGTTTAAAATCATTTGAATACAAAACTGTTTGTCCAAAAGGCACTTGTATGTTTGCACATTCTTTGTGTAATTCAACAAACTCCTCTTTAACTGTTATTAGGCTTTTATGACCAGCTGGATTGCACACTGTTGTGAGCAAGTTGAACAACACAAACATACTGTTACCGCAGCAGTGACAACACAACTCCAGAACGCCATCGTCTCCTAACATAACACCGTAATCAGTAACAATACTGTGTACATGTACATGCGGGTGCTTGGTAAAATACATAACGCTAGAATTAGGTCTAGCCGTTAGTGCCGTACTAGAATTATCAAATACTTCCATTATACTAGATCTTTCTCTGCGGCAACCAGTGCTAATGTTCTCTTTGTAACGTCGTCGGCTATCCCACTGTCAGCCAAATTCCAAGCTCGTTGGAAAGCTCCAATGGCAGCTTTTGATATTGGTCCTAGTTTGCCATCTATACTACCATTATACAACTTTAGCCTAGCCAACTCTTCTTGAATTGTAAAACTATTTTGTTTAAAGTCTTTTTCGTATAATTCTAGTATTTTATACTCTATATATCCTGCGGTTGTTTTGACTTTAGTACTAATCTCTATTCCTATGCCTAAATGGTTGTAGTGCCAGTTTTCGGATTCCATCTTGTGATCTCGACGGTGGCAATACCAAAATCTATCTTCCATCCAAGTATCTAATTCTTGTTTATTCTTCATTCCAAGATTTAACATTGTCTTTTTAACATCTATATCTATAGATAATCCAAAATTATGACCACTGTACCCAGGCGGCTTGGCACCTCTACCGGATTTAACCGCCGCTAAAGAGGATTCTGGGGTTCTGAAGATGTCGCTGACTGTGGCTATGGGTGCTATGTGTGTTAAAAACGAATCTGCTACGGTTGGATGAAGATAAAGTGATCTTTCAGGCATCCTTCCCTTCACTCCGTTTATTGTATAAGACCCCTTAACGCTATTTGTATCTAATTTGACAAGTTTTAATTTCATTATTCAATTCCTAGCCATTTATCCCATAAATCAGAATATTTCTGATTAATAATCATTCTAAAATAAGTAGGTACATACGTTTTTGTTATCAAACGCATGCCAGCTTCCTCTGGGGTTCTATTGCCCTTTTTTTGGTTACAAGATTTGCACGCAGTTACTATGTTTAGCCAGTCGTTTCCCTTGCCACCACGACTTTTTGGATAAACATGATCAAACGTAACGTCTTTTGGCTGCAATTTCTTTGTACAATAGCAACACTGGCTGTTGTCCCTAGTACACACCGCGTTTCTAGTAAACTTTGCTGTTCTTCGCTTTTTTTCGAAATAACTACGAAGGCGTATAACAGCTGGAATGTTCATCTCAATACTAGGACTTCTAGCTACTTCTTCATATTCTTCTAGAAGATCGGCTTTTTCTTTTAATAACAAGACCAATGCTTTTTGCCAACTAATCGAACAAACAGCTACGTAAGAACTATCAAGAAGCAGGGTCTTGTTATTCATGGGTTATTCTAGAAAAGTGTTAATAGATTCCGCGTTAGCGATAAAAAACTGTCCAGTCACTGGGGAAGGAAGACCAAACGGACTGCTCTCAGCGTACATGAAGATCATGATACCTACAAGCGCATTATCGTCGTCAACACACATTCCGCCTGACGAACCGAAGTACATATCCGCAGTGATTCTGTCTACGTCTTTAAACTTAGTAGCAATAGTACCTTTTGTCACACTTAAGTGAACTTCTCCGTCGTGTCTTTGATGAGGATATCCGACACACGTTACGTTTTCACCCACAAAGCTGTCAAAAGCTACCGGAGTAACAGGACCAGGGTTTCCTTCTACTTCAAGTAGTAGCAGATCAAAATCGACGCTTTTTCTTACTACTTTGGCTGGAAATTCTAGCTGATTTACGTTAACTACACTGATTTTACAGTTACCGCCTTCATCCATATGCGCAGCAGTTAGAACAGCGCTTTTTTTATTACTTAAATCACTGGAAATGATCACGCCGCTTCCTGATCCGGAACCATCGTCGCAATCTACCTTAACCTTAACAGCAGTGCTTGTTAGTAGTTCAATACGCCCTCGCTGCTCAGGCTTCTCTGGAACGGTGGCAATTACACAACTTGATAACAGTAAACAGACTAATGCCGCAAATTTCATATACCTACTCCTATTAGTTGAATATTGAAACAGATAGCATGGTTCCAATAAACAGTCCCAACAGGTAAGGGAATATCATTTTTCTATTATCAAATATAGCGGTATAGCCGATGATTGAAGGTAAAGCTATACCCAAAGAAGTGATACCAGACAAAAGTATCTCGTCGTTTTGTACACTTTTTATCCACGCGACATAAAAAAAGTCGATTACAAATCCGCACAAGAACTGTCTTGCATACCGGGTCACTAGTTTATGAGTTTTTCCTTTTTAACTATTGAAGGAATTGAAGTATCTAGTCCAAAGTCATTGTCGTGACTTGAGTTGCGCTCCGCAAAATCAAAGTCAGGAAAATCAAGTTCCTGTCCGGTGTCGTCAGCGTGTTTTCTGCTTATTATTTCAGTAGCTTTTAATCCGTACACATCACCAACTTGTAGAATCGTATCAGTAACCCCGTCCAAATTTTGGACCAATTCAAGTACTCTAGAGTAGTCACCAGACGCTATTATTTCATTGCCTTGTTTTGTTAAATCCACCGCATATTGGTGCAGTTCCGCTACTCTTTTAAACCACGAAACCAGTAGATCAGCTAACTCTTGGTCAAATTTATTCATTATTTCCTTTAGTTACTAGGTATTTGTATTTTTACAAATATACTATCTTCTGGGTAGAAGATCCCTTCTAGTCTACTATTTACGTGTGCTTTCTGTCTATTAAGTTGTTTTTCTAGATCAGAAGTAGTACTTAGTGGAGCCATAACCTTGTATAACTCCTTAATATCAGTATATAACAAGTCTAGTTGATATACACTAGTTTTATACATATTTGTATCGATTGATACAATTAAACTTCTATTTGCATAATCGTTACTAACCACAGTCCCACAGAACCTATTGTTCATGTATTTAGTTAGGTTTTTAGGTAAAGAAGATTTTGTTTGTCCTAGTTTTTTTAAAAATATCTTATTAACTTTTTTATACCTATTAAGCTGTACGACAACATTATCGCCAGGTACTACGTTTCTTATATGAAAAAATAGTGTCATTTAACTTTTTAAATAACTTACAACAATGATACCACACAAGCAGCTAAATACGTATAAATTTCACTAAGTTCTGAAAACTCTTAATATCTACTGCACCTGCATACGTAATCGCGCTTCTTAACGCACCAGCGTAAGCATCTAATAGTTCTTCAACTGGCCCTGACGGCTCAAGTTTAATTGTTATACCTTCTGCAACGGTTCCTTTTTTAAGACCGCCCCGCCATTCGTTTTGAACAGCTAAGGAAGACATTCCAGAATATATTCTTTTAGTTCTTAGACCGCACTCAGGGTCTACCCACCATTCTGCGGCGCTGTCTGTGCAAGCCGCAAAAATACTACCAGCCATGACTGCAGAAGCTCCTGCGCCTATGGCTTTACTAAAATCACCCGGTTCTCTAATTCCACCGTCGCTTATAATAGGCATTCCAAGTCGTTTAGCTTCCTCTTTAAACTTCAGTACAGCTGAAAACTGCTTTTCAGTAGCACCGGCAGTGTTTTTTGTGGAACAGGCAAGCCCTTGTCCTATACCGACTTTGACAGCATCAGCTACGCCGTCGTAATCATATAAAGCTTCTAAATTATTAACATTTCCTACAACAACTTTAACTTGTTCGGAATATGCTTTGTACGCAGCAGCGTCTTCGTAAACAGCATCTGACCAGCCGTGTGCAATATCGATAAACAAAATATTTACGCCTCGATCTATGAGGTTTCTACCAATTTTACGCTGCTCCGGTCCGACACCTACAGAAGCGGCAACCCACGGTGAATCACTCATTACCGACATTCTAGTAACTTCACGATAGTAGTCTTCTTCGTTAGCCCATGCGCGGTGCAATACCCCCATCGCACCTAAACTTCGAATCTTCAGGGCGAATTCTGAGTCGATTACAGTGGACATGTTAGCAGCCATTAGAGGAATAGATAATTTAACTCCTCTAATGACTTCAGAACATATGTCGGCATCTAGACGACTTTTAAGTACATTCTTAGCTTGTGCGATGGCTACGTCTTCGAAACCAAGTGACTTATACAACAGTTTTGCGCTTGGATTTACGCGCCACCCGCCATCTCCATCTGGAATAATTAAGTCAGATTTTTCTAATTCAATTAGTAAGTTATCTAGTTGCATTTAACACTTTCTCAGCTTCTTTATTTACAGGAGTTAATCGGTTTTTATGAATTACAATTTTTCTATTATTGAATAGTATCACACAATTATTTTTAGAGTCAGGACCAGAAACCAGATCACACTCTGTGTGTATTATCTCGGCGTTTACGCTGTTTATTAAACGACGTTTCACTAAGATAATAGCCTTTACTTTTGGTGTTACCGCCCCAAGATATTGTCCTCCTATTAATTAGTTTTTGGTTTATAATTCAATATAGTTGGAGGTTGAAAATTAGTAGTTCTTAGTTTGTAATCTATCTCAGAGTCGATTGCGTTGTCGCAAAGTTCTCTAAGCTTAAGTATGCTGTCGTGATTAAGCAAAACCGTGTCCCAATGTCCGCCGTCATTGGTTTTTCGTCTAAACACATATTTTATAGCGTACCAAATTCTTTTATACCACGGAAGCCATTGATTTAGTTGTACTTCCATCGCCAGTATTGGTTGATAACCTTCATAATTTTCTTGAAAAAAAAGCACCGTATGAGCAGGAGACAAACAACTACATGTAACTGCTACGAAATTGTTACCAGTTGGAGATTTGTTCATTGCTACTAGCATATAACTTTGAAGCACTGCAGTCAACCACAACGTAGGCGTAACTGTGTATGTATGTCTTAATACATGGACCTTAACCCTCTGGTAGACTTTTACGATTTACAAAGTAAGAAACATCACAAAATTTGGAAATTTAGTAATAAATACGGCATATCAGCTGTAAAACAACCTCCTGGCGAAGATGTTCGCGGAACAGACGGAACCACTTGGTCTGTGGCTGTCATTAAATTTTTTGGACCAGAGATCGATCAATTCGAGGTAGACTATAATAACTCTCTTTGTCGAGAACAAGGTGACTTATTCACGTTCGTACCAGACGAGCAACTCGACGCTATCGTACTACTTGCTTCTAGGATGGAATGTCAAGATTTCAGCTAGCCATAGACAACCTCGATCTTCGAGATTGGATTGAGCAATACGCTACCACCCAGAGCATGGGTGGTAGTGAGTTTACGATTAAAGAATGTCCTAAGTGTTTAAACAATAAAAATAAACTTTATATCAACTCAAGTAAAAAGACATGGTTTTGCCAGAGGTGCGCTTGGGGTAAGGGCATCGGCGATATCACGATACTCATGGCAGAAGTGTCTGGGCGTAACCTGCACGACGTTAGAGTGGAGCTACTACAGACCGTCGTACCTGCTACGTCTTCGGACGATTACCTGAACAGCCTAGGACGCGCTTTTGGCGAAGTTACGTCGTCAGACGACGACGACTTATTAAAAGACCTTATACTGCCTACAGAGCCTCCTGGTACACAGGACTGGGGATCGTTTGTAGGCAAGCAAGTACTCTCATATGCCAAAAAGCGTGGGCTAGATGAAGAATTGCTTAAATTTATCTCATGTAGAGTTGCCACGTCTTTGAATAACCGAACTGGACCGTTTTTGGTTTTTCCAGTTATTTTCAACGGAATGACAGTAAGCTGGCAAGGTCGTCGCATTAATTCAGGCAATCCAAAGTACATCAGTCACACCAACATCGGAGAATGGATATGGCCGTGTTCTAGTAACTACATTGAATCATTGAAAGAAAAAGGATCTACTGTTTTAGTAGAAGGCGTTTTTGACGCACTAGGCTGTATTTCAGCTGGCGTTGCGGCACAGTGTACATTTGGTAAAAATATTACAAACAAACAATTGAAATTACTAGTAAGTCAGGGGATTAAAACTGTATACTTAGGATGGGATCCCGGTACTTACCAAGATATCGTGAAAGCAGTAGACATGCTTTCTCCTATGTTTGACGTAAAAATACTTAACATAGAGCCTGTAGGTGATTCTGATAAAACCGACCCTGGTGACGTACTGACAGATAGATCACTTATACCGTGGATTACAGACGCCTATGAAAATGCTATGGACGCACACTCACCAGCCTATAACAAGTGGAGATTAACTAAGGAATTTAAATGATTTACGTTGTATTTTACGCTTATGACAATAGCCACGCACCTTCTGAAGTAGACCTAGATAAGTACACAAAGGTTGGAACGGTAAAGGCAGGTAGTCTTAGCGAGGCCATGCGCAAGTGGAGAGAAGGAAACTACATCCGTTGTCTAGGCGAACATCGCCCTCTTTTGACGGGCGATTTAGTCAGAGATCAGAACGATAAGTACTTTATCGTATCTCCGCTTTTTCAGTTTGCTAGCGTAACCCTTACTTCAAGGTAATTTGTATATAACTATAAGTATTTGAATTCTTTTGTAGGAAATTATTTACTTGACAAGATCCAGTGGACCCCCCTTATAATCCCCCCGGGAGGCAGGTTGGTCAGACCAAAATAAAACACGTTGAATTCACCAATTGATGATTTAAACGCGGCAACGTAGTTGCCGCATTCCTCCGAAGGAGTTAGCGTTAATTCAATGGATTTAAGCATAGGTCTATATTGAATCTGAGTACCTTATCGCTTATTGACGCCGCCTGCGGCGGCGAATACCCACCTTCGGTGGGTATTTTTTATTTACTTTTATATAATAAAAATCATTATTATTAAGTATTTACATATTTTCATCGTTGTAATGTGTAAAAAACTGTTGTATCTTTAGCTCCATGAAACCTAGCAAAGACATAAGTAAACCGGCTAGGACTGCTAAATCAATTATAGAACGGTACGGTTTTGACCGTTTTATGTACCTTTTGAGGGGTTTTGAAAAAGGAGTCTCTACAAAGGACATTTGTAAAACACTAGGCGTTCAACCAACTACTGTTGCGTACTGGAAAAAACAACTAGGTAAAAGCGTAACACTTTATATAATAGATCCTGGTGTGGTGTCTGTTATAAACAAGGAATTAAAGTAAATTATTGACTTTTTTGGCAATTAGTGTGACAATTTATCGAGCATGCCAGAGTTTGTTTGTTCGTTTTGCGGCAAAGAACTCTATACATCAAGGTTAACTGTTGTGCTGTGTACTTGTGAAGGTTTTCTACGCAACGAACACGCTAGACGCGAGTCGCACAATAGACCTGTTCCACGTGGCAAGAAAAAGTCCAGTTACAGATGATTATTAAAGACAATAGATTGCCTGATAGATTTTGGAGTAAAGTAAAATTGTATGAACCCACGCAATGTTGGGTTTGGACCGCTAGTTTAAACAATAAGGGTTATGCTAAATTTAGATGGAATGATAAAATATCTTTAGGCCATATAGTTTGCTATAAGATATTAGTAGGCGAAATACCTGATGGATTGTGCCTAGATCATGTAAAATCTAGAGGATGTATATTCCGTTGTTGCGTTAACCCCGCGCATCTAGAACCTGTAACACAAGGTGAAAATTGTGCAAGAGCAAGGAAAACACATTGTAAAAGAGGACATGAATTAGTAGGAGAAAATCTTCTTTTACAACCAACAGGCAAACGTTGCAAAAAATGTCTTAGTATGTTGAATAGAATGTATTATTTAAAAGGAAAAAATAACAACTATGAGCTTTAACCCAAATCGTCTGAACCCTTCCAACGCTAAATTTAAGAAAAGACAAAACGCAAGAGGAGGCGGTGTTTCACATAGCGCTGTAGCTCGTGGCAAAGGAGTTGGTGATTTTGCTCCAAGCAATGCCCAAGAACCTACGGCACACGGTATTCGTATCCCTTCGTTTTTGTGTGATGAATTCGTTACTTACTACGAATGTTTGTTTTCTGGTAACAACACTGGATTTGGGTTAAGCGCCGACAAGAACAAGACGGTGTGTGTTCTAAGCGGCACTGTTTACATTACTACCGCTGCAACTGTAAAAACAGAAAATGGTTGGGAAGTAGACAATGACACCAAGACCATGATAAAAGTTAACGCTGGCGCACATGCTAGTTTTCCGGCTGGAACGGCGTATAGCCTAGCCACTACAGGCAAACAGAATGTTGAGATGCTAGTTACGACTAGCATTGGTTATGACGATTCTTTTATACCATTAGAAGAATCGATTTCTAAGCCTGGAAAAATGATTATGAAGGCTCCCGAGGGACCTGTCAAAGCGCGTGTTAACAGTCAAAAAGAAAAAGACGTAGTTGCATCACAGTTTGCTCGTAGACAGAGGCAACGTGGTGCCAACGTCGGTAAACGAACTGAGTTGTCTGGAACAAGTTCTGTTCCTAATGTAAACAGTTCAACAGTTATAGGCGTGAATCCAATGCCCTTTAGGTTCACCGACGAATAAGGAGTAGATGCCTGAATTAACAAAAGGTTTTGGACCTCCTGCTACTGCTGGACAAAAACAGCGTCGTAGCATGTTAACAGCTGGTAACACGTCTACTACTGTTAATACCGGTCGCTCAGCTAGTCCAGGCGCTGCTCTGTGTCCTATGTGTGACCACCGTCACGGTCCTGGTAGTCAGTGTAGCTATCAAAAAGGTATTTTAGATCTATTTGATATTTCAAAAGCTGATCAACCAACTATGCCTGGTAAAAAAGGCGGTGGAGGTATACCTGGTCACACAGGAGGAAATAAGCACCACGGTCCTGACGGACGGTTCACTACGGCTGGTAAGGCTGTAAGCGTAACTCCTGCCAAGGGAAAACCAGCCGTAAAGGTTCCTAAACCAGATGAAGTTAACGCTGGCGGCGGATTCAGTGTTCCGAAGCCTAAAGATGACTTTAAAGTACCAAAACCAGGTGAAGTAAGTGCAGGTGGCGGTTACGAGGTTCCTAAACCAAATACCATGAATGCTGGTGGTGGATTTAAAGTTCCAAAACCAAAGGACGAGACGGTGGGCACTGTAGGTCCGTCTCCAAAAGCAGAGTCCAAGTTTGACCCAAATAAAACCGGTGCTGCGTCTCCTAAAGCGAAAGACGGTGGTCCGCTAAAAGGCGAAGAAGGCGGCAGCGGCGGCGTTACAGGCGACGGCGCTAAGACTAAACAAGGCGGCGAAGAAGACGAAGCCTATAACAAGGTGGTCGATGAAAACAAAAACAAGTTCCTTCCACCAGGATCTGAGAAACCAATAAAGCCAGATGACTATAGCAGAGCACACATTAATTTAACCCAAAAAATGGGAGATCGCGCTCGTTCTGCAGCTAAACAAGCTGGGCACAGTACTTCTCAAGTAAACTTGGCTGCGTTTGAAGCAGACCAAGATGCTGGACATGCCGTTGGATTGGCCAAAGAAAGAGGGATTCCCGCACACGAAATAGAACAACATCTTCCTCAATTAATGGAAGAGGCAAAGCAGGCGCGTATAAATGCTGCTAATCAGCCTCCTACTGTAGAGGGGTTGTTTGACCAAGGTCAACAACCCGTTTCTGGAACTATATTTCAATCTCCAACAAAACTAGACGCACATCCTGGTATTCCGCTAGACGGATCAACGCAGACAACTTCTGTCGGTACTCCTCAAGGAGTTGAGCACAACTTACGAGATCCAAGTAAGATGGGAACAGGAATGAGTTCACCTCCTGCTTCCGCAACGCCTCCAACACCTAACGGACCTCCGACTCCAAAAGGTAAGACTCCACCAAAAGGAAAAAAAGGCGGGTCACTTGGTCTTCCTATTGCGCAAATGTATGGTGCTGGTAGTGCTATAGGAAGCGGATTGGCTGGTAGTCCTGGTGGTGGTGTAGCGCCTACGGCGTCTTTTGCTGCTCAAAGAGCACATCAATTGTTAAATCCTAATTTAAATTCAACTACCGGACCAGCTTTGGCTAATCCTGGTTCCGGCCCTGGTGGACGTGCTGCGTGGCAAAGTGCCAACGCTTCTCAAAAGCCAATTCATAATAATTTTGGTATTCGTAAATCAGTTTTGGATGTTTTGGATGACTAACGAACCTATAGATTTATATAAAAGTAAGTCAAATAACAACAGAATTGTAGAAAACGCCATAATAACAGCGTTTGTTTATGAAGGCATAATTCCTAAATCAGTTCGTTATACTTTGCAAAATACTGAAATTGCTGGTATAGTTAAATCCACATCTTCTGATGTGTATTTTTTTAGTTACAACAGTGGTATAAATAATTTAGAGTTAAGTTTAGTGGATTCATTTTCGTATCGTAAAGCAACAGAACTTTTTTCAAAAAGCGAAGAAGGATTTGATCTAGAATATGCGGAAGAAGAAGAGAAATCTGGTCAATCGGGCGGACAAAATGCTGGTGGGTTACCTGGTACAATTGACGAAGAAAGAAACGTAGCTGCACAAAGACGATTAATAACAGAAGAACACCCTGGCGCTGCTGTAGGCATGACTCCTGATAGACCTGATCGCGGTCGTCAGTGGCATCAAGACACTGTTAAGTCTCTACAAGACCTATCAGAAAACATCAATAAATCTGTAACAAGTTATTTTAATATTGCTTCTCCTACGGAAAAACAATTCATGGTTGAAGTAATGGGGAGATCCCCAGATGAGGTTGATTCAGGCACTATAAAGATGACTCCCTTACAAAAAGTTACATATCAAAAGTGGTTGGCTAAATCAGTTTATAAAGACTACACGTCACTAAATTCGTGGCGAAATCGTTAATGAAGAAAAAATACGGAAATAGCGTTAATTACGAGAAGATCGTTGAAGAAGTTGCTCGTATGTCTGTTGCTACGCAACAGATAATGCCTATAGTTAAGGAACAAATAGAAAAAGGATGGAAGCAAATTCCAAATGTTGACGCTAAACGCTCAACAAAGTCTTGGTTTTATGATCCTCTTTCAGTTCAATTTGCGCTAGGCTATAAAGACCGTAACTTCTCTTTAACTTTTGACATCTTAAAGAGAACAGTACAGCAGCTAGCGCTGCTAAACGCCATTATCAATCTTCGATGCGCGCAAGTAGCTGCCTTCAGTCAACCGTATAGAAGTACAAGAAGTCTTGGTTTTGTAATTAAACACAAAGATCCAGATCATCCTACTACTCGTGCTGAGGTTGAGTTTATTAAGGAATTGGAAGCGTTTGTACTTAACTGCGGAAGATCTGAGAGAAACCCGTATTCTTTAGCAGATAGAGACGACTTTGATACTTTTTTGCGTAAAATTGTTCGTGATTCTTTAAGCTATGATCAAATATGTTGTGAGGTAGTTCCTGATAAAATGGGAATTCCTTATGAATTCGTAGCAGTAGATGCTTCTACAATACGGTTTTCAGCCGATCCTAGAATACTAGGTGCCAACATGGCTCCTTCACGCAACGGATTTAATCCAATAAATCCTAAAATCAACCTAGGACCCGCCACAGCAGATCCATTTACTGGTGCTGTGGAATCAGAAGGAAAGCCAACCAAGTTCGTCCAGGTTGTTCAGGGGCAAATAGAGAACGTATACAATGAAGACGAGTTATTTATAGGTATTAGAAATCCTAAAACAGATATCTTAACCGGAGTTTACGGGTACTCAGAAGTAGAACAGCTAATCAACACGATCACAGGCATGTTGTATGCCGAAGAGTACAATCGAAACTTCTTTAAGCAAGGAAGCTCTCCTCACGGTATTCTAAATTTTAAAGGTGACGGCGTAACAGATGAGACTATTGAGGGTTTCCGTAGGTATTGGGCTGCTCACGTAACGGGTGTACAGAACAGTCACCAACTTCCTGTTCTAAACTCAGAGGGTCTAGAATTTATTGATTTCCACAAGACTAACACGGAGATGGAATTCAATAAATGGATTGAATACAACATTAAGACTATTTGCGGTGTGTTCCTTATAGAACCAGAAGAGATCGGCTTCTCGCTATCTGGTGGTGTAAGTCAAACTCCTTTATTTGAGTCTTCTTCTGAATGGAAGCTAAAAGCTAGCCGTGATAGAGGTTTAAAGCCTCTTCTTAAGTTTGTATCTAAATTAATAAATAAGAACATTATTGACAAGATTGACGATCATTTTGCCTTAGAATTCGTAGGTCTAGATGAAATGGACGAACAGTCCAAGCACAATATGATGATCGAACAGATTTCATCATATATGACGCTTAACGAAGCTCGTAGACAACTAGACATGCCTGATATAGAGGGCGGTGATATTCCGATGAATCCCACATACCTTCAGATGATGAAGATGAAGATGGACGCTGATCAGGCGAAACAACAAATGCAACAGGACCAAGCCGCGCAGGCACAACAAGCACAAGCACAGCCTCAACCGGGACAGGACCAGGCTCAGGATATGCAGGGACAACAGCCCAACGCCTTGCCAGGAAGCTTCCCAGATCAGCCGCAGCAACCGCCTAACTACAGTTCTACTTTTGGATTACCTGACTTTCCATTTTTTGACGATAACACGGGAGAATAGTATGAATAAAACTACAGAGATTCTTGAGGATTTTATAAAATCTTTAAGTACGTCATGTGACGATAGAGATGACGATTCTATACTTGATATAGACAAGGTTCCTGCTGCGGCATCTGAAATAGATAAGACCGTAGTTGAGATTGAGGTAGAACCAGACGACGTACATTTGCGTGAAAAAGAAGAAAACGAAGAAGTAGAAAAAGCAATGACCGTTGGTTCTATTCCTACTCTCGGTAGTGCAACCAGGCGCAGTATATACGCGTCTGCTACCACTCCTGTTACTAGACAGTTTACAAAACTTACTCCACCAGAAGGTAGAGCACCTCTTCTACCTGTTCCGTCAATGAAATATGCTCATGATGAATACTCAAGCTGTAATGCACACGGACTTACTTATAAGTCAACCAGTGAATGTCCACATTGTGCTATGTCTAAATCATACTCGTGTAAGTCGTGTGGTGGTGATTTGGTTAAACAGATAGGTGGCACCACTTCGTGCCAGAAGTGCGGAGCCTAGTATGTCAAAAATTACAAAAAATCCTCGTCTTGTGTTAGCTACTCCCGCTAGTAAAGACGTTGTGGTGAAGTCAGTTAAAGATATTAAAAAGAGCATTCCTCTTTACATAAGGATTAAATAATTATGGCCAACTACGGACCAAGAAAACCAATTCACATGCAGGATTCTGAGCTAAGTAAGTCATATAAGAATCCGTCTTTTGAATCTTTTAGAGACAACGAAATACATACATCCGACTACAAAGAGATGGAAGATCGTCCGTCAACACATGCTATGGCATCTATGCGACGGTATCCAAACGGCGAACTAGAGTACCAATGGGCGGTTGCCGTTATTATGGACGCCTTACACAAAGCCGAAAGAGGTATGTTTTTAACTCCTCTAGAAGAGTCCATGATTAGCGTTGTTTTTCCGGAATACAAGTCTGACGCCGCTGACGCTGCACTAGCGCAGGTTCGTACTAAACTTTCACAGACGGAAAAAGAAAATCTTAAGATGATGGTTGAAGCACAACTAAAAGAAGAGTTTAATTATAACGCGGGGCGCGGCGGGGGCAACACTCCAGGCCGCACCAGAACACTTCCATAAACGGAGAATTTATGAGCAATTACGGACCAAAGAAGCCTTTAAACTGGAGAGAACCTACGTTTGCCAAAGCGGTAAAACGCGTTACAACTCTTGAGGAAAAACTAGATATTCACTATCGTGACGGAACTCCACCTACTCGTGGAGGGGCTTCTTGGGGCGCTCCTAGTGGTCTTCGTCCGCCTATTCCAAGCAAGCTCAATCCACCGCTGATTATTAAGGCTGTTTTAGCCCCTGTCAAATACGGCGAAGAAGGCAAACCGCAGTTTGCCCGTAAACGCGGACCAGACGGTAAGTTCGTTGAAGCCGAGAGCACAGGATCTGAATCAACTGCTCAAGACGACGCTCAACGTAATGAACGTGAAAGCAAGTTATCTGAACATCGTTCACACGACAAACTAGTCGATACTAAGTTACGTGCGCAAGCAGTATCTCGTGGTGAGTCTGTAAAGAATCCGAGTGTTAAAGATAACAAAGAAAAAGATGGGAAAGTAGATAAAGCATTAGGTTCACAAGTACCCGGTGTTTCGTCTGCGATGCCTATTGACACGGTAAACGATCCAGTTAGTAAGCAGATCGGTGTTACAAAAACCGGTAATCCTATTTTCGATGATCCACACCACTCAGAACACACAGATTTCACACCAGATGACCACCAGGATGCTGCGCAAGCTAACGCTACAGGTGCCCAACAAGCTATGGCAGCCGGCGATCAAGCAGGAGCCATGCGTATGCAGAACAACGCCAGCATCCACGATTCTATGGCTAACGATACAAGCAATCCTTCTACTAGGTTCTTGAATCAATTAACGACAGACAATGGGCAAGCTCCTTCCATGGATGATCTACCGCAGGACGACTTGTCTGCACTAATGGGCGGTACTCCTCCTACACAAGACCCGATGGCAGCGCAGACAGCTACACAACCTCCTGGTATGCAGTCTACGCCACAGGACGGTTTATCTACATTAATGGGCGGGCCTACTGCTCCTATGCCGCCACCAAGTGCTGCTCCTACAGGAGTTACTCCACCTAACGTACCTCCTGTTGCTCATAATACTGCTGGCGCAGAGCCGGATTTTAGATCTGATGCGCTTAGTAATTTTGTAGACCCAGGCGCCGATAAAAACAAGCCAACAATGAACCCGCCCGCAGCTGGACCAGCTCCTGGCATGATTAATAGTCAAACTGGTACAGGAGTCGGCCCACAGACAGACTCATCACAGTTTGCTGGAACGATGTCGCAGCCTCAATCACCTCAAGACGAAATGTCGCCTGTATCTCCCGACACGTCTGACACAACCGGTGCTGTTGACTTAGATCAGCTGTTTGGTAATGGAGAAGACGGTGATAGCGACACGCCTCCAATGGGAGCACCTGGCGAAGAAAGCGACGACAGCGACTCTATGCCTAATGATCCTGCTGATGACAAACCGTCTTTTGGTGGTAAAGAACCTGCTTCTGATGATTCTGCTGACGAATCTGACGAAGAAGACAAGGATAAATTAAAAGTCGCAATGAATAAAGCTCTGGTGGCGTTATCTAGACTAATCTAACCACTGTTGTTAAATGGAAAAGGCTAGAAAATTGTCACGTCGTATGGAATTTCAAGGACTTAATATTTCCATCGAAACTGACAAAGGTGAAATTAGAGAATGGTTTGATACTAATTCCGGACAGTCTGGTAAGACTACCATGGTATACCCTTACGGGTATATTACTGGTCTTAAAGAAAAAGGCGAAGACGGTGACTGTTTAGATTGTTTCGTTGGTCCTAATAAAGACGCTGAAGTTGTTTACGTTGTTAGACAGTTAAAGAAACCAGAGTTTAAAGAATTTGATGAAGAAAAAGTTATGTTTGGTTTTGAAACAGAAAAAGAAGCCAAACAAGCTTATCTAGAACACTATGATGATAAGAGATTTTTTGGGTCGATTTATTCTATGCCAATAGATGAATTTAAGTCTGAATTAGTAAAGTCCATGGGAAATCAACTTCCTATGGACCAAATGAAGCCTCAATTTACGTACGACATTGATCAACTTCCTAACGTTGAACACTGGTTAAACAGCGTTGGATCTTTAAAAGAAAAAGATATTTTAGGTCTTTGTGCTGAAATATGGGGACCAGGTTATTCTTTTATAAAGCTAAGTAAAACACACATTATTGCTGAGTTACGCGGATTTTTAAGAGATCAGCAGGAATTGTTGTTATTAGCACAACCAGATGTAGTAGAATCTTCTGTCGATCCAGTAGCGGTGCCACATGCAGAACAACCTAATAATTAAAAGCGAAGAGTCTGCGGCTCCTACCGGTCCTGGTAGCGGATCTTCTGCACCCGGAGGCGGCCAACAGCGCGCGGGACATAAGTACATAAAACGCACACCAAAGCCAGGTGGCGGATGGGACTATGAATACGCTCCTGAGCCTGGTCAACACCACGGAATACAAAACACGGCTAACGATGAACACACGCTGTCTATACCGTCTTCCATTAGCGAAGAAACACATAAGCAAGCTTCCGGTGGTGACAAAAACGCATTAAAACAAGTATATCAACAGTCGCGACAAGCGGCTTCTGATCTTCCTTCTACAAAAGGAACTCACAGAGGCAAACATCCTGTTACTGGTTCTCCTGTAGAATACGGCGTAATTGCTGACAAAGCCTCTTCAACTGGTCATAGAATTAAGGTATTTGACTTAGACGAAAAAGGCAACCGCATAAAAGGTGAGGACGGTAAGCCTAAAAAAGCGTCCTACATAGCCACAGACTGGGACAAAATACATAAGTGGCATAAGATGGCTCCTTTAACTGAGGAGATTAAAGGACCGGACGGAACTACGCACTACATGATCATGCCTGTAAGCGATGAGTTTGATGAAGAAACCAATAAACCTAAGCCATCTAAAGACGGTCTCAACTGGCGTCTAAAAGTAATGGATCATGCTGCTGAGCGCGGTCTGTTGGATAAGCGTGGAGAGATTCGAGTTACAGACAAAGACAGTGCTAAAGCACGTCTTAAAGCTTTACAGAATGGGCATGTCGCGATGCAGCAAAATGCTGGTAAGCAGTCCGCAACAGAACACATCGGCTCTGGAAAGAGCGCCGCAGAAGTTCTAGAAGGCGGACACTTGCCTGTGAAGGTAGGCACTACTGGTCGTGCTAAGAACTTGTTTAAGGACGACAAGGAAAAGGACGCGTTCATTCATAAACTAGCTACGGAAAAAGGTGACATGATCCGTGATTTTGCTGAAAAATACGGACAACCTTTGGACGGTGACTTAGAAAACGTAACCGGTGATAAACATTCAAATCTTTATAATGCACTAGATATCGTCGCCAGAAACTATCGTCCTGGTGATGGTAAAAATCTTGATGGTCATATTGTTAGTACTATTAACAACATGAATACACACGGACACTTTACTAGAGACGCGTCTGGTAAAAGAGTACGTCACCAAGGCATACGTAGTCAAATGTCCATGCAAGGTGACGAAAAGACCGCACAAGCTGCTGATGCTGCTGCCGCAGGCGTTCTCAAAAAAGAAGAGGGCGGCGGTACTAATGCTGCTCAACAAACAGAAGATGATATGTTAGATAGCATTGACCAACGCAATGCTATGATGAATAAGTACAAAGATACACAAACACATAAATTACGTACGTTCGCGTCCCAGTATGCAGACAACAAGGACGTACAAGATTTAATTAATGTACTAAATCAAAAGCTTAAAGCAAGTTCTGATCCTTATGAATACCACAAAGATATTTCTAATGGTCTTAGTAATATGGGTCTTTCTTCCCGTATTTCTGACATATTGGTGCATCCAGACGAGCTAATGGATGAGATGGGTAAATCATTTTCTCACAATAATCCTGTACTATTAGATTTTCACAAGTCTTACGCCGTGTCTTACGCCGTGTCTAGTATTGTGATGGAAGAAGATTTGGTAAAGGCTACCACTGATCGGTACAGCCATAAAGATGGCTCGTTATATCCTCGTTATTACTACAAAGACGGTAGAGGAAATTACGTTCGTTACACAAACGCTCCTGACGGAACAGATGATGCTTCGAAATTCTTTGGTGAAGCACAAAGATACTCAGGAGAACCTGACTATGGTACTAATCCAGAATTCTTTACACCAGATGGTAGAAAGCTAAGTCGTGTTCCTGCTCAAAATGCTCCTGTTGAGTGGAATCGTAGTTACCACCCATCAGACACCAAGAATCTTTGGGCTGGTAGATGGGTAAACCCTGTTACCGGTGCGCACGAATACACTTATGTAGAATCTGATTTATTTAATAATGACGTTTTGAACGTCCATCGCAATAACGTGGTTGTTGACGCTAGACTTAATGTTTTGCGTAAATACGTAGTATCGTTAATGCAGTCACAGAACCTTAAGGATAAGATCACGGGTTTAATGCTCGCGTTACTAGACCAAGGTCGTTTTAGAATTCGTGAATTAATATCTTTACGCGTCGGTGATGTACGTAATGAGGGAGACATCTATACTATAGGACGACGTAAATGTATGATAGACAACACCATTCAGAACATACTTACTGTCATTACGTCCGGTCGTCAACCACAAGACATGTTGTTCATGGTCCCCAGAGTTGGTAAAGACGGTGGAGTAGACTATTCAAAGATGCGTCGTCTTGGTCCGCACTACGTTGTTAATATTATTGAAGAAATGGGAATTCCACTACAAGCACTAGCTACCTACCACGCTTCCCAAACATATAGCGTAGAGATTCAACGCATGTTTTCTCAACACAATACTTCGTATAATGCCGCACACACGTTCGCATTGCTTGAAGTTGCTAGTGAGATGGGGCATAATCTAGATAACGTTGAAGACTTCCAACAGGCGATCGAAGTGATCGGACAGACTGTCGTTGACCCAATAGTCGTGCGTACTATCAAGCAAAACGTTACAGACATGGGAATTGGTGGTCAAGATTACCTGAAAAGACCTGTTCATCAAGCTGTTTACCATGTTGTCTCAAATCTGGACGGATTAACGCAAGACGAGCGATTGTTTAGTCAATGGATCCACAGCGCGCCTATCCATAATTATTTATAATGTTTTTACCAAAAATTACGTGTATTTGCGGAGATATAGTGGTTAAGTCTACTATTGATGGCACATCAAAAATAAGATCTAAAATATTGTTGCTTAAAAACAACACTGCTTATGCGGTGTGCAAAGGATGCGGAACAGAAGTTAAAGTACCTATAAAGGTGAGTAGCGACGCAGTTAGCCCACCTTTGTTTATTAAAAGTAAATAAAACGTAACATTTTTTTAGTTTTTGTTGTTGACTTCACAATTTACCCAAGGTATTATACATAAATACTGGTTTTTAAGCCAGAATGCGCTCCAACTAGAGGGAGGCTAAGTACCTTAACTGGTAGTTAGACCTCCCTATTTTATTTCTAAATGAATCAAGATAAAGACATTTTTAATTTTTGGGTTCCAGCTGAGATGCTTAAAGCGTCTGCCGAATCTGACGGAACTCGTAGAATTAAAGGTATTGCTAGCACAGAAAGCAGAGACCTTCAAAACGAAGTAGTTGATTTAAAAGGAATTTCTTTAGATTATTTTAGATCACACGGCGTATTCAACGATGATCACGGACAGAAAACCGCCGACATTGTAGGAGAACCTACTGAAGTAAAGATTACCAAAGACGGTTTATACGTAGAAGGCATTGTCTACAAAGGAAAAGAAAGTTCTGACCGTATTTGGGAGCACATGAACAGCCTTGAACAGTCTGGTGCTAAGCGTAAGCTTGGTTTTTCTATTGAAGGCAAGGTTGTTGAGCGTCAAGGAAACAAAATTAAGAAGTGCTGGTTAAAGAATATTGCAATTACACCGCATCCTGTAAACACAAGCACCTGGGCAGAGATTGCTAAGTCTTTCGAAGGCGCTAAATGGGTAGACGGTTCTGAAGAAGAGGACAAAGCTATGACAACCGCGTCAGCCGGCGCTCTCTTACCAGAGTCATTAGAAGGCAGTAAAAAGCCTCAAATATATAAAAGTTTTAGTGAAGTACCTGACGGTGTGGAACTGTCCTTTGAAGATTGCGTACGGACGCTGCAATTGGAGAAGGGGTGGTCTAAATCAACAGCTGAGGCTGTGATGGACTGTGTTTTCATACAAAAAGGGCTTAAGTAAGGGCCTGTACAAGAGGCGAGTTCAAATAATCAAGGAGGAATCATGAGCAATAAAATTAGTAAAGATGCCGTGCAGAAGAGTATCGCCAAGCTACAGGATTTAGCTAAGAGCCAGCTGCACCACACTCCGTCTAACTCGGAGCCTGGCGTTTGGGCCGGTACTTCGGCTGAGGCGCAGGATGAACACGAAGATGATATCAAGAATGGAACCGATTACGCTGGCGTGCGTAAGTCACTTGCGAATAAAGTTCGTAAGTCACTAGCGCTAACCCCTGCGGAAGTCGCCATTGCGGAAGGTCGTAACCCACTTCCACTAATCGGAGCGAAGCTAGCGAAGTCCGAATCGCTAACTTCAGCCGAACAGTGGGCGATGAAGAGTGGTTTTGCCGGCATGAACAAGTCAGCCGGGCAGCCAACCGACGCCGTTAGCGCTCCTGGCGAAGACGACAGCGCGGAAGCTGTCCCAGAGAGTCACGCTGGTGAAAAGGAAGACGAAGTTATGGCGGATGCCAAAAAGTCACTTCGCTCTGCTATTGCTGCTAGCGACGAACTATCGAAGGGTCTGGAGCTTTCTCCATTCCTAGCCGAACTAGCCGGTGCGCTAACTGCGGCTCTAGATGGCGTTGAAGCGCGCATCACCAAGTCATTCCAGGCGCAGCTAGAAGGCGTTAAAGCCGACCTAGCCAAAGGCCAGAACGATCAGACCGAATTCAACAAGTCACTAGCTGACGCTGTTGTCGGTATTGGTAAACTAACTCAGGCTCAACAGGAAGTTGTTGCGGCGGCTGCTTCGGCTCCTGCTCGCGGTCCAAAGAGCACTATCGTTGCTAAGTCGTTCGCTGGTCAACAGCCGTCCGACATGACGAAATCACAAATCGTTGAAGTAATGGGTGACCTTGTTAAATCAAACAAGATCCCTGCTATGGAACTAATTAAATACGAATCGACGGGTCATATGTCAGAGAGTGCTCGCCAGGCTGTCCAGGCGCACTTAGCTGGCACCCGCTAAACCGGAAAAGGAGAAATATATGAACGGAGTAAGTCTAGCTCATTACAACAGCCAGCCGGTTAGCGGCTTTGGTACTGCCCCTGCTGCTGATGTACAAGAATTGTCAAAGGCCCTAGAGGCCGGCTACCAAGTGTCGTCACAGACAGGTGGTGGCGCTCTACGCGTCGAATCTCTAGAGGGTTCTCTAAAGGTTGTCTCGTACACTTCTCACCACATCAAGATGTGGAAGAAGATCCACAAGAGCCCAGCGTACAGCACGGTTGAAGAGTACAACCAGCTAACTGCGTACGGCTCAAACGCTAACGCCTTCCTACGTGAAGGCGAACTAGCGCCAACCCAGGACTCAACTTACGCGCGTAGAACCGCGTTCGTTAAGTACATCGGCGTTACCCGCGAGGTAAGTCACCCGATGACCGTTGTCCACCCTGCTCACGGCGATGTTATCGCTCTGGAAAACCAGAATGGTATTCTCTGGCTGCTACAGCAAGTCGAGAACTCACTATTCCACGGTGATTCAAGCCTAGCGTTTAGCGGTGAATCAGAGCAGTGGGATGGTCTCGATGCTCTAATTGATCCAACCTCGTACCTCGACCTCGAAGGCGACCCAATGCAGGAAGCCGATATTGAAGAGGCTACTAACCTACTAGTTGAACAGTTTGCGTACCCCACCGACCTCTGGCTCGGTACCCGCAATGCTTCTGACCTAGTTAAGACTTTCTACCCACGTGAGCGCGTATCGCTCCCAGCTCCTGAAAATGGTCGCGTTGGTATGAACGTTAGCTCGGTGATGACGCAGGCCGGCGTGATGGAACTCAACCCATCCGTCTTCCTACGTGAACTACCCTCACCTCCTTCGGCGGCTACTAGTTCTAATGCCCCAGCGCAGCCAGCGTCAATTGCTGGTGTTGCGGCGGCTACTGGTACGGGTAACTTCACTAAGGGTGCCCCATCCGGTACTGTTTACTACGGCTATGCGGTTACTTCATGTAACCGTTTCGGTGAATCTGCGCCTCGCTTCATTGCAGCTAACAACGTCGAAATGACGCAAGCTAACGCGGAGGCTCTAGAGTCTATTGCTCTTACGATCACCAACGCGGCTTCAGTTGGAACTTTCCCACCTGAGTACTTCCGTATATACCGTACTAACGCTCTGCCGACCGACACACTAACCTCAGACGTTGCCGACTATAGTCTTGTGATGCAGGTTCCTGCTGATTCACAGGCTAACAGCGGCGTCACTGCGGCTTCTGACGTTAACTTCCTACTACCATTTACCAGCATTGCGTACATGGGTGAAATGACTGAACAGGTTCTAACCTTCCGTCAGTTACTACCCCTAATGCGTATGGATCTAGCGGTTACTTCACCAAGCTACCGTTGGATGATTCTAATGTACGGAACTCCAATTCTGTTCGCGAATCGCAAGTGGCTACGTATTATCAACGTAGGTCGCCTAGAATAGTCTAAAAGACTAGCTTAGACTAAATAGCCTCCTAGAGCGGCCAACTGCTCTAGGGGGTTTTTAGTATGTTTTTAACGGTTTGTATAAACAAACATCCGTGATATAATGCTAGATACTGTGTAGGTATTTGCTTAATAGGCATTGTCTACTGGTGTGGTTGTTTAGGAGTTAAGATTGTCAATTGGAAAGACTGCTCAAGAGGTTTTACGTATTTTAGCAAATAATGCTATGAAAGAACCTTCTGGCAAGAAACTGAAAACTAGGAGACCCAAAATGTTAAAAGCTTTTTCACGAAGACTAGCAAATAAAACTGTTGTTATTAAGAATACAGTGTTTGCATTTGATAAAAACGGAAATACTGTAGTTAAAGACACGGGAAATAGTGAAGAAGATTTTAAAACCCTCATTCGCGTATACAACGCAGTAGACGTAAGTGAAAGAAATTACAAAGAAGCTAAAGAAGTTGAAAAGACCGCCGAAAAACCAAAGATACTTGAAGCAGTGTCGATTCAACCACCAGAACCTGTTGCGGTGATCACAGTAGAGGAGTCCGTAGTTGAGCAAGAAACCTCCGATTCCAACAAACAAGAGGACACCTATACCGTTGAACAAGCGACAGGGACTGAAGTCGAGCCAAAGGAATTTGTCGAAACCGAATCAACCGCAGGAGACACTGTTCCTGCAAAGAAAAAGAGAAGATCTAAGAAAAAGTCTACAGAGACAAAGGAGTAAAGTAAATGGCTAAAACACGTAAAATTATTGATGATTTAGGATCAGAGCAGGTAAAACTACTTCAGGAGCAAGTGAACCGCCTAACGGCTGTTGTTGATGCTCTTTCTGCTGCTGCTGTAACTGCTGCTGGGGACGGAGATGCTCTAGCGGTTGCTATTGCTGCACTAGACGTAAGTGACCTAGAAACACTGACTAGCAAACCAACCCTACCTGCTGGTCCTCGTATTCCAACAGTCTAAATCACTCGTACGACAAATGTCGTACATTTAGGATACAACTATGTCTCGCAAAACCACCCGTGTCGTTACTGGCAATAAGGGAAAAATAACGCTTGTAACCAATGCACAGCCGTCTAGTGCTCCGGTTTTAATAGAAGACGGAGTTCAGCTTTCTGGGTATAATCCTGCTCCTGTTCGTTGGTTGCTTAAAATAAAAGCCTCGTCAGCCGAAGCACCCGCTACGGTTGAAGGAGCTTACATATACATATGGGACGATGGTGTTTGGCTTAAATTTATTAAATTAAACGATGGGAATGACATAGTTGTAGGAGCGCAAGGATACGCGGAAATAATCGAGTATCCTGGCGTAGTCAACGCTGCGTCTTTTGCCTGTGATAACGTAGACAACAATATAGACGTTATCATGTGTCCATTGTTGGAAATAGATATTTAATGCAACAAGTCTATCAGAACACACTATCTACGGTTATAGTTTATCTGGTGGATTCATCAAATGAACCAGCTACTGGTCTTGCTTTTGGTGATGTATCTGTTGATTTAAAAACAAATTCTTCTTTAGTATTTGTTAGTAAACCACTAGCAATAGATACTTGGATAGAAGTTGGATTCGGCGTGTACATGTTGTATTTGAGCGCTGAAGAACTGGAAGAAGTTGGTTCTTTGGTCGTTAAAGCCAGTGCTGTAGGAGTTCAACAGTTTGTTGAAATAATGCAAGTACTACCTTCTTCTGCCTTACCAGACATCTCTGTAGATACGTGTGCCATAACCGGGTACGTTTATGGAGTAGATGGTAATCCCGTAGAAGGAGCATCTGTTACAGCCAGGGTACTGGGATTTCCAGCTACTTTTGACGACGTAGCTACGCTGGCTGACATAACGGTTACGGTTACTACTGACGAAAACGGTGGTTTCTCTATATCCCTTGTTAGAAATGCTTTAGTAGATATATCTATTGTAAAAGCAAACTATCGAAGACAGCTTACCGTTCCTGACGCTTCTTCGGCGGTTCTGTTTGGCATTCCATAATGGCCTCACCTACTGAAATAACTATAGATTCAGACAATGACGAATACTCGCGGTTTGAGTCTGATAGAAAAATACTAGGTTATACGGTATCGGTAACGGGTACTTCGTTAACCAACGAACTCATTACTATTGAGCTTGTAAAGGCACGCAGGAACAGAGACGTTGTTGTTGCGTATAATACTCTTTCTTTAACCGAAGATACCGACGGTGTTTACAACGGCTCATTTGATTTAACAAAAGTTGTAGATATTCAAGAAATTTCAAAGGTTAGACGTGGAGAATATTTTCTTCGCGCTACCTCTGTTTCTGATGAAGACGTGGTTGGTGAAAGTTCTGATTTTAAAATAAGCTTAATTACTGTAAATAGATTAAAGAACGACTATTTATTTGGAATTGATCTAAGAGCTGAGATGCTAGGTCCCCTTGAGCAGCCTAAAGTAATTACAGGTGTTACTATATTTGAAGTTTCAAAGGATCATACACAGGACTGGATTACTCTTGGTTACACGATAGCTAGTGATGGAGGCGGCGGATTCATTCGTACGCTGTCGTGGTGCGGTGGACCTCAAGTAAAGATTGTTTCTGGAACTCATAACTATGTATTGCGCAAAGGCAATTCTGCTGATTGGATTAGGGTTAAAGTAAGTTCGGTATTAGATCTTCCGTCAAGTTCGACAGTTGAGGACATTTTAATAACATCAAAAGAATTTGACGATAATAAATTTAGAACCATTATAGATCAATCTATATCCTGGCTTGAGGATATGGAGTTGTTTATTTTTCTAGAACCTACACTAGTTACGACGCAGCCAGATTTAGGAGTGGTGCCTAATGAAAGTAGCATACCAGTATTTGTTGGTGCTGACTGGGATGAGGTAGTTAACGCAGTCACCTATAAAGCTCCTTCTTCTGGACATTGGATAAATTTTCAGCTTCCGTATAAACCGTTAATTAGGTTTAATTCTTTATACGGAATTGTGTCGAGCGCTCGCGTATTAGACATGAATCTTGAGTGGGTAAAGACGCACGAACGGTCAGGGTTTGTTGAGCTAATGCCGTTTAACCAATCAAGCGCTTTTAACTTCTTAGGTCTTTCGTGGGTACAATCTATTAGAGGCGCGATAGATTTACCGAACTTTTGGAATTTTGAGGCGTTATGTGGTTTTCGTGATTTACCGCCTATTTTATTAGAAATTATTGCAAAAAAAGCTGCTATAGATATTCTAACGTTTGTTGGAACAGCGAAAAGAGCCGGTATCGCCAGCCAGTCCATCTCTCGTGATGGCGTGTCTGAAAGCGTGTCGTACACAGCGTCAGCAACGTCTACTATCTATTCTGCTACTATAGGTGAGTATAAAAAGTTTATAGAAGAGAACATAAGACACTTTAAGGGCGCTTTTAGTGGTGTTCGTATGACTGTTGTATAGGAGTACGTATGTCTAGCAATAACGGGAATGGTATGCATTACGTTGTTTTCAGCGAAAAAGAAGAAATGACTGCTGAGGACCGCATTGAGAACGCTGTAGAAATTACTAAGAGAGTAAAAAGAGACAAAAATAATGACTGGAAAGCTTTAGCGGCTATTGTTGGAATATTTTTAACTTTTGGTGGAATAGTTTGGACAGGAGCTACGATGATGGCTAATAAAGCAAACAGCGCAGACGTAGTAAACCTAGATAGAACACTCTCGGAACTTAAAGTCGTTATTGAAAACATGAATAAGCAAATAGGCGAGATTAAAGACGAGATTAAAGGACGTAAGTAGAATAAAGCTATGCCCGGTTCAAATAAAGGTCTTGGAGTTAAATTTACTCCTGGGTTACAGTCCGGGTTTATTAGTGAACGTGGAACAGAAATGATCCATGAGATTTCTATTAAATGTACTTGTCTAGTTGGAGATATTTACGCTAAACAAACAAACGAAGGTAGAGACGGAAGACAAACGCCTTTTTGCGATCGTTGTGGTGGATCCGGTTGGCTATATAGATCTCCTGTTTTACTAACCGGATTGGTTACAAACGTACGGTATCAAAAGAATTTAATAGAGTCTGGGTTTTTAACCCCAGGAGACTTGACTTTTAGTCCTATGCCAACGGCTACGTCTACTGGCGGCGCATGCGCCGGTACTTCTGGCAGGCGCGTTGGTTCGTTCGATAAGCTAACGGCTACCTGGCCAGAGCCTATAGACGATGGACACGTGCTTGTAAGAGGGGCTGGTACCAAGGCTAAGGCTGAGGGTATTACTACTTACTTGGCGGACAACGAAGATCGTCTATGGTACGAACCAGCAGGGGCTATATGGTGCGAAGACGAAAACGGCGTTGTGTATACAGAAGACTCAGATTTTGAACTAGGGCCTGGTAAGGTTATTAGGTGGACAGGAAATTCTCCTATCATTGGAACAAGATTTACTATAAAATATAATGCCTATTTTGAATGGATAGCGTTTCAACCACCCACAGAGCGGATAGATTATCGTGGAGAGAATTTAGGCGAGTTAGTTTATTTACGAAAGAAACACGCTATGATGGTTAACGATAGTCCGTTCGCTACCAGCGAAGACAAAGAGAGTCTCCAGTCCAGGGTTAGGTGTTAAATGAACATAAAAACACCAACTATTTATATAAAAAGTGTAGGTCCTGAGGCTACGTTTGCTCATTTAGGCGAAGAGTTTGAGCGCGTCATAAATGAAGGTCTAGAGATTCTTGCTGAAGAAATTGAGTGGGAAATAAGAAGAAAAGCTGCTGGCGAGCTTAACGAGTCCAGGCAAGCGTATTTAGATGGCTTATCTGTGTTGTATACTGGTGGTAAGATTGAGGTTGTGGTTGACGGAGGACTTGCTGTGGCGGTAGAAAGCGGTTCTAAACCACACGATATTAGCGCCGGTAGTCGATTTCAAAAGACGGTGTGGTTTAAACCGCCTAATAGGCATTTCCGCAACGTGTCAGGAAAGCCCACAGTCACCGGTAAAAACTGGATTCACCCTGGTATAAAGGCGCATGATTTCATAGGTAAAGTTGCCGATGACGTTGAAAATAGATTAGCTGGTGATATTTTTGATGAAGTTATACAAAGGATTAAAGTCTAAGTGTCTGTAATTCCTGAAATAATATTACAGACTATTATAAATAGAGGCATTAGAATGCTTCGTGAAGACACTAGATTTGTTGATCAATTGTTCAATAACAACAGTCAAAAAGACAAAGCTAGAATACGTAGTTTTGTAAAGAATAATACATTTGATTTAGCCATTAACTACCCTCGCACAGAACTGGCGTTACCAGCCATTGTTATTTTGCTTAAAAATGAATCAGAATCACAGGCTTATTTAGGCGATACCATGGGGTATGAACTGCCTGAGGAAATGTCTTATGACGATGAAATTGAAGATGTTTTGGGTGGAGAAAACACTGTTTCTAGTTCTGTGGGAAACGGTGGTATAGTCTATGGTCCGTTTTATATTTTAAGCGCTACAAACAACACTATTAAAGTCAGTGATAAGACGTTTGTTGTTGATGATTTCGTAGGAAAAGCGTATACTTTGAGAGTAGTTGGAGGCACAGGATCTGGCCAAGTAAGAAACATTACCGCTAACAGTAACAACTCAATTATGGTTGCAAGTAATTGGACTGTTAATCCTGATAACACTTCGATACTAGAAATACACAGACCAGATCCAGACATTATAGGCGAACCGGACAAGCTGTACCCAAGAAGAAACGCGCCTAAGTTTCTAGAAAGAAAAGGAAGTTTATATACAAACAATTACCAGCTTCAAGTTATAGCTGGATCTCAAGAAGATACGATTTATTTGTATACAATAGTAAAATCAATTATGACGCTTTCACGAACATTTTTAGAAAAACAAGGAATAATCAATCTTAAGATGAGTGGTTCTGACTTTTCGAACCGTCCTGATTATGTTCCTACTGTGGCGTACATGCGCACACTATCTATGCAGTTTGATGCCCCGTTTGAGGTATACGAACAAGAGTCAGAAGTAGCTACTAATTTCGTTATTTCTCTATACGATGAAGAAGACACTGAGGTGTCTCATATTGAATTAGATGTTTCAACAGAACCAACTATTTCAGGACCATAATGTCAGACTATTTAATAACATTTGATAGATACTTTATAATGCTAAACAAACCCGCTCATCATAAGCGTGGCATGAAAGCTTATTTGAAAAGTATAAAAGGCAAAAGAACTAAAGAAGAATGGGATAACCTTTTTAAAGGATACTAAAGGAGATTTAGATGGCTAGATCGTTTACATTTAATGGAAAAACTCGCTTAACACCTGGTGCTATAAGTAGAGTTACAACAAATAGTTTAACTGGAAGCGGCGGTACTAACGGCATAGTTTCACTAATAGGTGAGGCGGACGGAGGAACGCCAGGAGAAGTACTTACCTTCGATGATCCAGACGAAGCTATCGAGCATTTCGGTTCAGGACCGCTAGCCGACGCTGCTAGAATAGTTTTTGATCCATCTGCTGACCCAAGAGTCCCTGGTGGTGCTTTTAGAATCCTTTGTTATAAAGTAAACGCTGCAACACAAGCCAGCACCACTCTTCCTTCTGAACAGGTTCTTCTAGGTACTACTCTTGATGGCGACTGCACTTCTACTGTTCTTAACTGGACAGGAGCACCTGTTTTAGCGGTAGATTCCCGCATTGGTTCTTGGGTTATGGTGAATGGCGAAAAGCGCAGGATCGTATCGAACACTGCCGACAGCATTACTGTTTCACAGGCTTTCTCTACCACTCCTGCGTTAAACGACAACTTCTATGTTTTGTCAAACGCGCTAGAGATTACATCAATTGACTACGGCGCGCACACCAATCTTATCCGTGCCGAAGTAGAGCCTGGCGACGGAGATAACACCAGTGTAGTTACTATTAGTTACGACGAATCTACTGAACAATCAGGTGATTTAGGCGGTAACGCTGTTCTAGAGGTAATGTACCTAGGCGGACCAGTACCTGATCAGGGAGATACTGGCCCTGCCGCGCAGGATGTTGTGGTTACGGCTGCGACTACTTCTACCGTATCCGCGACTTTTGTTGATGCTCCCGAACCTAACCAATACGATGGTTACGTTATTGAATTTGAAAGCGGACTTCGTAGATTAATTGCTAGCCACAATACCAGCACTTCCGCAGTGTTTACTCTTGATGGGGACACTCCTTTAACTGCTGGTGAAGCTGTAGCTGTAGTTGGCGAAACCATGACTATCCGCGCTGTAACTGCTGCAACTGCCTCAATAGTCGGTAGCGGCGGCGTAGCAACAGGTTTTGAGACTGCAATTACGATGGAACCTGTTTCTGTTGCCGATGATCTTGATTTAGATTTTCTCCCAGATGAAACATTAGCCGCCTTTATCACGCGCGTAAATGCTGGCGGAAAGTATCTGCTTGCGGCAGGTGAAGGTATTAATGCTAACACTACTTTAATGAAGGAGATGGATTTTGGTACTCGCGCTACTGCTGTAGACGTTAGATTTGATCACACAATTGAATATGACGATAGAGGTACCTTCCGTGCTGATCTACAAGCCGTCGTTGACTGGATTAACGATAACTCTTCAATCGTTACTTGCGAACGCCATGCAGTTGAAGGGTCGGAGTTACCCGCGTATACTGGTGGATCCGCGTCTATAGTTGATGACGTTGCTACCTATTTAATTGGCGGTACTCGTGGTTCTTCAACCAACTCTGATTGGCAAGATGGTTTTGACGCCCTTCTAGAAGTACGGCACCAGCACTGCGCGCCTTTAATTAGCTATGATTTAGCTGATGATGGGCTGGGTTCAACTGCTACGTTTGCCTCCGTTGCCGCACAGGCCGCTTCTTTCGCGGATGCTGCTAATAGCGGTATGAATGCCGGTGCCGGTGAACTAGGTGTTTACCTTGGTATGGATGGTACTAAGACCGAACTTCTTGCTTTAACCAACGTCACTAATAATCCGAACGTCCACGTTACAGGACAGAAGATGACTGTACTCGATCCCACAGGAACACTAGCGGAGAAGCCGGAATGGTCTGCGGCTGCTAACGCGGCTGGTATGCGCGCCGGTATGCCCGATGTAGGCGAGTCACTTACCTTCAAGAAGGCCAAGTGCGTAGGAATTTCAAATGATCCAAGCTGGAGGACCAAGAGCGACACGGATCGTAATGCGTTAGTTGAGGGCGGTGTCATGTTCCTAGAAGCGGCTCCAAATGGTGGTTTCCGCTGGGTTCGTGACTTAACTTCATACATTAGCGATGACGACAACAATAACTACATTGATGGCGCTGTTCGTGACGCTACGCGTTACATAACATATGACCTTCGTTCTAGCGTCGAAGAACGCTTCACAGGCGAGGCGAGAGCGGCTACTGTTTCGTCAATCAGATCGTTCGTTTCAGAGAAATTGGACATATACTATAAGGCTGGAATTTTGGTTGACTCAAACGATCCAGAAGATCCAAATAGCACCACAGTTATTCCTGGTTGGAGACGCCTAAAGGTTTCTATCGTCGGAAACACTGCAAATATTAAGGCTGAAGTATTTGTTATCAATTCTGTTGTATTCGAGGGAATTGATATTTCTGTACAAGTCCCGCAACTTGTTGGATAAGCGTATAAACAAGGAGCGTAATCTGTGACAAAGTTACTTGATCCATACTTAGGGATGTTACCTCCTGAGGTTAGGAGAGTACTAGAAAACGACATAGGAGTAAGTGACACAGAACTCAAAGCTTCAATCGAAGAACTTGCAACAATAGTTGCTGGCCTTGTAGAAGATGACAACAACGAAGACGCAGATCACGCCGCACTTCGGCAGTTGATACATTTTATAGACAACGGACCCGCAGAGGGCTTCGCTTCTGCGTATAGAGAAAACACAGGTGGAGCATTTCCTAGTTCTGTAATTTGGTGGACATCACCTGCTAAAGTATCAAAAATAGTTGAGAAAAACATAACGTATACAGGAGCATTTCCAACGTCTTTTGAATGGAAGATGTACGACACAGACGGATCAACCGTACTTGCCGTCGTAACAGATACTATAACTTATAGTGGTGCTTTTGAGTCAAGTAGAACTAGAACAATAGGATAAACAATGAGCGACACCAATCCAGTATCAGTGTTACATGACTCTGACGGCGTTCCTATGGCTGTTGAGGATGGAGGAACCATACCTGCAGACACTAAGGCACTGTTGCTTGCTGGCAATGATGGCGGTACAGCTAATGTGGTTAAGGTAGATGCTGGCGGAAGCGTGGCGGTAGATGGATCCGGTGTTACACAACCTATCTCGGCGGTCGATCTTCCTCTACCTACAGGCGCTTCAACAGAAGCTACTTTAGCAGCTATTAAAGCTAAGACAGACAATATAGACGTTGCGCTAAGTACTCGTGCTGTTACCGGTCTTACAGACGCAGAATTACGTTCTTCTCCGGTAGACGTATACGGTCCACTAACAGATGTTGAATTAAGAGCAACTCCTGTTGATGTGCTGGGTCCTTTAACAGACGCAGAACTAAGAGCCTCCGCAGTACCTGTGTCTGCAAGTTCGCTTCCGTTGCCCTCTGGAGCAGCGACAGCCGCTTTACAAACCCAGCCAGGCATAGACATCGGTGATGTTACTGTAAACAATGCTGCTGGGGTAGACGCGGTTAATGTACAAGACGGTGGTAATAGTATAACCGTAGACGCACCAGTCGGAACACCAGTAGCAGTTAGGTTGAGTGACGGAAGTGCGTTTTATGACGGAACCAAAACAGGACAGCTTCCTTCCGCACTAGTAGGTTCTAGACTAGATGTCAATGCTGGTGCCTGGCTAGGTTCTACTTCACCAACTGTAGGTCAAAAAACAAGCGCAGACTCAATACCGGTTGTTATATCGTCAGATCAGACCGGTGTTCAAGTACAAGGCACCGCTGCAAATGCCGCCGCTGCATCCGGCAATCCAATACAGGTTGGAGGCGTGGACTCTTCTGGAAACATACGTAGAGTTCTTACACAGATAGACGGATCTGTTCGTACTAAGGCGACAAATCACGCAACGTTTGCGGTTACAGCCAGCGATGCTGTGCTTGGTAACAATAAATCAATGATTTCCATAGTTAACGGAGTAGGGTCTACTGTGCTACTAAGATTAAGAGAAGTGTATCTAGTAAACACACAAACTGCTAACGTTTCTGGAGTCATAGCTACTCTTGCACTGAGAAGAATAACAGGACACTCTGCCGGTACATCATTGACTCCGCTTCCGCACGACACCGCTGATTCTCTAAACGTTAACGTTACTGCTATAACAGGGTCAACCGTAGCAGGAGAGGCGGCTGGGTTTTTAAAACGATGGGCTTTCAGTTCAGACGAGTGGGGTTCTGGCGCGGCAGACGTAGAATCTTCTGCGCAAAATAATCAAACGTTGTTTCCTATACTTAACACAACCAACACCTCAATACGACCAGTTACACTGCGTGCTGGTGAAGGAATTACCATTAAATGCGAAACGAATACAACAGCAGGACAGTTTGACGTGTTTGTTTTGTTTACACAGGAAAGTGAATAGTTATGGGCGCTCCAAAGACTTCTGACGGAAAACCGGTAGTTTCTATATTCCCCACAGAGGGATCAAGAAAAACACTAGTATCACACAATTGGTGTGATAAAACTACGTGGTATCAAGAATCAACTAGGGTTGTAGACGAAATTCCAGACGCATTGACTCCTGGCGTTACTTATCAACTAGACAACCAGTTTGTGATAGACACGTACCATGGAAAGCTATGGGCAGAAGATGATTTGCTTGATGCTGACGGCAACAGCTACAGGGTTTTAGTAGAGGTAGATTCTGGTTCTGGTTTTGAATCTAAAGAAGAAAGAGATCCACACGTTGGATCAGGTGGTGATTTCACGCTAGATTACGATACCGGTACCATTACATTTGACCCACCCATAGGGTTGACGGATGATGTACGCGTAACTTACCACTATGCCGGTTCTTCTGTATTTACGATAAAACCTACTGAGGGCAAAGTACTGCTATTAAAAAGCGCAGAAGTACAATTCTCGACTGATGTGAATATGTTAGACACTGTTAAGTTTGTGGCTTATGGATACGTTGATGTATTTGCTCCTCAATTATCTTCTGCCAACGGAGGTCCAATACCAACTGGAACCAAAATTCCAGTAAACACAACTACTTATAAGACTATGTATGATTTTCAAGCGGAATCTAACGGTGCCATGCCTACGATGCCAACGTTAGGCGGATCTGGTTGGAGAGGAATACAGCATAGTTTTGTTGTGTTTTCTTGGAACTACGCAGCTCTTTTAGCTTTGTATAGCAACTATGGAATGGAAGTTCGTATATATCTAGAACATGATGATGCTTTTACCGGAGAATTCGCAACAGCTACGGTTTATGCGTTAACTGAGGACGCGTAGTAACAACGATGAGCCAAACATTAGTAACTATTTTTATGATTGCGTCATTGATAATTATTTCTGGCGTTGATGTTTACTTAGCCAACGACAATGTTAAAGGAAATACATACTCAGCAAAGATACGTGCTTGGAGTAGAATTTTTCCACCTTTAAAAATAGGAATATGTGTGTTTTTTGGAATGTTACTTGCCCATTGGTATTGGACTGTGGTAGAATACGTCAACTGTAAATAATTTATCAACAATATATATATATATATATAGGAGAAACAGACAAAAAAAATGGATATAACTCAATATTTTAGCGGTATGCCAGTAGAGGCTAAAAACGCTATACAAAAAGAGCTAGAAAGTACAGACGATGTATGGCCTGTGTTCGTTTTCCGTCCTGGAGACCCAGACGGAACTAGACAAAACGTTTATACATCGTGGACTGAGCTAATGTCTGCTTTAGACGCAACCCGCGAGAATGGCATACGGTATTTACAGTTTGACTTTGGATACACTGGCGGCACGTTTGACGTACCTGCTGGAACTTGGGACTTTACTGATGTAAAGTGGACTGACACTATGCGGCGTGGTAACGGTGGGTTATTTGCCTTTACAGGCGGAATTTTCCTCGGTGATGGCGTAATAATCGAAAACCTAGCATTTATAGAACTTCATGCCACAGACGTAATCTGCACCAGTGAGACAACGGTGCCTATGACATTTAACGAGACTTGGCATACTATATGTCTTGGCGGTTCGCAGACGTGGCTGTATTCGCTAACTTCTGTGCCGCTCATCCGTCTTGGTGCCACGTTTTGTCCGCCCATTACGGTGGAGAACCCAGAAGGCGCCTTCCCGCTGTACGAATCGTCGTTTCTAGGTACAGCAGGTTTGACGACGCTAGGATCATTGTACGCAGGGTACGACTACGGCACACCTACCGTAGACCTGATGGGTCGTGGTGTTGGTTTAGTGTGTAACTGGGAACGCAACACATTCGTAAACTCGTGCCCATATCCTTCGGGAGCATACATAGAGTCAATCAACTCTATCCCAAGTTTCGGCGCAGGTTCATTTGGTGACCCTTTTTCTGAAACTAATACGCAAGGAAATAACTACGATCTATCCGCTACTCTAGACGTGTCTATGGTCACAATCAGCGTAGCACGGTACGCCTACGCGTCAGGCTGGCAGACAGCTCCGGATCGCGGCATGCCGATCACACCTACACGTTGGCCGGACGGGTTCCACCCTCCGTACGGCGCTGTAACCAATTGTGATCCAACCACAGGACCGGTTGACGTGTACTTGGAGGGAGCTTATCCTAACTTCGGTTCTCAGTATCTAATAGCTGATTCAGTTGGAACATGTGGTGTTGGTAACGAGATCCGGATACATGCCAAACCTGGTGAGTTGATCAATGGAGTTAATCCGTACGTACTTGATACGCCATACGGGGCTGCCATGTTGGTGTCGGTTCCTGACGGTCCCGGTGCTTATGAGCCTGTAAAGGGAGACCCGGTTGGAACGTACCCAATTAAAAACACTATAATCGGACAATGGATTGTGCTTAAGGGAGGCGCGTAATTATGCCTACAATTAAGGAAAATATTACGGCTGCTGTTGTTGCGTTAAATACTGCAAAACGCACACATGGACAAGACAGTAAAGAAGCTAATGAAGCGCGCCTAGTATTGACTAATTTAATAAAACAAGCTAGAGAAGCGACTGAGAACTAGTGTATTTGTATCATTATATACAATAAATATACAACAAAGGATAAACAAACAAATGGATATATCTCAATATTTTAGTGGAATGCCCGATGAAATTAAAAACGCATTTCAAGCAGAACTAGACAGCGCAGACACCTTGTGGTCTGTGTTCGTCTTCCGTCCTAGCGATCCAGGCGGTCAGCGCCAGAACGTGTACACTTCTTGGACTGACCTAATGGCTGCTCTAGACGAGACACGCGAGAACGGCATTCGCCACCTTCAGTGGGACCTGTCTTTCCACGACAACTCATTCGATATTCCACCCGGTACGTGGAACTTCACTGATGTTAAATGGACTGACACCATGCGTAAGGGCAGAGGCGGTCTGTTCAATGCGACCCAGAGCATATTTGCTGGTGACGATGTAATCATTGAAAATTTGTCGTATGTAGAGTTTGACGGATCTGAATTAGTCTGTACCAGTGAAACAACGGTTCCAATGACGTTCAGTCAGGATTGGCACCAGCTTTGGATAGGTGGCTGTTCAGGACAAATGTACTCGGTTTCATCTAAGCCACTCATTCGTCTTGGTGCCACGCTATGTCCTCCTATTTCGGAAGAAGATCCAGGTGGTGCATTCTTCCTCTACGAGTCAGCGATTATGGGCACTACTGGATTATCAACGTTTGGTAGCGTGTATTCGGGATACGACTTTACAACTCCCGCTGTGGACTTAATGGGACGAGGCATTGGTCTCGTGTGTAACTGGGAGCGTAATATGTTCATGAATTCATGCACATATGCTTCTGGTGCGTACATTGAGGCGTATATGACAGTGCCTAGCTTTGGCGCTGGATCGTTTGGTCCTCTGCCCACCGACGACTTTAAGTCGGGCAACGACCACAACTACGCTTCTACCTTGGATGTGTCGTTAGTTACGTTTAACCTCTCACGGTACTGCTACGCGGCTGGGTTCTCTACTCGACCTGACCTAGCTACCCCGGTTAATCCAACCAAGTGGCCTTTACCAAACGGATTTCACGTCGGGTACGGATCAGTAACTAACTGTGATACTACGGATGGTCCGCTAGACGTGTTTCTCCCGCTTGCTAATCCCAACTTCGGTGCTCAGGTGCTGATTGTTGACTCGGTTGGCGCTGCTGGTGTTGGTAATGAGATCATTATTCACGCTAGAGCCGGTGAAACGATTAACGGCGCCGCGACGTACACCATTGACACTGCGCGAGGATCTGTTATGTTGGTGTCTGTTGCTGAAGGCGAAGCTGGTATCTACGAACCGTTGGCGTGGGGCGAGGGTGGAACCTACCCCGTCAAGAACCCCATCGTAGGACAGTGGATTATTGCATCAAAGGTAGTTTAATCATGGCACTTAAAGAAGACATACAAGCAGCTACTGCTGCTCTGAGAGCGGCTAAGCAGGCTCACGGGCACGATAGTCCTGAGGCGGTTGCAGCGAGACTTGCGTTAGCTGCTCTAATTCAACAAGCCAAGGAAATAAAGAATGAGCAGTAAACCGTTAGACGATCGTTCTATGACCGCTTTTCGTGAATTTGTAGAAGCGCAAAAGATGTACGGTGCGCAGAGCCGACCGGCGTTGTTAGCTTTAAAAAAACTACGTAAAGCAATAGGAACGCATAAAGAACCGCCACCAGGCATGATTCAAGTCGGCGGCGTATAGAAATTGCGTAGTGTTATTGGTTTCTTATTTTATTAAAATAATAAAAAAGAATCGGAGATTAAACTAAAAATGAGCATTCCTAGTAAAGAAGAAGTTGAAGCAGCTGTTGCTGCACTTAGATCTGCTAAGCAGGAGCATGGACACGACAGTCAGCAGGCCGCCGCTGCCAGAGCAGCGCTCGCTGCATTATTGCAGAGTGCGTCTGATAGACGCCAATAGTGTCTATAGTTTGATAGTTAAATAACTAACTCATCTACCAACGGTAGAAGAAGTCCAAGGGTCGCCTATAATAAAATAGGCGGCTCTTGTTTTTTTATTGACAATAGTTGTATATTTTGGTATATTAATGGATAGCAAACACCAATAGGTGGCTTAGACTGGCTTTTAGGCGTTTCTAAGATGCGATTATTTAAGGCGATTTGGATATTCCAAGTCGCTTTTTTGTTTTTAAATGTACGTTGTTTGTTGTTACCAAATAAGTTAAGGAGAAAACAAAGACAATGGCTGCTCAGACATTTAGTGGCGCTCGCGCCAGAGTACTGATTGATGGCAAAATCATTGGCTTCTGTGGCGGGTTATCCGGTTCAGAAAGCATTGATTATGAACCTGTAGACGTACTAAATCTATTAGAGGTAAAGGAATTTGTGCCGGTTGCGTATCGCGCGACACTATCAGCGCAGATGTTCCGTATTATTGGCAACTCTATCAAGAAGCAAGGTATAATGCCTCGTGGTAACGACTTGGACATCCTAACAGCAGGCGACCTAACTGTCATGGTTGAAGACAAACTAAATCCAGGCCAGATTGCCGCGCAGTTTACTGGTGTTAAATGCCAGGAGCATTCTTTCGATATTACTGCCAGAGGACTGGTGTCAGAGAACGTCAATTTCGTGGCGATTAGAGTGAAGGACGAGAGCGAACTTTAATAACAACTAGTTATGTGATATAGCTCGACGTAACAACAACGTTGACTTATCAGCTGTTTATAGATGAAATAGGAGATAATACTTAATATATGAAAATAAAAGGCAAGCTACATACTTTTAAAATTAACCATAAAAGCGACAATGGCGAAGACTACGAAGGTACATTCGCCTGTCGCAAACAGTCTATTATAGATCACTCCAAGATATCTCGCCGAAAAAGCGAACTATCAGGAGGCATGTATACCGTTAAAGATGAAGACGGTAATCCTACCGGTCAGGGTATAGACGAAGAGACCGAGACTATCAACCACATCATTGCTACGCTAGAACAGGTTTTAGTCCAGAAGCCAGATTGGTGGGACCTTACCGTATTAGATGACTACAAGCTTATAACTTCGGTTTTTAGTGAGGTGCAGAAGTTTGAAGCGTCCTTTCGAGGACGACGAGGATCGGGCGATAGCGACACAGGACATCTATCAAGCAGCGAAGGAAGTAGCGAAGAAGAACGTGCGCAATCCAACGCTGCCAACAATGCTCCGAAGGTGGTGGACAAAAAAGTATCAACTTCCTTGGACGCATAGTGCTTTTCAAGAAAGTAGTTTGTTTGAACTACTTGTAGAGCGTTACGAAGATCTGTTTGAAGCAGATCCAGAAGCTTTACGCGAAGCGTCAAAGAACGAAGACGGTGAACTAGTCTTTGAAGAAACTGGTGACGAACTAATTGACAAGTGGGAACGTGAGCTTGCTCTAGGACTTGACCCGGATCTGACAGAAGGTCTGTCTAAAGACATGGTTAAGAACCTAGAGAAAAATAGTGAAAAAGCTAAACGTGCTAGAGAGATAGCAGATGGAATCGATGATTCAAATATTCTTGATCAAGTTCTCGGAAGTGGTAAAGAGCTTGATATCCTCCGCGATAATATACTTGGCAACGGCAGGAATGTTTCTGCACCTTCTAGGGTAGGTAGACGTAGGTAAATGGCTAATAACGTTAAAATAACCACAGTATTTTCCGCAGACATAAAAGACGTAAAAGCATCTATTAAAGAAATTAATAGCCAAATGAAGGCTATTACAAAAGCGTCTACAGCACACAATAAATCTAATGTTAAAGCACAAAAAGATCAGTTAAAAAATACACGATCTACTTATAAAGAACAGTTAAAGTTATTAGAAGCTTTTGATAAAAAACAGCAACAGATTACAAAAAAACAAAGTAATCACGCCGTTCAACAATATAAGAAGGAACTTAGAGAAAAACAAAGATTAGATAAGTCTTTTGGACGTAGTAAAGGATTATTCGGTACTGACGTTGGACGAGGCGTAAATAGAACAGACAATTCTTCTTTTGGTCGCGTAAATAGAGTGGGTGGTAACGTCGCTGGTGCAGTTGCCCGATCTGTAGCGGGCATAGCTTCTGGGTTGGCCGGCTTTTTGATGGGCGCGGCTATGGGTGGTTATCAAACCTTAAATGAATACAGAACTGCGCTGGGACCAAACATAGGTTTAGGAAAAGGTTCTCGTGTTAAAGCTGGTATTTCAAAATCAGGTGGATCTAGACTAGGCTATTCTATGATAGAGTCTGCTCAACTGAATCCAGCCATGGCAAGAGCTACAGGTGCTCTTGGTCCTAGAGAATTGATGCAAGGCGTTAGATCAACTGGCATGGAATCTGGCCAAGTAGCCGGAATATACGGTTCTCTTCGTAGCGCTGGCACTAGCTTCGCAGGCGGCGAATTCAAAGGTCAATCAAAAGGTGGTAGAGAGTTTGCAAAAATAATTGCGGCTGGTATGGAGTCTGGTTTGGAAAAAGGGCGACTACCAGAATTTGCCGAGGGAGTAACTACTTTACTTGATCAACAAGCAGGACGCGCGTCTGGGGATGTGAGTGCGACTAGTGTTTCTAGTATTTTAGCTGCTTTAGGAAAAACTGGATTATCTGGATTTCAAGGCTCTCGTGGTGCCGCTGTTACAGGTAAATTAGAACAAGCGTTTTTAAAGCCTGGTGGGGGCGAGTGGGGAGATAACTTTATTCGTATGGCTATGGGATTTGGTAAACCAGGTGGCAAAACGGGCTATTACGAATCAGAAAAATCTCGCGAAAAAGCTTTAAGTGACCCACAAAACATGTCTAAACTTCTAGGTGAAGTTATTAGACAGTTCGGCAGTGGAAAAGAAGGCGCTTTAGGATTGCGGGAACTGACCGGTGTTTCGTTAGATCAGGCAGAGCAGCTTTTAAAGATTGAAAAAGACGGTGGTTTTACTAATGATAAGTTAGAAGAAATCAAAGGTGTAATGGACGCTGCTAAGCCGCTTGAAGAACAATCTTTAGCGGCTATGAAGGGTATTGGCGAAGGTATTCGCCATCTGGCAGGCAGAACCGATCACTTAATAGGAGTTGGTTCCAAAGTACAACAAGAAGTTGAATTGCTTGAAAAATGGCAATTCGAACTTCTCGACGCTTTGTTAGAAATTAAAAATACTCTTAAGAATCTATTTGAAGACATACATGAATGGCTGATGATTGACTCTTCTAAGGAAGCTAGAGAAAAACTTACCGCTCTTGATACTAAACGTAGAACCGATATTTCATTGCGTGGCGGCAAAACTCAAGCAGAGATTGAAAAAGACCAAGCAGCTATGCGCATGAAAGAACTAGAAGCTGGAATGAATTTGGCCAAATCTACACAAAAAGAAGATGTAGGAGGTACTTGGAAAGGCGTTGCTAAAGACGTATTAGCAGACACTTTTCTTCCTATGCTTGGCAATAGACTAATTCACGGCGGTAAGAACGTCAGCCCAGCAGATAAAGCCGGAATAAGTTTGGGATACACACAAAACGCAGATGCCGCAGCCACTGATTTGCTTTTTGGGATGTTAGGAAAAAAAGGAATCAAGCGCGTTCCAGAAGAACTAGTTCCTTCTTATGCTAAAGCCGTTGAGGCGACTAGACTTAAGAGAGAAAATAAAACCGCAAAACCAGATCCAGAATATCCTTCATTAGACGTAGAGGCTGCTAATGCACTTAGACACGATACTAGGGTATTTTTAAAAATTGATAATAACAGCGATTCTCGTAGTAAGCCACCTGTTGCACGAAGCCAAACGAAAAGATAATGTCTACCGTTAATATGAAGACGCGAGCAATCGCAGTGGTACATTCTCACGTTATAAAAGGAGATGATAACGGAATTATTGATCTTTCTAACGACTTAATTGCTATTCAAACCAATAAAGCGTTAAAGGGCTCTGGCGGAATGTCTTTAACGTTAGTAGCGCGTAGGAATTATCTTAACTTGATATATCCTAACGATGTAATAAATCTATATATAGATCCAGGTGATGGTAAACGTGGATTTGTAAGAACTTTTTTTGGCTATATAGATCGTATAGAGCGGTCGGTGTCTACCGACGACAAAGGAGCCACCTCCACAGTATTTAGAATAGCCTGTACAGACATGACCAAGGTTTTTGATAGAACCGACGTTTATTTCAATCCAAATTTGGCTAATCGTAAAGATTTCCTAGAAACACGCTTTGGACAATCGCAATTAGCTGGGCACGCGCTTAGAACAGCAGGTATATATGCGCACGGTTCTCCTGCTGATATGGTAGAAAATCTTGTTACCATGTTGTTGGGATTCGGCGCGCAGTGGATACTGCCTTCGTCTTATATAAACAACGCCAAAGGCTTGGATAGAAATAAAGAAAACCGTATAAATAGAACAAAAGCGCGAGTTCCTTCTACAGAGCAACAGTGGTTTACAGATCTTGGTGGAGTACCAAACAATGTTAGTAATTTGGATAAAGAAATAGAAGATCTTTTAAAGCAACAGGACGAGTTAATAAAAACAGACGATCTAGATGCTTTAGCTAAAGTTAATACAGCTTTGGCCAACAGACAGGCAATAGCGGATCTTTTGGAAGGTTCTCCGCAATTTAGAGCGTGGTTAACAGCGCAGTCGTCCGCAGTTAATCAAAAACCTACTATTTTAGATTTAATTGATCTTTCTTTTATAGAAGCTATGTCTATTGATGGGTGGATTGCGTCCACTTCTATTTGGCAAAAGCAAGGTAGTTTAGCTTCGTTGATGTATGGTTATTCCAATGAAGTGGTAAACGAGTTGTTCTTTGACTTAAGACCAGCGATGGTAGATGGCGGCGAAGGAATGTCAGACTCTTGTTTTGGAAAGACATATTCATACGAATCAGACGAACTTAACATAAACCTAGAAGGTACTGACGGCTTTCCGGCTGCTGTGCCTGCTGTAAAATACGTGCCTGCTATCGTTATGCGGGAATACCCGTATTCTACTAGCGAAGGAATAGACTTAACAAATTTGTTCATTTCAGATATAGGCGGTGTTTTTGAGTTTGTACCGTTTGGACCGGTTTTTGGAATGGGGGTGTCTACTGAACCTGGTGAACCAAAGCGTGTTGTGTATGACTACAATACGGTTCCTTATGTTAAAGAGAAAGGCGGATTATCGCCTATATCTAACCAATTTACCTCTATATCTAAGCCGTTAAAACATTTAGATGTAATACCAATTACAAACCAAGACGTAAAAGAAGACAGTCTAGGCCGAAGTGATAATGACGTTTTTAATCTTTTTGCATTGTACGCAGAAGACAGCTTACAACAACAATACAAATATTTACTACAAGACCTTTTTCCAATAGTGACGCCGGTTAGTATAGAACGTAATGGTTTGCGCGTAATGGAAATGTCTTCTATGTTCGCTAATTTCAGTGAAAGCAATAAAGTTGAAGGTAGTGGTATAGACACTGCGTCTATTAGACAAAATCTTGCTCGTTGGGCATTTCTTTTAGATCACTGGAATCAGCACAATAATGAGTATTTAAACGGCGACATGACGTTACGAGGTATGCCTGAAATTCGCGTAGGTATGCGCCTAGATCATGTAGATAGACACGAAAGTTATTATGTAGAAGAAGTAAGACACAACTGGAGCTATCCAGACGCGATGACCACTACGGTAACCGTTAGCAGAGGACAGAGAAACGATCCTTTTCCTGCTTACATACCTCCACTAGTAACCAGAGATTTTGGTAAACCTAAAACTTTACAAGACATCGAATACATTGCCTCTAAAGGTGGAGCCAAAATACCACTTGGAGACAACCTTGCAGATCAAGGATTTGTTTTAAGCGACGTTAGAGACGACGTTCAGTCGGTGACTAGTTTTGCGGGCGAATCCGTGGTAACTGAAAACGGAAACACAATATTAAGTGGAGGCGACCGAACAGATGCGGGACGCTTGTCTAAGTTTTTTCACGTCAACCCAGTACGCGCTACAGAAACTAGTGAACAAGGAACTCCTGTGGATAGAGCGTTTCATAATACAAATTATATAGATTCTCCTACTGAAATTACTAACGGTGCGTATATACCTGCTTACCCAGCTGAGGCGCCCAGAACAGGATTTACTACATCAGAGAGCGCTGAAGTAGTAGCAATACGCGACATAGACCCTGAGGAATGGAAGACTTTGGTTGAAGAACTGGGGGAAGAAGGCGCTAGAAACGCCCTAAACTTAACAGATGAATAAGCTATTAGACGGTACAGCTATCCAGTCTGGTCACGCTAGAAATAGCGATGATTATTCTAATGAACGCCTATACTATCCTGTTCTTGGTATTGTTTTAACTGTTTATTCTTCTGATGATAAACGCAACAAATCATCAGTCACTAAACACGATGGTAGAGGATCGCGTTGGGAAGCTGAGGTTTTAGTAATAAATGATGGAAGCGATACTTATTGGAAAGTAAAAGACGCTATCATTTTATCCTCTGGTGTTACTGGAATTGATGATTTTCACGAAGAACTACCAAGAGGGTGTTCACAGATGTTAGATGGTTCTGTGTATAAAAGTAATCTTGCTTCTATCGATCCAAACAAGCTTGACGGTGATCGCTGTCTAGTTTCGTTTGTTGGAGGTAGATTGTCACAACCAGTTATAACTAACTGGTTTCCACATCCTTCAAATACGTTTGATTCAAGCACGCAAGGATTGCGAGACAGCACGCTTACTCAAGGCAAGCGTTTTGCAAAGCGCTACTCAGGAACAGAACTAGTTGTAACTCCAAAAGGTTCTGTATTCTTAGACACTAATAACAGTGGTTCCACAGTGGTGGGTACTAGTGGAGGCGTAAAACGTAAGAAAACAGATGTTGGTGGAGATGTTTGTTTAAGCGTTAAACCAGGAAGAAAATTAGAGGTTAATTTCAACCCATCTGTTCCTACACCAACAACAGAACCGGCATTATTTCAGCCTAATCCGTCAATTGGTGAATTTACAAGAAATGTTGACAAAACTACGGTTACTTTTGATGAAGATTTTGTTAATGCAGTAGCTGGTAAAGTGGTACAATTGATAGGAAAACAAATACAAGACAGTATTTTGTTAGGTGAAACTCCTACTGATCACGCTGTTTTGGGAGAACATTTGTTGGCTACTTTTAACGCAATGATTTCAGTATTTAACGCAAATGTAGCGGTGTTTAACTCTCATAAACATTTAGACAGCACTGGTTCACCTACTGGTTCGCCTATTTCGGCAGCTATTCCGAATCCAGGATTTATACCATTTCCAACGCCTGGAACTGCTGGTCCACCTAGTCTAGACACTAACCCAATGTATGTAGGTACTGGTACTGCACAAACCGATGGCAGTGAAATGCCTGAGTCGGATTTATCCGAGGTGGTTAAATTACAGTAATGCGCGACACAATAACGCCTGACAGATCTAACTGGTTAGGCACAACAAACAACAAAGATAAGAAGAGTTTCTACAGCCTTGCGCTTGTTGTAGATGGTACGCTTTCTAGTGATTTTAACAACATTCCTTTAGAATTTTTATTCAACACAGATCCACAAGGCATAGATATTGAGGAACCTGCGGCGGTTCAAATTGTACCCACGCAGAATGGCGGACAGTTTGTTGAGAACCAAGGTACAATTTATAAAAATATTAATATAAAAGGTACTACTGGTTTAAGACCTAACATAAATAAACCAGGTGGCTTCAGGGTTTCTCCATACACAGGAAAAGGCAAACCCGGCACTAACGTGCCAGATAACGAACAGACTGGTTTTGATGATTTAGTAGCTTTGGTTAACTTTTTTAGAATCTATTCAGCCATTAAAAAAGACCCTATTAATGCTTATAAAGTTACGATGGTTTGGAAGAATGCCCGTGAGGGTGAGTACTATCGTGTAGAACCTATAAATTTCAAAACTTCCAGAGCTTCTAGTAGTCCTATGACCACTATGTACGACATAACCCTTCGTACAGTTGCTGCTTTAGATTTTAAAGACAAAATAGATAAACCAGTAACTAAACTCGGGTTTACAGCTAGGCTCAAGGATGCTACAAACGACATTGCTCGTGGATTCGCTACGTTGTCTGCAAAACAAGATACTTTAATATCTGTTGGAGCAAAGTTTGTCACCGACTTGTTGCAGCCAATAAACGATTTATTGAATGCGCTGACGTTGTTTACTACCTCAGCTAGCAGGGTGCCTGAAATTCCGCGCTATATAGTGAGCAATCTTATTGATAACGTAAATCGTGCTAAAATTGCTTGTGAAGATCTAGATCAAACTTACGAACAATTCAGCATAGTTGGCCCACAAAAGGCGGCTGCTAAGAACTTAAAAGACATAGCAGATGCGTTGATTAGAATATTTATAGAAGACGGTCTTTTCGGAGCAGAATCTGGGGATAAAGCCCAGCGTAAAATAAAACGCTATGAAAATACAGTAAATTCCAAAGGTACGATTTCAAGCGATTTATCGTCGCTAGGAAGCGGTGCCAGTCTTGCGGATATTAACATAGGCGAAGACATAAGAAAGGTAGCAAAACGTCTTGTAGGCGACTACAGCGCGTGGAAAGCCTTGGTCCTGCTCAATGATCTTAAGCCGCCATACATAAGTCCTACTGGCGATGGAGTAAGTGTTTTAAGACCAGGAAAAGACAGCATTCTGTATCCTTCTAGTACTGCCACAAGAAGTTCTTCTGTATCTAGAGATATTACTGCCAAAAGAGGATACGACGTACTCTACGGTAGAGACATTAAATTAACTAATAATCTTAATGGATTACGTACTATTTCTATTGATTCTAAAGGAGACATAGCGCGTGTTTCTGGTGTAGATAATGTGTCTCAAGCAATTGACATTAAATTCAACACAGAACAAGGAGAGCTTGGTGCTCATGAATCGTTTGGAATTAAGCTACCTATTGGGGTGCGTTCCAGTTCAGCGTTATCATTGGCAGAATTTGACATAAATGCCAGAAGCACCCTGCTTTCTGACAGTAGAATCGCGGCAGTAAATAGGTTAGAATTAGAAGTGCAGGGAAATACAACTCTTATAAAGGCAGACACCCAACTTATTGACGGTGGAGACACTCTATCACTAAGTTTGGATGTACGTAAATAAACCATGGCATTTCAGCCCAAACAATTTGCAAACATACTAGAAACAATGATTAATTACATGCGTGCCAACACGGATGTAACTGATTACGAAATAGGATCTGTTGTTAGGTCAATCTTAGAAGCTTGTGCGCTTGAAGACGACGAAGCCTACTTTCAAATGGTTCAACTACTTGATTCATTTTCGATATTCACCGCTACCGGTGCTGACTTGGTGCGTCGCGTTGCGGACTACGACGTGGTTCCTTTGCAACCAAACGCTTCTCTTGGGTACGTAACCATTAGAGATGAGCTACTGCCTACCTCTACTTTATCAATCGATAAACTAGCTGGATCTACTACTTTGCTTATCGAAGATTCTTCTGGGTTATCAACTAGCTATCCATACGACGTAAGGGTAGGTGAGGGAACTCTACAAGTAGAAGATGTTCAAGTTAGCAACAATAACACGCTTACTAACACATTAACAATTGCTCCACTAGTTAACAACCACAGCGCTGGAGAACGGGTATCTTTTGTTAGCGGTGCCGCCGACAAAACAATCACCGCAGGTCTACAAGTACAGTCACCAGCCGTTGGTAATGAGTCTGCTGTTGTGTTTTCTACTATTGAAAACGGTACTATAGTAAACGGCAATTACTCTTCTACATCTATCAAAGCAAGAGCAGTTTTACCTGGTCTTGCCGGTAACGTAGGTTCTGGTCGTATAACACAGTTTACATCTAGTGCTCCGTTTAGCGGCGCCTCTGTAACCAATCTAGCCTCGTTTGGCGCAGGTAAGGGCGAAGAACTACCTGAAGAACTTCGATCTAGAGCACTAGGAAAGAAACAAGCTGCGTCTAGAGGAACTCCTTTAGCTCTTAAAGAAGCCGTACGCGGCGTAACAGACGCTGTTACAAAACAAAGAGTTTCTACTTCAAATGTCTTAGAAGATTTTGAAAATGATGAAGTTATTGTTTATATAGACGACGGTACTGGATTTACACCGGATCAAGTCCAACTAGGAACTACCACCGTAGGCACAGCAGTATTAGCTGGCGCAGGTACGGTAGAGATCGACGATGCAGTCGATTTCCCAGACGCCGGGTATATTGTTATAAGTCCTGAAAACTCGTCGCAAATAGAGCTGCTTGAATACGACGGCGTAGACAGAACAGTTTCACCAGCGGTGGTTTCCCTAATCGGAAGCACTGTTAACGCACATGATGTCGGTGATGAAGTAGTTTTGGTAGACGTATTAGATTTGTCTGCTGAAGAAGGTACTAATTACTACGAAACATCAGATTTACCGATAGTTAGAAATTCGTATAGATTGTGGATAGATAACGGGTCAGGATTGACACTTCAGACTGAAGATGTTGATTATATCTTAAAACGTGGACTAGGACGGATACAACTAATCGGAGACGGCACAGACGCGGGAGACGTAGTTGTAACTACATACACTTACTACACGGGATTAGTTGCTACGTGTCAAAAAATAATAAATGGCGATGAAACCGACGAAGTTAACTTTCCAGGTGTTTACACCGCTGGAATTCCTCCTGTTGTAGAAACTCCTACAATTAGAAGAATAACTATTCGTTTACTAATAACTGCTATTGAAGGTAAAGATAAAGACGATTTACTTCCACTCGTAAGGACTGTCGTGGAAACATATATATCTAGCCTAGGTATCGGAAATGACGTTATTTTGTCTGAAATTATAAAAAGAGCCATGCGTGTTCCTGGTATGTATAACTGCAAGGTTATTACTCCAACATCAGACGTGGCTGTTTCTGAAAACGAACTGCCTGTTCCTTATGACACGCAAGGCGACTCTATCGTAACTATTGTCTAATATGGCCATTAAGATAAACCAGTCAGCTATAGCTGAAGCAAAAGATCAGTTGTTTTTGGACACTGCCGATGGGCAGCGCTTAAATAACGTTTCTTCTAATTTAGGGCTATTTAGACCGATCTTAGGTATAGGAAGCGACGCTGAATGGCGTGCTATTGTTAAAAAAATAGCACATAATCCTAAACTAATTCAACGCGTTTTTAGACACATTATAGAATGCTGCATAGGTCCTAGATTTACTCGCACCGCCAACTTGTCTGCACCCACTGAAGTAGGAGACAATGTTCTATTTGTAAACAACGCAGAAGAATTAATACAGTTAGGAACATTGGTAATAGATTCTGGGCTTCCTACCGAAGAAACAATAACTTTTGATTTTGTAGACAGAATAACGAACAAAGTCATATTAACAAGAGGACTTACCTACGCCCACCAGGTACTGTCAGATGGGTCTGGAGTTTTGGCTGAAGATAAGGCTGTTTCTTCTATAGAACTTCCTCTTTACGACTCTAGTTTGTTGCCGACCACTAACTACCCTTATCCGCTGCTGGTGGGATCAGGTACAGAGAACGAAGAGATGGTGTTGGTGTACGACAACGACACCATTACTAATACGTTGACTATTTCTGCTTTAACAAAAGATCAGAGTGGATTTAAGAGTTCTTTTCTTCGTAGAGAACTTCTACTGGAAACGTTTGCTGGTCGAACATTTATACGTTTCGATGTTAGTGAATCTAGGTGTTTCCCATCGGAAGGATGGTTGCGTTTAGACGCGAATAGTGTTGATGAAGAAGTAGTGTATTTTACTAGCAACGACGTAGATAATGACGTTATATATTTAAAAACACCTCTTAAATTTTCCCATGTAGCCGGTACTTCTGTGGAACTTCTAAGACCGGGAGCTAGTGTTAAGTCTGCGTCTTTGACACAACCGGGTATAGGTTGGGAAATTTTTGACGCAACCAATAGAGATCTAAAAATATACATTCCTCCAACGTATAGAGAATACAGAATTCTAGACGTAACATATTTACACACTGCTTCTCCTGGAGCAGTGTCTACCACGCTTGACAGTAACGTCTCTATCGGCGACACGGTTATATCGCTTACAAGTATTGCTGGATTTCCTTCACTTGGTTTAGTACAAATAGATGGTAATGAAGTGGCTTTTTATTATGAACTAGACGAAGATAACGCCACGATTACGTTAATAAACGGAACGCTATCTGCGTATTCGGCTGGCGATTCTGTAGACGTGTTGACCTACCCGTATTCCGGTTCTGATTTGGAAGATTCTAATGTATTTGATATATTAGGCGACATCATACTCAACGTATTCCCTGGTAAATATTTGTTTGACGCAATACAACAGTCTCCTAGCTCTGTTTTCACAACGCTTGACGTAGCCGTACCTCCTCCGACCAGACTGCTATCAAGTCAACTTTCTGGATTTACAAACATAGAAGTTGAAGACGCTAGTATGTGGGGTACTCCAATATTTTCTGCTAGAATAGGAAGCGGAACGGGGTCTCAAGAAGATTTGACTGTAACCGATGTTACTATAGCTAAAACTACTTCTGATCAATTAAACGGAGCAGTTTCTATAGGTGGAACATCTTTGGTACTTGACAACACTAGCGGGTTCCCCGAATCCGGTGTTGTAAATATGGCTGGGTACAGAGTTATCATAGACGAAGGAACCGTAGATGAAGAAATTGTACGTATATTAGACAATGACGTAGGTACAAATACGTTTACTTGTGTTCCTTTAGTACTTAATCATGCGGACAACGCTGTTGTGTCTCTTTTAAATGACACCGTGACGTTTTCCACAGGGTTAAATAACTCGCACGACGGTGACAGCGTGTCTCCCACAGTCGTTGGTGATTCTGTAGAAGTATTGACGGAGTTTCTAGAAGTCGTTTCAGTTGCAGGGTTTTCTAATTCAGGTAAGATAATAATAAACTACGGAAACGCTAGATCTCCTGTAAGAGCAGAGATTATTGCTGCAAGTCCAGGCAGCTATACCATAGCAGACAGCTCTGTGTTACCTGAAGTTTACCCTTACCAACTAGTTTTAGGGCAAGGTCTGTCTACTGAAGAATACGTGTTTGTAACCAATAACAACACAGGAACAGGTGTTTTAACGGTAACCGGCGATGTTAATACACATTTTGCTGGAGAATACATAGAATTTAGAGTAGAATCACCGGAAGTAGTAAATTATCAAGATATCGATTCTGGTAAACTACAATTTATTCCACCGGTAGTGTTGAATAAACACGAAATAGGTGAACAAGTAATGGTAACTAATCAACCAAGTGAACCTAGCCTAGATGGGTTTGATTACCCATTCTATTTGCCACCAGACAGGTTTCTTTGCTTGACTTACGCTTTTGGTTTAGTAAGAGGCGCTGGTATTCAAGTTTCTATTGTTAATGAACGGTAAAGGTTATTATGTCTAAGAAAAACAATTGGTTACCAAACGTACGTGTAGATATAGTTGACATGAATCAAGCTTCTTGGGGCTACCTAGATTCTACTCAACAAGAATTATTAAATTCAGTTTTAAAAGACGATTATTCTCGTGTTTTAGATGGCTTTAGAATACAGATAGCAGATCAGGGAAGTTTCCCTGGCGTATTCACTGTATACAACGGTTCGTCCGTAGACCATGATGGTGTGTTTGTTTCTAACAAAGAAGATCTAGACGCACAACGTTCTTCTACTATAACCGCTGACGCTACGTACTACATAGAAATAGAGCATCTAGAAACTCCCAGTGACACCGACGTGCGTGGTGTGTGGGATCCGTCTTATGATAACGGATTAGACGATTCAGGTGATCAGCTACCACCTGGTAGAGAGTTTATACAAAATGTATCCACTAGAATTACAAAAGATTGGAAAATAGTAACTCCAATTTCTACGTCTGGTTTCGAGCTATCTACTAATCCTGATAGTACGAAGATTCCATTAGCTATACTGGTAGTTTCTGGCGGCGCAATCACAGGTGTAACCACTTCTCCAGCCAGAACCTGTTTACTAGAGTCCGTGTTAGCCGGTGCTACTACTTTGAAGATGGTTAACACAAAGTTAATGCCGGATTCGTTTACTGCTACGCTAGACATAGGTGGTCCTAATCAAGAAACGGTGTCAATCACTGCCAACGATCGTGTAAACAACCTGCTAACGGTTAGTGGCGGCGGCGTTGCCAACAACCAAGCCGCTGGTGTTAGGCTTGCGGTAGCCGGCGTGTCACCAGCACAATTTCTTGTTGAGCGTACGGCAACTCTGCCTTATCTAGAAGACACATCCGGAGACGCCAGATTACGTATATGGCAGGGCAATGAAGACCGTGGTTATGTTCTAGGACAAGATCCTTCCGTTACTACAGGAAATTCAGATTCTCAGATTGCTAGTTTAAAAGATCGGGTAGATTTTCTTGCCGCTCAAATAAGAGAACTAAAGTTTGGTGCGCAACGCACTGATGATCTAGGTAGAATAGCCCCACCAAATTCATATAACGCTTCTCCGAGGTATTTTGACAGCGTACCAGGACTAGTAGGTGCGAAAGCGTTTTCTATCACCATTGGTGATGGAGTCACTCAATGGGGTGATTTTAACAGAACGTCTTACGCTAGCGATGATTTGTTATTAGCAGACGCCATTGCTGCTTTGCCCGCTGATGGTGGAACTGTTTTTATTAAACAGGGTGTAGTTTTAGATAATTTTGCTGCTACCGTCGATGTTCCCGCAGATACTAAAGTATTGTTCAAATCAGAAAATTTTAGAAACACCTCCGTGGTAAACATTGATTGTACTGATGTTAGTCCTCTTTTTAATTGCTTAACCGCTAATACTACTGGATTTATTGGTTTCGAAAACATAACCATAAACACAGACAACGCCGCAACATCGGTGGTTGTTCTAAGAGATAACTGGGATTTATATGTAAGCGGATCGGCAATTGTTGCTGATGGCGAAGGTTCTAACGCTGTTATAGACTACACGAATGTAACCACAACTACAGGAAGAACTACAATTCAACACAGTAGCTTTGATGTTACGTCTGACGGAACGACTACAACCAACGGTAGAGCGTTTATTGATGCCGACAATTCACCGTTTAGTAATATAACGATATATGATTGTGATTTTGTATTTGAAAACACGCTTGGGTCTGGTTGCTTGGACACGTTAATTCAAAGTACAGAGTTGCGTGAAAACGTTAGACTCCTTAATTGCCACTTTGACATTACAGGAGACGATACCGTAGGTATTCGATTAGCAAGCAGTGTGGACTCTGGTGATACTTCAAGAGGAAGAGTAATACAAGGATGCTCTCACGTACGCAGTGGTTCCGATATCGCGTTTATTTCCTCTTCTCTGGTTACTTTAAACCGTATACATAACCACTATAGCTCGGTTGGAAGTACTACTGATAGAGTAGTTGCCGACACAGATTTTGCTGCTAATGTTGACGTTGCTGGTAATCTAACCATGGCTATTAACCAAGACATAGAAGTCAGCGGAACCGGGCTATATAAGCACGGTAGTAGATTAATGATGATTAGTCCTGTTGGCGGTTCACACAGTGGAGGAGGCACTGCAACCAGCTCCGCAGGTCAAATAACTTTAACTGACGCCACAGGTATTTGGTATGTTCCCCTTCATTTACAAGTTGGCTGGGAAGTAGAGTCTGTTTCTGTTTACCTAGAGCCTGCAGGGTCTAGTACTAAAACTCTTCGCGTCAGAAAAATAATAGAAGACGGAACAGCCACAAGTGCGGCGGTTAGAGTTTTGACTTCATCTACTGAGAGTGATTATCAAATAACACAAGGAGTTGGTACTGGTATACCGTTTATTGTAGAGGATGATGCTTCATATTGTATTGCTTTTGAAGCAGGTGACAATGGTGATATAATTCGTATTATTAAAGTGGTTTATAATCAACCGTAATTAAAGGAGAAATACATGAGTAAGAAATTTATAGGAATTTGTTCAACTGTTATTTTACTAGGAATGGGTCTATTTACGTTTAGCTATGCGCAAACAGATCCTGCTTCCATGGATATTGGCGGTCTTTTTGCGTTCATCCTAGAGAAGCTTAAGTTAAGTCAATGGCTTGCTGCGTTTGGCGCTGTTCTAGTTGGCGCTGTTTGGCTACTTCGTGGACTAATTGCTCCAAGAGTCAAGTGGTTTGGTAGCAAGTTGGGTGGTTGGGTACTCTCGTTCCTAACTGCTGTTGCTTTAGCTGCGGGAACGGCACTAATGGCGGGCGGATCAGTTTCTGTTGGTCTACTAATGTCTGCTGTTTCTGCTGCTTTTGTTGCTGCTGGAGGTTGGGAAGGTGTTTCCGATCTTCTTGCTGCTAAAGAAGCCGCCAAAGCCCCTGTTGCCGTAGCCAGAAGAACTAAGAAATAATAAGACTAGGAGATAAGGTAAATGCTTCAAAAACTAGGCGCGGTATCGTACTGGTATCCAGGCGCAAAATGGGACTTGTTACTTGCGGAAGGCGACATTCAGGACATTTATCTTATCAATCCCAACTCTGGCCCAGGATACGGTACTTCGTTTGACGTAGGTAGTTCTAACCACGCTGCCTACTCAACGTACATAAACAAAGCCAGATCAGCCGGGCACATGGTTATTGCGTATGTAACCACTAATTACCACGATAAAAATGGCGTTCAAAGTGACGGTATAAAGAGAGATCCGCTTAATATAGCGAACGTATTTAAGGAAATAGACGTTTATTACACTCGTTTTCCGGGAATGATTGACGGGATTTTCTTTGACGAGATGTCGCCTACTGGCGACGCCGTAGACATAGATTATTACACCAAGATTTTCAACTACATGCAGACTAAGCCTGGCAAACACTATGTAGTACAAAATCCAGGCGGTAACTTTCCTGAGGGCATGATTAACGTTGCAGATACGTTTATGTCGTTTGAAAATACCTATTCTTCGTACCTTACGTATACTCCACCGACATGGCAAGCGAAGTACCCTGCTAACAAGTTTTGGCACGTAGCACACACTTGTCCTGCTACGGAAATGAAAAACGCTGTTGCTCTTTCTAGAAAGCGCAATGCAGGTAGATTCTATTGTACTGAACTAGTTATGCCAAATCCTTATTCTGCTCCAACGACATATTTGAAGGGCGAGGCAGCCGAACTTAGGGCACTTAATGCGTTGGAAAACCCAGTCGTTGTACCTGCGCCAGAACCTGTTCCTCCTGTCGTGACTATAGAGCCTGTAACGACTACTATGACAGTCCAGATGCCGATTACGATAACTGTGGGAGTTTCGCCTACACCGGTGTCGGTAGAAATGGTTGTGCCTGTAACCATTACTATTACTAAGTAGACAAGTGCCCGCTCTGATTACAAATTCTGGCGCGGCTTTAAAAACCGCAAGTACCACTGCGTCACCCACCATGCCTACTGGGCTGAGGATTGGTGACGTGTTGTTAATGCACGCCAATGTATCGAGCGGAACTATCACAATATCCAACAATGCTACAGGCTGGGAGGAATTGTCTCACTTAAGCCAAGCTCTTACCAACGTTGTCGAGAGCTACGTATGGGCCATTAGAGTTACTGATATAGGCATGCTAGGACCAGAGCTTACTCGTACAGGCGGTGACTACATGATTGCTAGGATATGGGTGGTTAGCAGTGTCAACGGTACCACAGCAACAGACGGTATTGTCGGATCCAGAAACACTTTGTCTGGTGGCAGTGTATTTACTTTGTCACACACAACGTTTAATACTACCGAGGATGACGCCACAATCGTGTATATAGGACAGACTGGTTTTGACGGCACGGGATCCGATATGTCTAATGACGTTGATGACTCTGCGTCTAACGTTCTAGGGGCAGCGGTGCTGGCATACGACGGAACCACAACCGGAAATGGCGGTGGCTACACGGTCGCACAAGGATACCTTCGCACTGCAGGAGCCACAGGTCAGCTTGATTGGATGCACGGATCTGCAAAAAGTTGGTGTAAACACGCTTTCGCGTTTCAGGGCACGGTACAAAACGCGGTGGCACCTGTAATAACAGAAGTAACAATCGAAGGTGCGATAGATTACAACGATCCGATAGAAGTGGGTGCGGTGGATGACGTATCACTTTCGTCTGTAATAATAACTGCTACATACGGAGCAGACTACGTAGGAGGAGCGATTACGGAGACTGTGTACGACGGTACGGCATTTTCTACCGCGTTTTTGACAGACTCCACGGTTACAGGAACTTTGGTGGCTGGTCTGGACTTTTATCTTGATCGAGATGGCGGGTGGCCGTCAGAGGATGTGGACATAAACGTAATAGCCGTTGATGCACAAGGTAACGTCGCTACCGATACGTTTACGTACACTACAAACTTTGTGCCTGTTCCGATTGATGCTGTACCACCTACGATAACTAACTTTGTACCACCAATCAACACTGATTTAGATAAAATGGAGCCAATTCAGTTTGATGTACTTGATGATCTGGCATTAGGTAGGATATTATTAGAAATATCGTTTCTAGGAATAGACATGCCTGAGCCGATATACAATGGTAATGGGTTTACTGCTAATTACTCTAACGGAGAAAACAGTGTTACACCAATATCTGGTGGATTTAGATTTACGGTATTGCGTAACGGTGGGTGGCCTTCTACACAAATAACGGTTACTCCATACGCACACGATACTAGTGGAAACGAGAACACATAAAACATGCCGGCACCAACGTCATATACTTGGGGAGTAGTACCGGGAGCAGATCCGCCAGAGCCTCCTCCGCCTCCTACAGTACCCGAAGAAACTGATGCAACTGTATCTAGCGTAGTGGTCGTAGCGCATGACATGGTGCAAGTATTTTTTAATATTCCAATGTTATCCAATAGTGCTATGGCACTAAAGACAAACTATACCGTCATTCCACAAGGAGATGGGATCCCTGTAAACGTCGATAAAGTATTAGTACCAAAAGGAACCGTAGTAGACTACGTACAGCTTGTTATCACTGATTTTAGTATAGGTGAAGAATATTTGGTAGTAGCAGAAAACCTAACTACACCGCAAGGTAACCCTATTTCTGAATTTAATGCAGCGCCCTTTATTGGCCGCCGAACAAAAGTCGATGCCATGATGGACAACATGCCCGCTATTTATGATTTAACGCCAACTTCGACGTTAAGAATGTTATTTAATGCAATCGGAATGATGGATGACTTGATCGGCGGCAGCAGGAATGATACTCTAGTTGGAAGCATAGATCCAGACGCGTAAAATGAGTGTTAAAGATTCAATAGTAGGATGGTTAGCTACGCTAAAAAGCAAAGCCAACTCGTCAAGTGCCATAAAGAAGTGGATTCTTTATATGGTTGTAGCTATTGTTGCATTTTTTGCACTTGCATGGTTGTCTAATAGAGCGTTTCGTCAGTGGCGTGAACTTGCTGAATTAAAGCATAAAATGGATGTTCTTAAAGAAGAGAAACACCAAGCTGAGGTAGCAAAGAAAAGCGCGCAAATTAAAGAAAAGATCGATGAACTTGACGTTTCCATTCAGCGTAAGCAAGCTGAAATTGATTTAGTTGACGATAGTATTAGAAGTTTAAATGAAAAATGGGAGTTAGAACGTGAAAAAATCACTGCACTCAATGACTGGGATAGCTTGGATCAGTACGTTCGTGATACTGAGTCTAAGTAGTGCTGCACTAGCTAATCCTTTCCCGCCAAGTCAGCGGAAAAACTTTGATGGTCAAACGTATCAGTGTTTTGACTTTGAAGGCTATAAATCTTTAGTCATTACGCACCAAGAGTTAGAGAAAACTATAGACGAAGTTGATCTGCTTGAAGAAAAAAACCAACTACTTACAGATCAAGTAGTTAATCTACAAGAGATCCGTAAGCTAAACGAAGAAAAGATCGAACTTTTCCAGACGGAAAACGAACGCCTGTACAAGCTGTGGCAAGAAGAAAATAAGAAACGACATTTGGCTGAAGAACGTCCTACGTTTAACTGGTTGGCGTGGACCGCCGCAGGTACATTTGCCACTAGTACGCTGGTTCTATCTTTGGTACTGATCGCTAATTAACATGGGATACGTTTTGGAGCTAAAGAGCCCCAAAACTGGGGATTCCGCGATCTTTATTAAATTAAAGGAGGTCTACCCAGAATGCCTGCATTTGATTTCAGATGAAGAACAGCTGCATCCTTTGATATGTCTTAAGAGTACTTGCCACAGAAATTTTAATTGCATGAGTACCCTAGCTAATAGGGTAAAATATATATTTGATACATTCGTTAATGCTAGATTGTTGTTTCTTTACTTTAGCTACAGGGATTTTCCTAACAAACAGCGCGCTGGTATATTTACTAAAGAACTAGACGAACCAAGATATATTACGTTTAATTTACATGCGTGGGAAAAGGTTAAGTCTTTGTCTACTATCTACGAATGGTCTTTACCTGATTCTGTGTTTTTGGCTAGTTCGGCTAATTTAGTGCAAATTGGTAAAAAGAATGGGTAAATGCAAAATAACCATTAAAAATAATGTAGCGTACATTACTGGTGACTACGACACAGAAGTTGTAAAGAACGTAACTAGCTACCCTGTTGCGGGTGCTTTTTTTTCTCCGTTATTTAAGCGTAAGCTGTGGGATGGGCGTAGCCACACTTTTAGCAAGAAAACAAAGTCCTTTCCCTTCGGCCTAACAAACGTCGTTGTAGAGGCGCTTAACGGCGTAGGTACGGAGGTAGAGGTGGTTGACGAGACGGAGTGGCCGGAAGTATCTAACAACGGCTTCGATCTACACACCATTGAGTTTGGTAAGGGAAGATACGACTACCAATTAGAGGCTGCAAAAACGTTTGTAGAAAAGCGTCGTGGAATACTTAAGATAGCGACCAATGGGGGCAAAAGCGCAATCGCCGCTGCTATTACGCACCATCTTAATATTCCTACACTTTTCATCGTTCCCGGTATTGATCTTTTATACCAAACGAGAGCTATGTTTGCGAAATATTTAGACGTTGACGTAGAAACGCTTGGAATAATTGGTGATGGTAACTGTGTTTACGGAGACTGGATTACTTTCGCAGTAATAGATAGCTTAGCGTCTAAGGTAGATAACGAAGACGAAGAATTCCTTAAAATTAAGGACACTTGGCAACTGTTGTTCACTGACGAAGCACATACCAGTGCCAGCGAAACCGCGTTTTCTACTTTATCAAAGATTCCGGCACCTTATCGTTGTGGAATATCTGGTACCCCGTATTCAAGGTCAGATGGAGCTAGTCTTCGCCTTACAGGACAAACTGGCGACATTATTTATGAAATAAAGAACAAAACACTAGTAGAACGCGGGATATCTGTACAGCCTCACCTACACATACTTACACATAAAGAACCTATACTTCCTAAAGGCTCGGCATGGGCTACCGTATTAGATAGAGGTATTGTAAACAACGAATCTTTAAATAGAAAGTTAGTTTATTACGCACACGAACACATTAAAGAAGGTGCGCAATGCATATTCATGGTAGACAAAATCGCACAAGGTAATAATATACTTAGGATTATCAATAGTTTAAAACCAGATTACGAATGCTTCTTTATGAGAGGCGACTTGTCTTCGGATGAGCGCAAGCAGTGTTTAGCAGACTTCTCTTCTGGTAAAATACGCGTAATTATAGGTACTAGCGTTATGTCTACTGGTATCGATTTGTCGAACATAGACATGGTAGTGCTCTGCGGCGGAGGAAAAGCCACTATTCCCCAGCTACAAAGGATAGGGCGCGGACTACGCTCAGGCAGAGGTAGAGATAAGTGTATAATTGTGGATTTTATGAGTTTTTCACATAAACACCTTATTAAACACTCACAAGCACGCTTAAAAACATATAAAGAAGAAGATTGCTTTAATATAAGTGTCGTTGATTAGTGGTATAATTGTAATGAGTGGTACTAAAACTCATAAAGAAAGACAACTGGGTTAAGTTCAAGCCCTGTTCAAGTTCATTTTCGAACCTGATCCGATCCGCTATTAAGCCGGTTAGCTATCGAAAGTTTGAAAATGAAACAGGCTATTGGTTTGTGCATAAAGATCAGTTGTTGTCACTAATTGGATTGTCAAAGAAGTTTTACGAATCAGTAGACACTTCAGAAACTCCAGCGGAGTGGTTGATGGTTAAGAACGAAAAACAAACAGAAATCGATTCTCCGTATTCTAAATTATTTTTAACACACAAAGCACCGATAGAACTAGTAAAATTAGTTTACGAAAAATTGGTTACTACGTACCATCCTGATCATAATGAAGGTGTTGGAGATTCAGAAAGATTGCAAGAAGTAATCAAAGCTTACAGAGAAATTTGCAGGTCGAAACTGTAGTCTGATCTTGACCAAAACGCTCATTGGGAGTAAACTAGTTAGTACAAATCGCCAAGGAAAGCCTTGGCGTTTTTCTTATTTATGCCAAAAATTTCTGCAAAACAACGAACAACAACAAACCAACAAAAAGCCAAAGAAGTAGTAAACACTAAATCAGTAAAACAATTTTCAGAAGAAGAACTTAAAGCAAACGAAATGGCACAGGTGTATGAAAAAGCACTTGGCATTTATAAGAACAAGCCTGCCCTTAGATATTTAAAAGGTTTTGTAAGACAAGACACAACGTCGTTTAAGACGTGGTTGCGCGCTGCAACTTTTGCGGAAGAATTAGAAGTAGACTATCCGACGTACATAACCGCACAGTTTTACTACATCGATAAATGGTACAGTCGTGCGCCTAAAGTACATGAGATAGCTAGTTTTAAAAGTAATAATAACGCCAAGCACAGAGTCATGCTATACGTTGCAGAGCGTACTCATGATAGGTATGTGGTAGGACCTGTTGATGGGCGACGATCAGAGTCTGTTGTAGTTGACACTGGTGCGTCGGAGCGCAATCTAAGAGATTTAGCACGTAATTTTAAAAAGTCTGAAGAAGAGATTTTGCGCGTGTTTGGTAAGCCGGGCGTTCGTGAGATCTATTTCGACTATAATTGGTTGCAAAGCAACGTGATATTTAAGAAACTAACAGAATTGGGAGAACTATAGACCGTGTACACACCAGAAGGATTTGCGTTAGAGATATTTAAAAAAAGATACACGATTCACGAAGAAGAGACGTGGGAAGAAGCGTGTGATCGTGTTGCTTCCCACGTAGCTTCAGCGGAAGACGGCTCTAACATACCTAAATATAAGAATATGTTTGCTGATATTCTTAAGTTTAATCTATTCATGCCTGGTGGTCGTATTTGGTACGGATCAGGTCGGTCAAAAGGACAGCTTTTAAACTGCTTTGTTGTACCCACAAAAGATAGTCGTGAGGGATGGGGTAAGACAGTAAGCGACATGATTGTCATTTCTGGCACTGGTGGTGGTGTAGGTATGAATTTTTCCCCAGTTCGTCCACGTGGTTCTAAGATTGCTGGAACAGGCGGATTTGCCACAGGCGCGGTTAGCCTAATGTCCGTTGTAAACTCTGCTGGCGAAGAAATCAAGGGTGGTGGCGGAAGACGTACCGCGTTGATGTTTTGTTTAAATCTTACCCATGGAGATATTGAAGAATTTTTAGACAAGAAGCTAGACCTTCAACAACTTAATAACGCTAACGTTTCTGTAGTGTTCGACCAGAATCCAGAAGATTTCTTTAATAAAGTTAAGAATGACGAAAACATTCAACTTAACTTTAATGGTCACGTGGTAAGAGAAATACCAGCAAAACGTCTTTGGTACAAGATTGTAGAAAACGCGTTGAAGAGTGGAGAACCAGGATTGCTTAATGGGTATTTTGCCAATAAGATGAGTAATATATGGTACTACAAACCTCTTATTTCTACTAACCCGTGTGGTGAAATTTGGATGCCGGAATACGATTGTTGTTGTCTAGGCGCGCTAGTTCTACCTAGATTCCTTCAAGGACGTGATATTCCTGGTGATAAACTCTCTGTTGATTGGCAATTACTAAAGGATACTGTACACAGTTCAGTACGTTTTCTTGACGACGTATTAACTGTAAATAATTACCCATTACCCGAGATTTCAGAAACTTGTAAGACTTTGCGTCGTATTGGTTTAGGAATCATGGGATTACACGACATGCTGCTGATGCTGGGGCACAAGTACAACAGCCCAGCGGCTTTAGAATTTGTCAACAAGTTGATGAATTTTATTAAAAATGCTGCTTACGAAGCTTCTATAGAATTAGCGAAAGAAAAGGGACCATTCCTTAAATTTGATAAGGAATTGTTTATGAAGTCAGGTTTTGTCAAAACTCTAAAACCTACGGTTAGGGATAATATTAAGCTTCATGGTATTCGTAACTGCGCCTTGTTGACGTTGGCACCGACCGGTACCACTGCGATGACTTGCGGGGTAACATCAGGAATTGAGCCGATGTTTGCCGCCGCTTACGAAAGACGTTGGTGGAACGGAGATAAACGCGAAATGGAAGTAGTCGTACATCCGTTATTTAAGCAATTTGTTGAAAGTGGAAAGGATGTTTCACATTTCCAGGGCTCTCATGATTTAAATATGCGAGATCATTTTGAGATGCAACGAGTGTGTCAGAAACACATCGATAACGCAGTGAGTAAGACAATTAACCTGGTGCAAGGCACGTCTGTAGAAGAGTTGTCTGAATTATACATGGAATACTTGCCAGAACTTAAGGGAGTCACAGTGTATCCTGAAGGTAGTCGAGAAAATCAGCCTTTGACGCCACTACCGCTTGAAGAAGCCATGCAGCACGCGTCTGCTGCCAGAGGTGAAGCAACGTCGCAGGATTCATGCAAAAGCGGAGTATGTGACGTATAGTATTGCGCTGGTGGTGCGTGTGATGTATAGTACTTGATTACTGTTAATAGGTTTCTGTGTCATCTAAGTTCCTTTTTGATAATAAACTGCCTCAAAGATTTTGGGATAAAGTCTTTCCTGAACCCAATACGGGTTGTTGGTTGTGGTCTGCGGGCGTAGACAGCAAGGGATATGGACAAGTAGTTTTGTGCGGCAAGATCCATTTGTCGCATAGACTATTGTATAAAACACTTGTAGGTGACCCTGGTAAATTGTTTTGTTGTCATAAGTGTGATCAGCCACTGTGTGTCAACCCAGATCATTTGTTTTTGGGAACGCAAAAAGACAATATGCTGGATATGGTACAGAAAAATAGGCATGGCGGAAAGAACAAGACACATTGTCCACAAGGGCATGAATACACGGAAGAAAATACAAGATATTCAACTTATAAATACAAAGTAAGATACTGTAGGGAATGTAAAAAGATAAAAGCACTCGCCAGATACTACGCCAAGAGGAGTAATTAATGGCAAAGTTTTTATTTGATCGAGAGTTCCAGTGCAAGATAATAAAATTAATGCACCAAGATTTTTCTTTTTTAACACTGGCAACAAGTGTAGTAGAAGCTAGTTTTTTCGAAGATAAAGTATTAATAAGATTTTTTCAAATAATATGCGAGTATTACAAAGAGTACGGTAAATGTACCACAAAAACTGCCATTATTAACGAGATCGAAAAAGATTACGCCTCTGGTCGAATAAAAGATGAGTTAATACTCAAATTTAAAGAACTATACGATGAATTAGAAGAACCCGTAACAGATGCTGAGTATATAAAAGACGAAGTAATACGTTTTTGTAGGAGACAGGCGACTCGCAAAGCAATGCTAGAGTGTGCTAGTCTTACGGATTCTGAAGATGAATCGGTTTGGGATAAAATTTACTCAAAAATAGGCGAAGCGGTGCGTGTCGGCACGGATGCCAATGACCAAGGTCTCCATTACTTTAGAGACTATGACGACCGTATCAAACAGCGCGAGGCAGGCGATGATAGAATCATTATTCCAACAGGAATGCCCGATATTGACGGATTCTTGAAGGGTGGACCACGTTCTGGTCAAATAGGCTTCTTCATGGCAGGTTCAAGCGTAGGTAAGAGTCTTGCTTTGTCTCATGTAGGTAAAAGAGCCGTTACCGGTGGGTTTAAGGTAGTTCATTACACCTTAGAGCTTTCTGCGTTAGAAATTGCAGATAGATATGATGCTTGTCTAGCGCACGTACCGTTTCAGAGCCTAATAGGCAACTCAACCAAAATTTCTAGCGAACTTGGTAAGATGCACGATAAATATGGAGATTCTTTGGTAATTAAGGAATATCCAACCAAGTCAGCTTCGGTAGCTACGATAGAATCACATTTAATTAATTTAATAAACAGTGGTTTTAAACCACATATGATCATAGTAGACTATCTTGACCTACTAAAACCTACTACCAATTATAACGATTTATACGCAGATCTTGGTTCGATTACTGGTGAGTTGAGGGGCTTAGGAGCTAAGTATAATTGTGTCGTATGGACCGCTACACAAACCAACCGTTCTGGCTATGCTATGGAAATTGTGGATATGGAACAAGTTGGCGACAGCTTACAAAAGATGATGATTGCGGATATAGTATTAGCCATTTGTATGAATAAAGAAGAAAGAGCTAATAATAGAGCACGCATATTCATAGCTAAGAACCGCAACGGACCAGCAAAAATTGAACGTCCAATAGCCACGGATTACGAACGCATGCGTTTCTACGATTACGTAGGCTCACAAAACTTGAAAGACATAGCAGACAATATGCAAACTGATGAGAAAGAAAAGACTAAGAAGAAAAAACCTGTCAAACTAGGAAATGCTCCTGGGTTACCCGCGCCAGCTACTAAATCTGCTCCACGACGTGTTCCTTTAAAGAACGTAAATTTTCCAATTGACGAAAGTGATACATAAATGAGTTCTGCAGGACGTACAAAAGGTGTAAGGAAAAAACTAGACTTTTACCAGACACCATCTTGGCTGACGGAATCCATTCTTCCGTACCTTAAACCACATTTACCTGAATGCACGTACATGCTAGAGCCTGGTTATGGAGATGGAGCCATAGCGCGTGTGGTTGAACAGAGTTGGCCTAATTGTGATGTTACTGGAATTGATTTAGAGAAACGCACCGACAACAACAAAGTTATTATCGCAGATTATCTTACTTATAATTTCGGTGATACGCGCTACAACCTGATATTGGGTAATCCGCCGTACAATCTAGCGCAGGAGTTTGTAAATAGATCACTGCAAATTGCTGATGTGGTTTGTCTTCTAATGCGCGTAAACTTCCTTGGATCGCAAAAGAGAGCGGAATGGTGGCGTGATAAGTTACCAAGTATATATGTGACTCCAAGACGACCGCCGTTTTCTACCAATAAAAACGGTAAGATCGGAACAGATTCTACCGAATATGCGTGGTACGTATGGGGATTGCCAGATCAGGGAACGGTTCATATTCTAGAAACAGAAGATAAAAAACATAGGAGTAAGTAGTATGCCTTGGAAAATGGTTGATGCAATATGCTTAAGCGCTGAATGCGGTGAAGAATTCGAGTTCTTAACAGCAGATCCTGAGGAAGTCATAGAGTGCCCGAGATGCGAGCATAGTGCCGCTAGGAAAGTCAGCGCACCAATGCTAGGGCTTATATGTAACGACCCTGAGAGACGTAAGGAAGCACTTAAGAAGAGAAGCGCGGATCATACCGCGTCAGAGCAGCGTAAGGGTAACATGATGTCTCCAAAGGACTTAAAAGACGGCAAGCCACCTATTATTGGTAGAAGACGTAAAAAATTTTAGTGTCATAGTTAAACGGTACAATTTGTAACATGTATCCTGGTAAAGAATATATCGGACATGCCGGTGGAATCTACCGTCTTGTCCAAAACATGAAGCAATTTGAGTGGTTTTACGAACGTGCTCGTAAACAACCTAAACTAGCGGTTGATACAGAAACCAGCGGTGTTAGCTGGGTTATCGATCATGTTGCTGGGATGGTCATAGGCTGGGGGCCTGATAACAACTATTATTTGCCAATAGACCACATCGACAGCGATACAGGCGACAGGATACCCGATCAGTTGAGTTGGTTAGATATCTTCCAACAGATGAAAATTCTGTTGGAAAATCCTGACATTGTGATTTATACACACAACTGGAAATTCGATAACCACATGTTAATGAATCTTGGAATACACGTAACATGTTTATTCCACGATAGTCTTATATCTTCGTTTTTACTTGACGAAAACGTTAGTCACAAGTTAAAAGACTTGTCCAAGTTGTACGTACACGAAGAAGCTGACTACTATGAAGATCGAATAGATAAGTGGCGTCATGAAGAAGCCAAACGACGACGCTCAGCCTTAAACGCAATGATATCTGCACGGGCGAAGACATACAAAACGGACTTAAACTACATGTCTTCGGTAACCAAGGAAGCAGTAGATATCATAGGCTACTATCCTGATGAACACGGAGTTTACCCGGTTGATTTAAAGCGTAAGTTAACAACCACCATAACTAGGTTGTTAAAAACACGCGCTGCAACAGAATTTGAAGGTCATTGGTATAATAAGAATCAAAAAGACGACATAAGCTACGACTGTATTCCTCTAGACGAAATAGCTCCATATGCCTGCGCAGACACTCACTATACTTGGATAATTAACGAACTACTAATTCCTATTATTGTGGAAGACGAAGCTTTATTTAGTCTATACATAGAGGAAACCACTTTGTGTAGGAATCTATGTGAAATAGAACGTGTTGGGTGTCCCATCGACAAGGAGTACCTAGAGTCATGCGGACCAGAGCTAGAGGCTGAGGCGGGTCGCCTTGAGAAGCGTATTTACGAGCAGATTGGTTATGAATTTAACATCAATTCTCCCGATCAGTTGATTAAAGCACTACTAGACGCTGGCTGCGAGTTAACCAAAATAACTAAGGGATCTAAGGAGAAGGTAGAAAAGACAGGTAACATTGATTTTGCTAAACTAGCGTCTGATTCCGAAGTATTGGAGAGCCTGGCAGCCGAGCATCAATTTGCTAAAGACATTCAAGATTATAGACGTGCCAAGAAGATTAAGGGTACCTATGTAGACGGTATTCTCGGTAAGCTAGACAAGCGCAATCGAGTACACAGTACGATAGGACAGTTGAAGAAGACCGGTCGTATGGGTTCTTCGGATCCTAACTTAACTAACATTGACAACAAAGATACCCGTATTCGTAGAGCGTTTACCGCTCCACCAGACACCGACGATTTGTTGGTGTTTATGGACTTTTCTCAGATTGAACTTCGTTTAACGGCGCACGAGAGTCAAGATCCAGAACTTCTTGCTTGCTATCCCATGGTAGGAAAAGGTAAAGATGTTCACTCGTTAACTTGCGCAGAAGTAATCATGGGCATGGATTACGATGAATTTCTCGCAAACATGAAAGACGACACTGGCCATGACTCAAACAACATTATTTGTGAGTGCAACCAATGTGTTTACGACTTTAAAAGAAAGATTGCAAAGCGAGTCAACTTTGGTATTATCTATGGCGCTGGACAGTATGCAATACAGCGACAGGTATCAACTCCTCAGCGTTACGTATCTGCTCTAGAATGTAAGCACTATATTACGGGATATCTAGAAAAGTATTACGGTGTTAAGCAGTGGATGGATAGGACCGGTCGTCAACTTAGGCGAGACGGCTACGTACAGGACGCCTTTGGTAGATACCGCCGTTTACCAGACATTCTTGTAACGACTGATACAGGTTATCAACATAGAATGATTAGGCAAGGAATCAATTTTCTAATTCAGGGTCTTGCCGCAGACATCTTTAAGGCTTCTATTAACAGAATTAAGAAAGTTATAAGAAATACTGATATTAAATTGATTAACTTAGTGCATGACGAACTTCAATTTATTTGGCCTAGGAAAGAATTACACATGATACCGGAAGTTAAGAAGTGTATGGAAACGTGGGATTTTAGTGTTCCAATTGTTGCAGATGTGTCGTATTCCGAAACTAACTGGGCTTCCAAATCTAAGGGAGATGTAATGGAGTTAGCAGCGTAATGTATTCTTGTAGAATAGAGAAGGATTCGGTAAACGAAAAAGGTAATCGTTTAACTACGTTTGTTTGTACATATCCTCGTTTCGTCCACTCAGAAATGATGACGCATCGTATGTTCTCTAGAAACAGCTCTAGTAGCAGAGCTATTCCAATTGAGAAATTAATCCAACAAGTTATAGATGATCCTGTTATGCCCGTAGAATGGGGTAAGAACCAAAAGGGAATGCAGGCTAGAGAAGAAATATCCGACACTGCCAAAAAAGCAGCAGAACAAGGATGGCTAGGTGGAAGAGACGAGGCTGTGGCTACTGCTCGTTATTTGTCTAATCTAGGTGTACACAAACAATTAGTTAACCGTGTGCTTGAACCGTGGATGTGGATTACCGTAATTATCAGTGCCACAGAGTACGAAAATTTCTTTAAACTTCGTTGTCACGAAGACGCACAGCCTGAAGTTAAGCGCATTGCTGACATGATGTGTAGTGCGTACGAAGCCAATACTCCTGTAGAATTGGAATTTGGACAATGGCATCTACCGTTTATAAATGACCACGAACTTAGTCATTACAGTGAACGAGAATTGTGTTTGCTAAGTACTGCAAGAAGTGCTAGAGTTTCGTACCTAACTCACGACGGAGCACACGATCCTGTTCGTGATTTTGAATTAGCAAGTTCTCTTATGGACAACAAACACTGGTCTCCTACCGAACACCCAGCCATGGCTAATCCTGGTTCAATGTATGGTAATTTCAACGGATTTACACAGTTTAGAAAAACATTCCCAGATGAATCAGGGAAGTGTCAGAGCCCAGTGCTACAATAAGGACTATTAAATGCAAAATTTAGACAATTTAGAATTTACTATTAAAATAAATGGTAAAGATTATGAAAACGATGCGATTGATTCGTTAAGGGTAGACAGAACTAACCTAGATGAAGAGTTCGCTACACAGCATGTGAAGTTTGCTTATTATTCTACGCTTCATGAAATGGCGAAGGACAAGGTAAACCGATTAAAAATGGCAATTGAAACTGTATACGCGCAATTGGATCATGAAAAAAGGTCTGCGGCAACAAAACTACAGGAGGTAAATCCCAAGTTTAAATATACAGAGACGATGTGTGAAAACGAGATCAAAACAGATCCTCGTTATTTATCTAAACAAAACGAATACTTAGATGCCCAACAATTGTCTGGTATGCTAGGCGCGCTTAGAGACGCGTTTTTACAGCGAAAAGACATGTTAATCAGCCTTGGAGCTAACGCTAGAAACGGTAGCGCTGATTTACGTATAATGGGTGATAGAGCAAAATACGAAACACAAACTAAAGCGACGAGTCGTCGCAAACCCAAAGAAGACTAACTTAGTCAAATAAAGAAAGAAAAGGAAAATAAACATATGGCGATCAATTTCGACAAAATCAAAAACAAGCAGACCGAGGAAGCGTCCAAAGGGCGCAAGAGTTACGAGTATGTACAGAGATTTAAGCTAAAGACCGGCGAGAATCGTATACGTCTCATGCCTCCGTGGACTGATGAAGGCGTTAACGCCGACCAGTTTTGGGTGGAAACCTACACTCACTGGAACGTAGGCCAGGGTGGATACGATGAAGAGAACGGACGCCGTTTTACGTGCCCGGTTAAGACTCCAAACGGTCCCGGTGGTGCCTGTGAGGTGTGTGACCTAGCGGCTACACTTCGCGCCTCAGATGACCCAGCGGATCAAGAGTTAAGCAAGCTACTATATGCTAAGCGCTCTTTTATTTCCAATGTTATCAACCTCAAAGATCCGGTTATCAAGGATGCCGACGTTGAGGCGTGGCAGGAAGCGCAGAAGGAAGGCAGCGAAGAAGAGTGTCCCTTTGAAGTCGGAGATACCAAGGTTCAAATGTGGAGCTACCCAGCTTCTATCTATAAGGACCTATTGGATGTATTCAGTGATGGACTAGACATTACGGATATGGAAAACGGTAATGAGGTAATTGTTACCAAGGAAGGTAGTGGTCTAAGCACGCGTTATCGCGTACGTATTAATCCCAAGTCTAGTGCTGTTAAATTCCAAGGTGATGCTACCAAGCTGACTTACAACCTAGACAACCAGATCCGCTTCCCAGAGCCTGGTGACATGGTGCGCGCACTAAACGGCGAGACTTCACGTCCTGTCCTACCAGCCGCGAAGGCCAGCATTCCTTCCCTACCCCCAAAGAAGGCTGCCAAGGCGGTTAAAACCGCTCCTGCGGCACAGGTAGAGGAAACGTCAGACGACGAGGACCCTGAACCAGCGGTTGAAGCGTCTGTTGACGACCCGCCAGCTTGTTTCAAGGATTCTTCCGTACACAGCGCCACTGATCCACAGTGTGTGGGAGGCGTAGATGAAGATGGTAACGAGTATGATGCGTGCCCTCATTTTGAACCCTGCAAGGAAGCGGTTCAGGCACAGACGACTACTATTCGTAGATCAGCCAGGACACCCGTTACCAAGCCAAAGACTACTATTAAGCCTAAATCAGCTATTGAAGACATGGAGAAGCGTCTAAAAGACGCGTTACGCTAATGGTAACCGTGATTCAAATTACCCTTGGTATCTACGGCGCTGTTTGGCTAGGCTGGATTCTTGCCAATGCGTTATGTAAGCCTAAGCTACATGATCTAAAATTGGAGGATAACGATGGCTCGGAAGGTTAAGCTAGAAATAGTTGAAGGTGAAGCGTCTATTGACGATATTCTTGCTGAAATTCAAGAATCATTAAACGACGAGTTTGGCAAAGACTCCGCTCAGCGTTTAAACGATGAGTCTGCTCTTTCCAACGTATCCACGTGGTGCAGTACCGGCTCTATTATTGTAGACGCCGTTATTGCTGGTGGTCGTACGTTACCGTGTTCCATTATTCCATTTGGTCGTCAAGTAGAGATTGCAGGACTTCCTGGCTCTGGTAAAACTACTCTTTGCGCCCAGATTGCAGCACAAACCCAGAAATTGGGTGGAATAGTAGTTATGGTAGATACAGAAGAACGCGTGGATTCTGACTATTGGACTGCGCTAGGCGTAGATTGCAGTAAAATCATCAATCTACACGGTAAGACGTTAGAAGACGTTTTCACCAAGCAGGCACACTGTATTCAGCTTATGCAGGAAAAAGCCCCTGGAATTCCGTTACTTATGATATGGGACTCTGTTGGAGCTACGTCCAGTGACTCAGTAGCTATGCCCAATAAAGATCAAAGCTTTATGGAGGCGGCTGAAAAGAACATGGGACGCGATGCTAAGGTTATTGGTGCTGGTATGAAGGTAATCAATAAATTAGTAGCTGAGAGCAAGTGCTGTTATTTATACACCAATCACGTATACAATAAGGTCGGTGTAGTGTACGGAGCCAAGACAACAACGCCAGGTGGCGAAAAGCTAAAGTTCTTTGCTACCTTACGTTTAGAACTAACCCGTGGACAAACCATTCGTGAAGAAGACGAGTTTGGTAATGAATATGACGCTGGTTGTCACGTTTGGGTTAAATCTAACAAAAATAGCATGGCCCCTAGACTTATGAAGAAAGAGGCTATTATTATTGGTGGCAAGGGGTTTAGCAATGAACACTCTGTGTTTGAAGCTGCCAAGACTTTAAAACTAATTGAAACTAAAGGTGCGTGGTCATCTTGGGTAGCGTCCAACGGAGAAGTCAAGTTTCAGGGGCTGCAAGGTTTCTTTGACCACGTAGTTACTCACCCTGATTATCAAGTTCTTGTTGACGCTGTAGTCGCTTCGCTGTAGTGTATACCTAGTTAGCCACGATTTTGTGGCTAACTGGTTAAAAACATTGAAAGGTTGAAAATGCGTAACTGTCTACTGTTTCTATTTTTTGTTGTTGCGTGTACTTCGTCAAATGATTTGGTTTCTCAAGATGTTAAGGTAGAGGAGTCTCCGTGTAGTGTTGACAATGTTTGTCGCCTACCTAATGGACAGCCTGGAATCGCTATCTGTCACCTGCCACCAGGCAACGAGGATAATCCTCTAAGTCTGTGTGTAGGACAGCCGTCTGTCGCTGCAGGTCACTTTAAGAACCACGAAGGAGACTACTGCGGTGCCTGCGAACTTCCACAGGAAGATTATGGTGACGATGACGTTGGTGACGACGAACAGTGCCCAGAAGGCGTCGATGGTTGCTGGTACTGCGCAAACTGCGAGTGTGTGAATTTCTGCGAAACGCCGGACGCGGGACTAACCGATCCAGGCTGCACTGACCCGAACGGATGTGAGGAACTACCTCCGGTCGAGTGTACAGATCCAAACGGCTGCGAGGTCTAAATGTCTATTGATCATGAGGAAGACGAGGAAGATGCTGGTCTTCCTCATGATTTAACTAAACCTTCGTGGGTCGATGTATCTAGTTGGAATTTAAGTACAACTTGGTGCTTTGGCCCACAAGGACACCCTGCGTCGATGCGTGTTCATTTGGACGCATTTAAAGATAATGGATGGAAATTTTATCTATATGCAAACGGTCCTTTACACCGTTACGGTTTTGGTGATTTGCAAGAATTTAATGGAACTGATTATTTAATCAAATTACTTGTTTATGGTAGATCGATAGACGAGCGATTTGGGTGTGCATGGGATTGGTGGCGATGTGCGGACAAGACTTGTACAGGGTATAAGTCTGACGCTCCTCCACCTTACCGTCGCTGTATTGATTGTGAAAACACAAGTAAACAAGCGGAAATAGATACTAAAGAGTGGCTTGAAAACAATCCACCACCTACATAGGAGATTTATGCATATTAAAGACTTTACTGTCAAACAACTTATGGTTCATGTAAACCAAGCCGCTAAACAAAAGGGCTGGTGGGATGGATGGGAAGACCTTTCTGAAGAACAGAGGTTTGACAAAGCGGCAGGCAAACTTCTTTTGGTACACGCCGAAGTGTCGGAAGCTGCAGAAGAAATGCGCAACATTAATCAGTTACGTGAGATGGAATTCGATTTGTCCGACATCTACTACATGGATGATGTTAGGGCGGATGTTTCTTCTCATTTTGTAGGAAAAGAATACGATGACGATGGTGTTATTGTTAGAGAATGGTACAACAAGCCAGAAGGACTAGCTGTAGAATTGGCGGATGTAGTTATTAGAGTATTTGACCTTGCTGAGCAGCTTAATCTGCCTCTGGATAGAGCAATTCAGGAAAAGATTACGTTCAACAATACCAGAAGTCGCAAGCACGGCGGAAAGGCGTTTTAATGAACTGGCCAGAAACTGTTGTTGCTTGTGTGGCTATTGTCTGTGGTGCGTATCTATTTAGGGATTTTTTCGTACTATGAAGGTAAGACTAACTAGGATTATCGGTGGATCTAAGCTTCGTACTGATTCTGTAGACGGAGAGGCTACTTATCCTCCAATGGTAGGGCGCTGTTTTGAAATGTCTGGACAAGGACTAGATTTCGGAACTAGACTAGTAAGCACTTCACCAGTAGTAGAGGTAAGTGGTGACGGTAAGTTTACTACTGAATCTGGCTCTGTTTATCATATAGAACTGCTAGAAAGACCTGGAGATGTCAAACTTACCAATTAATCCGTGTCATGGGTGTTCTCACGATATGTGGGATCATCCAAACGATAGCGGTTGCAATGCGTGGCATTATTCAAATGGTATGAGTACAATACCGGATACACACTGGATCCAAGATCAGCTTGACTGGTTAGACGGTAAGGCTGAAACTGACAATATTAGACTGCGTAAAGAACGCGATCACTATCGTGAGTTGTATTTGACCGCCAAAGTATGTAGTTGTGAACAGTTGATTAAGCAATTTATAAAACACGGTAAATGTCTTGAAAGTTCGTGTGAAATGCACGAATGGAGATTAGTGAATCTTTTCATTGGTCCATAATGGCAAGAATAATAGTATTTAGTGACCTACACCTACACCCGTTCCGCCCATATAGCGAGTTAGATGAGCACGGGATGAATTCTCGACTTATGCACGGTGTGTCGTGTATTGATCAAGTACGTGAATACGCTGACAAAGTAGACGCTAAGATGGTGCTTTTTGGTGGTGATTTTTGGCATGTAAGGCGTAACATAGACACCGCCGCCCTAAACGAAGGTCTGAACGCTGTTGCAAAGTTTTCGCAACCAGTAAAGATCATTCACGGAAACCATGATCAGGCGAATTCTTCCGGTAGCATACACGCTGCTAACCCGTTCAAATACCTTAGTAATGTACAAGTTATAGACAAGCCAGGCTGGATTGAATGTGACGGTGTTGATATACTAGGAATTCCTTACACAGAGAATAAGGACGACGTTAAGCAACTATGTAGGTTAAAAGCTCCGAATAAAGACAGTGTAAAGATCTTATTAGCACATCTTGGCATTCAAGGTGCTTCTGTGGGCGCTGATTTCGTGTATAACAACGAGGCTGACTGTGAGCTTAAGGATTTAAACTCAAAATCATTTGATTACGGATTTCTTGGGCACTATCACCTGCATCAGCAACTAGCTAAGAATATTTGCTATGTCGGTGCCCCTCTTCAACATAATTGGGGTGATAAGTTTCAAAAGCGCGGCTTTGTAGAGTACGACACAGAAACTAAAAAGATTAAGCACATAGAGTGCGTAGCTCCTAAGTTTGTGGAAATGGACGACGTAGAAGGATGGGAAGCTGTTGTTGATCCTGGCAACTACGTCCGCTTGATTAGTGATAAAGAGTATTCTGCCGATGAACGAGAAGACATTAGGCAGAGGATTGGCGCTCGTACTTTCGAAGTGTCTACCTACACGACCGCACCAGAAATCACTGCTAGAAGTACTTTGACTCCTAACGAATCCTACGATAAGATTATCGAGAAATATATAGAAAGTAAAGGAACTGACCTAGATCTTGGTGTTCTAGCTGAAATGGGTCGGTCTATCCTTCAAGAAGTTTTGTGAAATTTGAACTACTGAAAATTACTAATTTTCTCAGCTACAGAGCCCAAAATCGAATATATCTAGATAACGTTGGGTTGGTTGGCATATTCGGTGTAAACACTGATAATTCCTTTGGTTCTAATGGAAGTGGCAAATCGTCCCTATTAGAAGCTATAGTTTGGGCTATTTGGGGTGAGACGCTTCGTGGTCTGAAAGGCGACGAAGTTATCAATAAGGACGAAGGCTGTAATTGCGAGGTAGAACTCCACCTAACGGAAGGAGACACCTCGTATAAGCTCGTCAGAACGCGAGGGACGAAGGGATCGAAACGACCTAACGACCTTACGTTGATGCGTTGTAAAGCTCCTACGCGCGGCTACATCGACTGTAGTGCCGGTATCATGTCTGACACCCAAAAGCTGGTGGACGACATCGTAGGAATGGATTTTAACACCTTTACCCAGTCTGTGTTTATTACGGATAAAACACAGTCTTTTTGCACGCTAACCGACGCTAAGCAGAAGGAATTACTAGAAGATATCCTTCAAATAGGCGTTTTATCAGAAGCACGGAAGGTGGCAAAGAACAGAATTATAAGTGTTGAGAAAGAAATTGCCGATATCGAAGGCGAAGCGCGACAGTATAGAACTTTAATACAAAACGCTGTAATTAATAAGAAATCCCTAACTGACAAGTCCGAAAACTGGCTTGTGTCTCAGAACACAAAGATAGATAAGCTAAAGCTAGAGATTAAACAAAAAACTGAGTATATAAAGAAAAACGAACATCTTAACGAGATGCTGGTGAAGTCCACTAAGCAACTAGAAAACAATTCTTCAGGTAGCGAAGAATTGTATAATGAAATCAAAGAGCTTGAAAAAGAAGTATATAAAATCAAAGCTCGTACTGAACAGCATAGAAACGAAATAAGACTTAAGTCCAAGGAAATAGAAGTAACTTCTAAGGCTATTCGTAAAGACTGCGAAAGCGTCTCTAGATTAGCCGGTACGGTTTGTACGAACTGTAAACAAAGCGTAGATACAGACGTAGCTCAAGCTCAACTTGAAGGATGGAATGTCCAACTACTTGCGTTATCTGAAAAATACGACAAGTTACAGGAATTATTAGAACAGTTAAATGAAGCTGAGGTAGTGGACCTTGAAGAAGTTACCAACGATTTGACACAAAAGAATAAGGAATATAGCGACAAGAAGTCTGAAAACAGTAGACTAGCTTCACAGATTCAAGTTCTTCAAAGAGACTTGTCGGTGATGAACAACGTCGCAAATGAGATAGAACGCCTCAATAGTTCTATAGAAACGATTAAATCAGAAGAAAATCCATATATTCAGCTAATTACTGAAGTAGACGCTTCTGTGGAAGGCTGCGAAGACAAGATCGCAGCGTTATCAGCAGTAGTTGAGGAAAAGCAGAAAAAGCTCAAATATCTTCATTTCTGGGACCATGGATTTTCCAATGCTGGTATAAAATCCTACATGATGGATAATGTCATTCCGTTTTTAAATGAGCGTGCGCAAAGGTACGCTGATATCATGAGCGGCGGTAGTTTGCGTATTAAATTCAATACACAGACTACTAATAAAGGTGGAGATACTAAAGACAAGTTTTCTGTTGATGTCATTAACGCTAGAGGCGGCGAACTATATAAAGGAAACAGTAGCGGTGAACGACGCAGAGCCGATTTAGCGATAAGTTGGGCGTTAGCAGACCTTGCTGGTTCTAGAGCCTTAAAGCCCATGCAGTTACTAGCCTTAGACGAACCGTTTGAGAACCTAGATGCAGAAGGAGTAGAGTCTGCCTTCAGATTATTAAACAGTGCCGTATCAGAACGTGGTAGTATCTTAGTTATAACACATAATCAAGAATTGAAAGATATGTTTGCAAAGTACTGGACTGTTGAAAAACGCAATGGAGCCAGTTGGATAAAGGAAAATTAAGGAGATGTTTAATGGAAAATAATAGCGATGACGACTACATGTTAGAAGATCAAACAGAATCACTAAGCAGCTTTTTAGCAGGAATGACGGAAGGTCAGAAGATGTATGATTTAACCGTGCTATACCTTCTTAAGTCGTCAAAGAGGTTCATTGATTTTGTTAATGAGAACTTTGACGTTCAACACAATATTGATAAGGAAACTAAGGCTGTAGATATTCGTGTGGTTGAAAAGCCTTTCACTCAACCACCTTTCAAGATCTCGGATGAAGCAGCCGCTAGAGTGTCTGCTATGTTAGGACGTAAGTACGACGTAGAGAATCCTGGTCGTTGTATGATGGACGTGTTAGCTATTATCAACGGTAAGGACGTGTCAGAGCCTTCTCTGATTGCTACAGAAGCAGACATTGAAGCTGAGCTTGCTGCGAGCCGCGTTGCTTCTAAACTAATTAAGGGTTAAATGTCTTTAATTACGGACGAAGATAGAGAACGCATTAAATCTCTTACTAAACGTTGGAGCTTTAATGCGGTTATGATGAAGTTTGATGAGTACCAGCCTTTTGAAAACATCAAAGACGCGAAATTACACATGTTAATTAGTATCTGGCAAATGTCGTATGAATCTTTGTGTGAATACTTAGACATTGATCCGGTAACCGGTGAGTGAGCTAACCGTTTATTGTGATGGTTCCGTAACAAAGTCCCGCTACGGCGATGCCGTGTCGGCGTGGTGTGTGTTTGACGAAAACAACTACGAAATAGCGTGTAACGCTAGATTCGTCCGCAGAGGTACGATAGACGCCACAGTCAACGTAGCGGAGCATTCAGCGGTACAGTTGGCTTTATATAACTGTAGAAGCCTTATTCGTCCTGGCATTACTATTAAGATAAACGTACGTACTGATAGTGATCTTGTAGTAAAACAAATAAACGGCAAATACCGTTGTTTGAACAAAACGTTACAGCCGCTGTTGCAGGATACTCTTGAATTGATTAAAGAATTCAAGAGTATGGGTATCAAGATATCTGTCGAATGGATACCAAGAGAGTTGAATAAAAGAGCGGATTTCTTATCTAAGTCATTGTACCCAAAGGAAAAATGAACTTCAAACGACTACATATTGAAGCAATAGCAGACGCCATAAAACACTCACAAATTGCCTCAAATCCTAGCTTTTTACTAAAAGGTTGCCAAAGGCTATTGCAGGAAGTACGTGATTTACTTGAATTTACACAGTATGTGGCTGATTTTGCTTGCTTTTGTGATAAATTAGAAGATAATAAAGAGTGCAGCAGTTGTTTAGCCGAAAGAGTGTTATCTGGAAATGACAAAAAACCCGACAAGAGTAGCGGCCGGCAAGAAAAGTAAAAATAAGGGTGCTAGTTTCGAAAGAAAGATAGCTACTCGTTTACAAGAGTACTGGCGACAAGTTCGTCCTGAGTGTAGCTTTAAGAGGACACCAGGATCTGGCGGATGGGCTAGAGCTAACTCTACCTCCTTCAATGCCAGTGGAGACATCATTTGCGATGACAAGTCGTTTCCTTGGTGTGTAGAGCTTAAGCACTATAAGAATTTTTCATTAGATGTCCTTTTGTCAAACGATGCTGCCCCTATATTAGAGTGGTGGAAGCAAGCAGTTGATGAGACTCCACCAGGAAGTTTTCCGCTCGTAATATGTAAGCGTAATTCTGTGGAAGAAATGGTTATTTTTGATTACTTATTATTTCCGACAGCGGACAAGTCTGTAGCTGAGTTGATTTATGGATTTAATCACTACAAGTTCGTAAGACCAGGAGTCAACTCATTGATAATGATGACACTAAACGATTTTCTTCGTATTCCGCCAACTGAAATAGATTGTCGAGTTAACAATGGACACATGTAAGACATGTAACCAGATACTTTTGAAGTGTACCTGTCAAAAAAAGGATTTAAATAAAACTTTTAAATGCAATTTGAATCTCCGAACCTAAGAATCTCATTAAACAAACTAGATTTTGGGCGCTGGTCTAATCAGCTAAGCAGCGTCAGAGACAACGATCAGATTCTATCCGTCTCTCAAACAAAGGGAGACAACGTGTATTGTCCTAACGGGCACGAATTGCATAGTTGGGACTATCTTGAAGGTAAAAATACTTTAGATTTTCCTAGTGCTACCTATGACCTTGTTTATCTTTGGAAGGTTCTAGAACACAGAGATTGGGATGCCCAAAAAGCGCTAGTTAGAGAATCGCTTAGAGTAGTTAAGCCGGGCGGCAAAGTGTTTGCCTTATCCGTAGCGTGTAACGACCAAGAAGAGGTATTCCTTTTTTTACAAAAACACGGTTTTGATACAAAACAGTTTGAACAAACGAGGCTAAGCAACCGATGTATAGCACAACTGGGTCCACACGGAGCAGCCTTCTTCCAGTCCCATATTATAATTCCTAATAGAAAAAGGTTCGTTAGTTATCTGGCGGAACAGGGATTCACTGCTACGTTAGAGCAGATGTGGCATGTAAGAGATAACTTCGGAATAAATCGGTTACACGTGGGGTTGTGTTGGGTGCGTGATGTCTAAAAACACCGATAAAACTTCCGATAAAAAGGATAAGAAAAAACCCGTGCCTGGCAAGCCTAGACAAGCTCCTGCTATTGTCGAAGGCATAAAGCCTTTGGACACGGCTTCCTTACTCAGAGCCGCTGGAGACGAAGAACTACGCATCCTTCAGTCCAAGAGCTTAGCTGTATGGGCGCAAACCGCTGGACTTAAGGTAGACGGACACTTATTTTCGTTTGACGAACACCGTTACTTACTTCCTATTTACTTGGATCGTTCACCTGAGATGGTGTGGCAGAAGGCCGCTCAGCTAGGTGCTACGGTTTATCTACTTTTAAAACTACTTCATTACTGTCGTTACAAGACCGTCAAGACCGCTCTGTATTTTCCTACCTCAGACGGCGTAGAAACGCTTTCTAAGGACCGTTTAGGACCATTACTGCGGTCTAACGAGGAGTTGTTTAGAAACGTCTCTGACGGTAAAGACGGAGGCGTAGATACACTAGGTCTTAAGCACATACGTAATATTAACGACGAAATAAGTTCACTATACATGTTGTTCATGGGTGGTAGGGCGTCTAAGGACTCTGTTCCTCTAGACGTTCTTGCGTTTGACGAGGTGCGTCTAGTCGAAGAACGCGACATCGACCAGTGTATGGAGAGAATCAGCCACAGCACAGTAAAAAATAGAACGTTTATGAGCACTTCTGGTCTTCCATCCAGAGATATTAACAAGCGGTTTATCCACGGTACTCAACTTACCTGGCACAGTAAGTGTAATTGCACTGATGGTGTCGTTTTAGCAGATAATTGGCCGGATTGCATAGTTGAGCGAAAAGGTGAGGTATTTTACCGTTGTCCAAAATGTAAATACATCATTACAGATCCACAAAACGGTTGTTATGTAGCACACAACCCAAGGGGTGACTATCCAAGCTACTCCGTTTCTCAGCTAGAGTCTAAGTTTATCAGCGCTAAGGACATTTGGACGTTCTACAAGAGAACAACAAATATGCAGGAGTTTTACAATGCTAAGCTTGGTAGACCTTATATTGACGAGAAGGCGCGTCCCATTACTGAAGACGTGTTCAATTCTTGCATAAATCCTGATATTAACTGGGCTGTTCATGACCGAGGAAACAAGGCTGTTAGGGCCATGGGCGTAGACCAGCACAGCGGTAACTGCTATGCAACCATCTTAGAAAAAGGCAAAGACGGTAAAAAGAAGATTGTCCATTTCGAGATAATTGAGAGTGATAACCCTCGTTATTGGAAGACAAATAAGGTAACTGGTGCGGTTGGTCCTACCTCTCCGTTTGGAAGGTTGTACGAGATGATGCACGAATTTAACGTAGGTATTTGCGTAGTAGACGCTATGCCTAACGCTAATGAGGCACAAGAATTTGCACGTAGCTTTCCTGGCAAGGTCTTCATTGCCTGGTACCGAGACACCGGAGCCGACCTAGTATTGTGGCAGGATAAGACAGTTACCAAGGAAGCAATTCGTAAGGGTTCCAGGGAGTTACGCCTAAAATGGCAAGTAACAATCAACAGATTCATGGCCTTGGATTATGCTTTACGTATGTTTGCTGAGGGTGTGTTGCAACTTCCGCCGCCTGGTAAACTACTTCAGGTAGTTAGAAGTGAAGAATCTGGTATGTTTGAGACCGAAGCTATTATAGAGCGCTTCAAAAAACACGTATGTAGCGTAGTTAAACAGGAAAAAGTGCTTAATGACGAAACCGGCAAATTTAAGATGGAATTTGTCTATTTATCCGGCGACCCACATTCCCTTCATTCGTACAGCTACGCTAATATTGCGTTAGAAAGAGTTAAGAATAATTCCATGTGGGTGTTATAATAGGACAAATGTCTGACGACGACGTAATTACTGCTTTGGAAAAGAAGCTAGAAGAAGGTCTAGAAATAGACGAGCAAACTATTATTGATCCTGATGATCGGCGTATGGTGGCGTATAAGCTACGTCTTAGAGGCCATAATTTTAAAGACATAGGTATAATGCTTAATGTGACTCCTGCGACTGCAAGCAAGTACGTGGATTCTGCCGCTAAGGCCACTAAACTAAGCATAGATAACTACGATCCAAAGCAGCACGTAGCGGAAATGGCACAATCATTAGAAGACATTATCCATACTGGGTGGGACATAGTGAACAACACTGCCGATCCAGAGGTTAAATTAAAAGCACTACAAGAAGTTAGAAAAGCTATAAACGACAAGCAAAAAGCAGTAATGAACGCTGGTTTGATTAGTGGAGCGGCTCCCACCACTAATAATACGTTGAATTTCAATCTAATGGGAGATTGGACTGAGGACAACATAGACAACGCAATCGCGGCTGTTTTAGGACTAAGACTAACGACTCCTTTAAAACCGCCTCAGCCTGATTTAGAAGAGGTTGTTGAAGAATCTGCTGTAACTAAAGTTATTGATATTGCTGATGTTGTCGAAGTGATACCTGTTAAAGTGTCTACTGATGTTGAAGACGAAGATGAAGACGAATATGAGGATTAGCTTATGGATGATAAAAACGACGGCCGTATATGGTTAAATTGTAGATCTTGTAAAAAAGAATTTTATCTAGCTGAAAAAGAGATTAATTTCTTAAAAGAACGTAATTGGGCTTTACCAGCGCGTTGCTTTGGGTGTAGACAGTTTGAGAAGGCCCTAAAAGAACGCGACAAGCAAGGCTAGTATAGATTTGTCATATGATAAGTGCTAACACAGATTTAATAGTCATTTTAGTTATTGGTCGTATAGGTGCAGGGAAATCGACTTTTTGTCGATTAGCTCAAGAAGAATTTGGTGCGCACGTTATCTCTATGGCGGATCCGCTAAAAGAGTTAACTAAGAATGTATTTGATTTTACTCATGATCAAGTTTATGGTGATTTTACTTCTAAAGAAACGATAGATCCTAGATACGGCGTCTCTCCTAGACATATGCTTCAAAAACTTGGAGAGCAAGCCAGAGCTTGTATATCAGAAGATGTATGGGTTAATGCTGTTTGGAAACGTATTATAGATATAGATAGACACGGTTATAAAGAAGGAAAGAGATCATTGGTTGTGGTAGATAGTGTTCGGCACTACAACGAAGTAGAATCCTTTGAAAGACTTCAAAATAGAGGTGCATTAGATCTACAGGTCGTAAAACTGGTGCCTCTCAATCATGGGCGAGAGTACGGTACCATAGACGCTCACACATCGGAAGCGGCTGTGGACGAAATTCCTAACCATAGCATAAATGCTGTTTTTGCAAATGACCATGCCATAGGCATAGATGTGTTCCACCATAGCATAAGATCTTGGCTTTTAAGAACCTTGGCGGTGTGGAACCATGCGTAAGATGGTGTTGGGATTTATGCTTGACCATAAGCATGAATTCGTCGCTATGATTAGAAAGCCAAATTCTACAAAATGGAATGGAATTGGTGGAAAAGTGGAAGATAACGAATCTTTCCACAACGCCATGGTTAGGGAGTGTAAAGAAGAGACTGGTTTGGATATTCCTTTCTGGATGTACGCTGGTAAGATGTATAAACTCGGTACAATGCTTGATATTCACGTTTTTGTAACCGCTACTGACGACGTGTTCAAGGTATTAAGCCAAGAAGAAGGCGTAGTACACTACCAAAGCGTAACCAGTGTTATAGACAACACGTTAGAAACAACAGATCATACTCCTGATTTACTTAAAAGAAGTTTAGCTTGTTTTTATTTTGCGCGCCGAATCCCGTTTGACATATTTGTGGACTGGTAGTAGTGTGAGCGAGTACCCAGACAGATTTTGTGGTCACTGTGGACGCAAGATGCTGTTGCTGTATCAGTTTTATTATTGTCCAAAGTGTGATCCACCAAGATCAGGTAAAAGTGACTGGGACGACGACGAAGTTACTCCGGTAATATCATTTGATTTGAAATGGGAAGAAGACGAAGACGAATATGATTGGCTACCTCTTAAATCGCCAAAACCCACTCTTCCCTTAGTTGCGTGTACGACGTGCGGAACTGTAGGATACGCAGGCAGTATGTGTGTGAATTGCGGATTATTTAGACCATGAAAAATTTTCCAATAAGTGATAGGCTTCAAGAAGCTATAAGAAATCTTGCCATTATTGCTATGGAAGAAAACTATAGAATCCTAAAAGGAATTCAATTAGTAAAAGGATACCATGGACTTAGGGATCAAGACAGTTTGTATGATGAAATCGAGCTATATGTAGATACTGGGATTGTTAAAATAATGCTTGAATATTAATCCAATAATTTTGTAGATGATTCTTGATATATGAAACCTGCCGCTGCAAAGAAGCATTCTCTCGATCTTCACGATTCTGTTGATCTTGTTGACACTATTGTCAGCAACACCGACCGTCTGACTGCAATTCAGGCCGATATTGCAGAAGCTAGGGCTGTCCTGGACGAACAGGTGTCGTCTATGCGTAGGCTTGCTTCCTATAGCGGCGTACTGATTGGTACGGTCAACGTCCGTGGAAGTAATCGATCTGTAAGCTATACTTTTTCTAATCACCTGACCCGCACCTCTGTTACGGCAGAGGACAAGATCCGCGCGGATCTTGGCGAGCACTATGAAACCCTTTTCACCCGTGAGAAGACGGTTAAGGTTCGTGAAGGTGCGATGGACACTCTTAGAGAGCTACTTGGTGACAGGTTTAACGACCTTTGCGAAGTGACGGAGACCATCGTTCCTAAGCCGGAATTCCGTCAAAACGTTCACGAAATTCGTCAAACCCTTGACCCTACCTCTCCTGTTAGGGAAAAGCTGGATACTTACGAGGTTTCGTTCACTGCGAAGCCAAGCATGAAGGTAGGAGGTTAGGTGTCTTTTTTCAAAAAGTCTTGTTGGGCTTGTAAGGGAAACGGATGCGTATTGAACTACGCAGGAATTCCTATTGAGTGTCCTATTTGTGACGATCCTGGTAGTCCGTACTACGGCTTTTCGAAGAAGCAGTATGTAAAGCGTCAGAAGGAGGCATTTGGATAATGCTGTACCACAAGAAATTGCCTCTTGATTGGAAGATTATAGAGTATGTTGATGATAAAGAAGTCCGTGCTTTTACATACGATTCAGAATTGAATATAGTGGAGTTTTTCTCTGCTTATTATTCCGATGGTTATTGGAGGATGTGGCAAGATGTAGGTTTTTCGTTGTACTGTGAAGAACTGGATAATTTTATTCGTACTGTGAACAAGGAACGACAATTAAATGGCAAAGACTCCCTTTAGAATGCGTAATAAGCCGGTTAAGCCAGTGCGTAAAACACTGAAACACGGAGAATCTCTGTGGCGTGGTCGCTATTCTTTGTCTGAGCTTCTTGAAAAGGCTAACGCATACAACGCTAGCTATGATTTCTGTTTTCTAGAATTTGATGAGGGTAGTTACGGAGACGGTCCTTCTATGTCCATGGAAATTAATTGCTCGGAATCAGACGACAATTTTCAGCGTCGTATGGACGAATATCATAAGAATCTAGAAAACTACAATGAATGGGCAAAAAAGAACGCTACTGAAATAGCTAAGCGTGAAGAAGAAGATAGATTAAAAGAAGAACAGAAGCGTCAAAACGCCATTGTAGAGACAGAGAAGCAACGCCTAGCACAGATTAAGAAGCTTGAGAACGAACTTAAAAAACTAAAGGACGAAAATGTATAAGAAAGAAGTTGAAATACCACCGCCTGAGAAACCTACTGAATGGTGGGTTCCTGTTGTTGGTATTGGTATTATAATTGCCTTGGTCGTAGTAGGTATTTGGACAGTATCTGTTGTATTTAATGGATTCAAGTGGCATTATACAGAAGACTACGATACCGGCGAACATATTAGGCACAAACCGCATTGGTCTTTGAATCCCGAGTGGTAACATGGACATAGACCAACGATTACGCACATTAATGATGGAAGTAGGTTGCTGCGGAACTGACTGCACGGAAACGTGGAAGTTAGTTCGATCAGTTTTAGCTATTGGCGAAGAACTTGGACGCGAAGAAACAAAACAAGAAATCATGAATTTGGTATTGGATAAAACGGTAAAAACAACTGTTGATCCAAAAAGAGATTTAATAGATCCTGTGTACGTGTTAAACGATTTATTTAGACTGATAAAAGAAGATATCTAAATATGATTACACTGTTTTTTATGATGATTGCGATGCTGTTTGTAGGAGCAATGATTTGCGATGCCCAAAAGCATAGTTGTTGTTACGACGGTCCTTGTGTGTCTACCCTAGACTGTGATATCTGTGGTTGTGAGATTACGTGTCAAGAGGAAGACGGTACGTGGCAACCAGATAAGGACGTTATTTGTGACGAATGTGGTGCGTCATATATCCTAAATGTTGACGAAGATAGCGAAGACGTTTGGCTAAATCTAAACCAAACAGGTTACGAACGAGTTGTTGAGTTGGAGAAAACCATTAGAAAGTTTGCTAACAAATGAAAAATAGCTGGAAAACAGAAACCAAAGCACTCATAGAAATGGGTGCTAAAATGATTGCCGTAGATCTAGGCCAATCCGCTTTAGACGAAGTGGAGAACCTATCTGCGGCTTTGTCGGTTGCGGAGGAGCACGTTACAGAGCTTAAAGCAATGCCCCGCTGGGCTCTGTCCGAGAAGCCACACAACCTGTCGATGGCAGAGATGACTGCGCTGGTGAAGCGCGAGCGAGAAAAAGGTGCCACCGACGAGCGCGCTCGCATCGTGGCGTGGTTGCGCGCCAAAAAGTACGGACCCGACGCGAACGGTTACTCGAAGCACTGGGCCGATGAAATCGAATCCGGCGCCCACCTTCCGAGCGCGACCGAGGGGGAGTGATGAGCACGAGCAAGCCATGGTTCGAGGTCCAGTTCTGGTATTCGGGCCACGAGCGGTGGTCTACCGACGAGAAGTATCGGACCGAGGCAACCGCTAGGCGCGCCCGCGAGAAGCTCAAGCAAGGCATGCGAGACGACGGACTCCCTGCCCGCACGCGAATCATTCGCTGCGAGGTGCTCCAATGACCGCCCACACCCCACCTCCCACGGATAATGATTCTGATGTGCTATATGAGCGATTAGCGACTGTATTTGAAAAGCACGTAGAAGCTATGATTGAGAAGGCTGTGGCGCCGCTTGAGAAGCGCATCAAGTGGCTTGAAAAAGCAACCAACCACGTTTGGAAGTGTAGGTAAGATGTGAATAATCCGGTATTATGGTTATTGTGGACAGTTGTTATATCTTCACCGATTGTTATAATTTTCTTTGGTCACAAAATACTTGGTGTCGATAAGGTCGATAAAACAGAACTTAGTGAAGCTTTAAATAAATTAGGAAAACTTTAGATTTATATGGCTTTTTTAGTTAAAAAAGAATGGAATAATGGATACTATTGCTGTTGTCATAGAACTTGGGACGACGACGGAGAGTGGTATGAGGACAAAGAAGAAGCTTTAGCGCAATTCGTAGTACCACCGTGGGATGATGAAGTAGCGCGTGTTCTTGATGTTCACCTAAATCGTATTACAATTGAAGACGGCTCCAGTGGAGAGCTTGTAGCAGAGGCTGAGCTAAACTGGTTATCGCGAGATTATGACCACTTTTGTTGGAGCGGACAGGTGGAGGGAAAGACTTTTGAAATCGTAATAGGTGGTAACGAAGGAGAGTCTTGGGTAGAGCTAGAGGCTAGGCTTAGAGAAGAAAAAGGTACTTCTATGGGGAAACGATGAGCGAATACGACGAATTGGTTATTCAACGTGGTATAGAGAATAGACTGTTGGCCCGAGAGAACGACCAGCTCCGCGCCCAGCTCGCGACCGCTGAGAGTGAACTAGACCTCGCGCTGCGGAATCTTGAGGCTGCCGAGCAACGCGCTGCGGAGGCGGAAGAGAAGCTGCGAGACGCGGACGCGCAGTGGTGGAGTGTGCGCAGTGCCGAGTTCGGCGCACTCACGTCCGAGCGCGACGCCTTGCGCGCCGAGGTTGAGGAACTGCGATTCGTGCATCTCAATGCACCTGAAACAGAAGTCGAAAAGCTTCGTGTTCAGTTACATGAGTATAAGCAACGTGCTCGTGACTACGCTGAATCGAGTGACAGGTATCAGAACCAACTTAAAGCTGGTGAGGAGCGTGCAAAGAACAAGATGGTCGAGCTTATGCAGCTGCACCTCGATGAGAAGAATGCTCTACTCGCTGATGTCGATGGATTACGCACCGAACAAGCTAGGCTCCATGGCATTATCACCGACCTGACTAGCGACAATATCAAGAAGCATGCCGAGGTCGAGCGGTTACGCAAAAGTGCGGACCCTGAGTTGACATTCAATATTCAGGCTGTCTGGGGGTTGACAAAGAAATTGTCAGCGGTGAGTGAGCATAACGACCACCTGTGGACTTCTCTGCTGGACGCAAAGCTATGGCTTGAACGGATGTACGGCATTGCAAGCGGCAATGCCCAGGTGTTTCCGAACAACTGGACGCTACAGGCGCTTGAATGCCTCAGGCGACTCGATAAAGTATTAGGAGATAAAGATGGAAGCAAATAGTCCTATAGCTCTTTGTGAGCACAACGTAGATAAGCAATATCGTTGTGATTTCTGTGAGGAACAGAAATATTGTGAATCTAAACAACAGATTAAGACTTTAGAAGACGCTCTAACTGATAGAAGTTACGCGTATGTTAAGAAATACGAGAAAACCAAACAATGGGCTTTACTATGGAAAGCTTTAGCTAAGGATCTTTTTGAAGAACTTAACTGGCACGTAGATGAACAGTTAGCGGACGATATCACTTATTTAGCTGTAGAAAACGAAAGCTTGAAACAGCAACTAGAACTTGCTAATAAAATGTATGAGCACGTAGTTATTCAAAGAAACGTAGCTTGGAAAGAATGTGAATTCCTAGAAGCTAGGTATGCTACTTTAGAATCGGCCTTCTATCAGGAAGGTAATGCTGAGGGCTACAATAAGTTCTGTGAAGATAAGGATGAAGTCTAGACAATGTGGTATGTAATAGCTTATGTTGTAGGAATGTTCCCGGCAGTTGCCGTAGCAGGATATCTTAACGGCGTTGATCGTGAAGTTGGTAACCACTATGCCTGTGATAGTGCTTTTGGTTTTGCAGTTTTACTTATGCTTTTTTGGCCTTTGATAGTTTGCGGTTTGATAATCAGTATCCCCTTTACTGTAGCTGTAATGCTTTACGATTACGGTGAAAAAAGAGGAAGAAAGAAGAATGAAAAATGAAGTATCTGATTAGTGTTTTTGCGTGGTGTTTATTGGTATCGTGCGGCGAAGACAAGTACACGTGGGAAGATGCCTATGGTACGATTTCTGCGGAATTCTGTCATTTTCAGTCAGAGTGTTCTTACCTAGGAGATAAGACTAAAGAGGAGTTTCGTGACACCTGTGAAGATCATGCCATGTACCATGAGTGCGAAATCAATGATCTTTGTGACTATTCACTAGCTGAAGGTGCGGAAGAAGCTGTAGACAAATGTGTGGAAGCCATGCATCAGCCAGAGTATGCAAGTGCTTGTGTTTACGCGTTTTACGGCATTCTACCCGCAGAGTGTGAAGATTTTTGGGCTTTTAAGCCTGATCCAGACGCAGAGTAACTTTGTAGGACTCTCCTTGACATGGAGAAGCTAAAAGAGGTACTACTGGTTATCGCCAAAGTGGTTGCTTGGAGTTTCGTCGGAATTCTACAAGTTACCGCTTGGCTACTGAATGCTGTGTTTTTTATTCTTATGTGTTTTTTGGCCGGATTCGGCCTCGGAAGCCTAGTCAACAGGAATTAATTAAAATTATGACTTATTTTGAACGACAAATCCTACTGATGATTCAAACCAAGGTTAATAGCACCGTGTCTAGCGATGCTAGGACTGCTCTAGAGGCTCTTTATAGAGACATTGAGCAAGGACTGCATTTGGAAGCAAAAACGCCTCCTAAGCCAGTAGGACGAACTACCCTTCAAATTAAGGCAAGTTAATGGGAACTAACTATTATTTGCGAGTAGACCCGTGTACTAAGTGTGGGCATAGCCCCAACGAGCTACACATTGGTAAAAGCAGTGGTGGTTGGTGCTTTTCTCTGCACGTAGACGCTCGTAAAGGTATCAATAGTTTAGACGACTGGAAACCGTTGTTTAAAACAGGTACTATTTTTAATGAGTACGGAGATCAGATTACAGGCCAAGAAATGTGGTCCGTTATAACTGAGCGCGGTAGTGATGGTCCGCATGATTGGGCTGGATTTGACTTTGAAAGAAACCACGCGGAAAAAGGTCCTAGAGGACTGGCTAGACATAAACTAGGTCCATACTGTGTAGGACACGGAGAAGGTACCTGGGATCTAATACCAGGCGAGTTTTCGTAGAAACAACATAAACTAGCACAGCTATGAAATATAGTAAAACTTACAACATCTCTGCTAAATCCTTTAATAAAGCAGTTGATGGTCTAAAAGAAAATATTGAATCTGAGTTGTGGAAACTTAAAGATCCTAAAAAATACGGATATCCAGAAGTCTACGAACTTCATGCTAAACTTATATCCGCAGAAGTTAATTACAGGAGAGCCGAGAACGACAAGCCGTATATTGTATGGACTGTTGAAGTAACGGCTGGATACGAATACAGGTAATATATGAAAAGCATTCATTCAAAAAACTATAAGTGCAAACAATACGCGCACGAAACTGATTATGAAGATATCGAAGCTATTACCGTTGGGGACGCTGCCGAATGCTTCGTTGAATCTATCTTTACGTACGAAGCAGATTACTACGAGGTTGAAGTTAGAGATCCAGAAGACAAGAGATGGTTAATTGTAGTTGACGTAGAATCGTCGCCTTCATTTCGAGCATCTAAAGTTAAGTTGCTACTAAGCTAATGCCTAAAATTACCGGTTATAAAGCGAGTAAGTTTGTAAAACGTTCTTATGGCGAAGACAATTTTGTCGCGGTTTACGGAGTGTACCCAACGTTTGAAGCAGCAGAGAAAGAACTTGTTAAATCAGGCAAGCTAGAGTTGTCTCCGTGGGAAGAGTATTTGCCTGGTGCTTGGAGAATGTATGTAGAAGATAAGTGGACAGAAGCTTTGTTTATCGATAAAGTTGAAGTAGACGATATTTGGCAACGCAGTTGGGCAAAGATGGGGTACGACGTTTAGATTTTACGGGCTGTTAGCTCAGGGGTTAGAGCACGCGGCTTATAACCGCGCGACGGGTGTTCGACTCACCCACGGCCCACTAGGGAAAATATATGGCAAAGAAAGTAAATACCGCTGTTTCTGAGATTGTAAGAAAAAAGAACAAGGAAATTAAGAAGCTTAAAAGCGTTCTTAGAGAAGTTTGTACTTGGCTAGAGCAGGCTAACGACATCATCCAAGACGGATTAGACGCCGAAGAAGGCGATGACGAAGACTGTAAAGCCTTGCTTGAATACGCTAGAAGCTACGCAAAGTAATAGTGTTTAATCCAAAACCAAGAGACTGGATCGCTGCTGGCTATACCGAAAAACCTTGGTATGACTATCAACAGTTGCTAGCACACTTCGGAATTGAAGTGGAATACCCTCACGAAAGCTTCCACGGACCAGCATATACAGCGGAAGAAGAACATCTAAACAAAGTAGCTTTAAACAAGTTCTACCACAATATGAACGATGAAAAAATAGCTGGACTTCGTAAGCTATTGAATGATCTAGCGTGGTGGAATAATACTAGTCTTAGTCATATTTGGGGTTATTTCGCAAAGCTAGATGACGCGACTATGTTGAAAGTTTGTTATCCTTTGTTTTTCATGCTCTGGGATTAGAGTAATTTTGTGAAACACTCTCAACACATGAATCGTTGGCTTGAATTGGCTCATAAGTTGAGTTTTGATAGTTGTCACACTAAGCAGCCTATGGCAGCAGTTGCTATTAGGGGTGGCGTAGTTATTTCCGTAGCCTCAAATCATCGTAAAAGATTTGGGCATGCGGAGCTTAGACTCGCTAGTCGTACAAACGACCTTACTGGTGCTACTGTTTATGTTATGCGCTGGAATAAGCGAGTTTCTAGACCGTGCGCAATGTGCCGTGAAACAATGAAATTTCGTGGAGTAAAGAAAGCCGTTTTTATTGACGAAAACGGTAAGGTTGCGGAAGAGAGGTACACATGAATCGTACCAAAAGAGACACTCTTCGTCTTGAACCAAACAATAACATTCATTTTAATGTTCTTTGTGAAGAGATTCATAGGCTTGGTGGTGTGGTTAAGTGTGTTGATGGTTATGTAGATATTTCTGTGCCTATGGAGCACGCTGATAAAGCTCAGCGAGCTATTTTTGATTATGTTAAGATGTCAAAACACTTTGAAAAGTATACGTTTAAGTAGGATAACATATGAATAACAATTTTAAAATGAACCCGCCTCCACCCGATGCGGCCCAGGCGCTGGAGGAGAAGCTGCGGGCGCTGCATGACGAAGGCTCCGAATGCGACTACTGGGATATCAGCGTGTGCATAACTGGTCAAAACGGCAGCCATAGAACTCCCGTGGTTCCGTACAGTTGCTCGCTTATGCGCCGGCTTCGCGCTGCTGCCGCCCTCGGTGCAGCGCAGGCAGCCGACCGCATTGCTGCGCTGGAAGCCATCGTCAGTCTCTACGAGCAACGGGCCATTAACGAGGACACAATCGAGCAGGCCAACGCCGACCGCAACTATGCCCTCGGTGCAGCGCAGGGCCGGGCTGAGGCGTTCGAGGAGGCGGCGCATCTTGCGGAGTCGCATGACGTGTCCAGGTGGGGTAGAGGCCCCGCCCATGCCATCCGTGACGCCATCCGCGCCCGCGCGGCGAAGGAGGGCGGGGATGAGTGAATGCATGAACTGCTGCGCCAAGCCGTGCGAGTGCGACCAGCTCCGCGCCCAGCTCGCGGCGGTGGAGTCCGTGTTGAAGAACGGAATTGAGGCCGACTACGTGGTGGCCGCTGCCGAACGCCGGGCTGCGGAGGCGGAAGCGGAGGTCGGGCGACTCAAGCGCGACCGTGAGCGGCAGGAGCGTGTTAACGCCCGCCTTGCTACTGAGCGCGATGCCCTGCGCGCCGAGGTCGAGATGCTGCGCGGTGTCGGTTGCAACGAAGACGGCGACGGACCCTGTGGTGCATGCCTCAAGTGCGCGCGCGCCGAGGTCGAGCGGTTGCGGGCTGAGCTTGAAAACAAAGAGGCATACGTCGAGTACATCCAGTCGCTGGACGCTGCCGACCTGAGCTTCGACAACGACCGCTTGCGCGCCGCGCTGCGGAAGTACGGGCATCACGTGCGCCCTTGCCCGTGGCATTGGGCCTTCGGTCGGGAATACCCAAGGGTTGACCTTGGCGAGAAGCCATGCACCTGCGGCCTCGATGCCGCCCTAAACGGCGCGGGCGGGGCGGGGGAGTACGGCCACCACGAAGAGTTCTGCGGCCAGTGTGGCTGGAGCGGGACTGGCTTCCATGCCTGTCCGGGCCACCCCGGAGAGAACGAGGGATGATGCGTAGACACCGCTGTTCTGAGTGTGGAGAATTGGAAAAAGTTGAAGATCTACCGATTGTTAATCGAGATGCTGGTAACAATCTCCATCGTTGGCATCTAGTGTGTTGGCGCCAATTTCTTTGGTGGTTAAAGGGACACCACACTGATTTACCGAAAAAGTACAGAGAGGCACCTATTAACGCAGATCTCGACATGCCACTTGCAAGAAAATAGTGTAAATGTTTAATAAGTATAACAAACCAGCACATTTCTGCGATCTTCATAAAAGAGAGTACACAGGGTTTACTACGCTGTTTTGCCCCGCTTGCGAAAATGAACCGTCTGTGGCGTCTTTACCGTTTGAAGGAGAGATGTTGTCTGCATATATGGACGGTAGTGGAGTATCTATCCTGGTTAAGATATGTAGGTCTCCTAACAATGAAATGAATAACAAAGACATGCTTTTAGAAGTACCTACTGCTGTCTACGAAGAAGCTAGAACTGCTGTTTGCTTCGGCAAAAGGTTTGCTTCGTTTAACGCAATTAAACTATTTGATAGATCGTGTTTTAGTTTAACGTCAACTATTACGTACACGGAGGAATGTAGCCTTGACAAAATATCTCGATAAGAGTTTTAATAGCCCTGCAAATTCAAAGAAATACATTTCGAATTATGAAAGAGTCTTTGGTAGAAAATGTGTGGATTGTGGTACGGTGGTATTTCCTAACGACAAAGGTGAGTTCGAGGATTGCGTGTGTATTAACACACTAAAATAACATGATTTTACGATTTTGCTCGTGTGGATGTGGTAAAATACTTAAGAGATACAAAAACAAGTTTGGCAAAGATGCTGGCTACGGATCTGGAATTTACGCACCAGACTGTGATCGCAAATTCACAGAAGAGAAGAGTAGGAATATATCGTCTGTTGATCTGTCTTGGGTTGCTGGTATTATAGAGGGTGAAGGACACATAGGTATAGCCAATCCTAAAGTGGCAGGAACAACGCGAAGGAGGTACGTGCTAGGCTTGTGTGTTGATAACACAGATTACAGAATAATAGATAAACTTCATAATTTATTCGGTGGATATGTTGGCGTAAATAATAGAAAAATAGTTAAAGACAAAAACGCCAAATGGCAGTTTCGATGGCAAGTTTCGTCGGTCAAGGCTGCTACCATACTGAGGATCATACAACCTTTTGTCGTTTCAAAAATCGAAGAAGTAAACCTAGGTATTGAATTTTATTTAGCATCAAGAGAATCTTGGCAGAACGACGCGACAAAGCCAAGGCTAGAACCCATGCGACTTAAAATGCTGGAACTCCACAAGAGGCGCCCCGAACCTACGCAGGATAGTAGTTTATATCATAAATATAAGAAAAGTTTAATGGAGGTTCAAATGGGTAATAAGAAGAAAGACGCCAAATCACAACCAGAGGAAGGGGATCCTACAGAAGCCTACGTTAACCAAGACGGCTCTGCCGATACTCCTGACAAGTCTTTCTTAGATACTGTCAACGAGTTACCAGAACTACCGACTTCCGTAATGGCTGTTTCCAAGCCTAAGAAGTCTAGAAAAAGAATAAATAAACTATGAATACTAATGTAAAAGAAACCTTACACAAACTGCATAAACACGCTTGTGGTTATGAGGAAGAATGCGCCGCTAATGAAGACGACCCAAAGGAATCAGGAGTTTGTGACAATTGGGACGCTTTAAGGGATGCGTTTAGTTTAGGCGTGAAAACAGAACGCGAGGAAGTGATTAACGATCTTCGATCAATTAGGTTTAAAGTACGTACGGTACCTTTTGAGGTTACGCATGTAGAGAACTTTATCAAATCCATAGCTGATTACTATGAGTGTGGTGATTGGAACAAAGATCTAGTTTAGTAAAACATACAGTAACTTTGTAAGATCGTCTTGTATATGTTCGATTTTATTACAAAATGGAAAGAGCGAAAGCAACAACGACTAGCGCTAGAAACTGCGAGAAACGCTGACATTGGAGACGTTGTGTTGCTTTGTCCTAAAGGTAAGAAAAGACCTAAAAGCTATGAAATCGTTGGAAAAAGCGCAGAGCATCATGGCACGATCGTTTTTTCCTTGAAAGCGCTCCACGGAAAGCGTACATTCAACACCGTCGCAACCAACCACGAACTTGTCTTCTAGTAATTTTGTATAAAGTTCTTAGACACCAAAACCAGGAAGTGCCTGGTTAGTCAATTAAAGAAAGGATTTTGTTAAATGTCTACCCGTGTTACCGTCGATCAGCTTATGTCCCACACCAACCTGGACCGGCCTTCGTGCTATGGTCTTCTTCGTTTCCTTGAGCAGTCGGGGCTCGCGACTGTCGAAGCGGCGCCGCGTGACCCAAAGCAGCGCGGCAGGTCGCAGGCCCTTTACCGTATTCGTGAGGACGCTGCAATGAAGCTTCATCAGCTGCTTTCCAACTTTATGGTTGATAGCGTTGTTTCTGAGGAAGTTGTTGACGCTGATCTTGACAGCGTTGCTGCTGTTGGGTAGTATATAGGGTGTAAAGCCCTGTTGCGTTCGTTTCCCCCTCTTGAGGCCGGTTCCTCTACCAACTCTTGAGGCAATAACAGAGGGTCGCTAATAATTGATACGCTTATTAGGACTAAACTTAATACTAGTATCCGGTCATACTCTCGCGGCCACACAATTACGTAGCCAATCGTAACTCTGTAATGAGCCAGGATCGTTATAGCGCAACTTGGGAAGTTGCGTAAGAGAGTCCTTTTCTGGTAGACTGTGTTGCCCTCGGAAGTTGTACAGTATACCTGCGTCCTGAGTAAGACGGTAAACTGCTTATTTATACCGTCTGAGAACCTTAGAGTTCGGCTAGCTCTGGTGAGAATCCAGCAGACGGTTCCATTTTAAATAAATTATGAAATATTATATTAGACACGGTTATTACGGATGTGAAACCGGTTGTTGTGGTACTACTTTTGAATCCGAAGACGGTAAGCATGAAGGATTCACTTTTTGGCACCCGGATACCGATGATCAGACTTTAGAAGCTGCTAAGAAGCACTTTAAAGACAGAATTCCGTTAGATGCTGAGCTTGTTTGGGAATACGACGGTTGTTAGGGAACAAGAATACTATGAAGTCTAAGAACATTGATCTTGAGGTTAATACTACCGTTAATTTTGCTGCTGTTTACGAAGAGATGCTACATCAGTTTGATTACGACGATTGGTTCAAGCTTATCGTAGACATCGAGGATACGGTCTGCGACCTAGATTTTACCAAGAAGCTCCGAGATCATCTTAACGAAGTTATTAATGAAGCCAATGAGTAAAGACCTAGAAACGAAGCTGCGAGCGCTGGTCGAGAACGCGATGCGCGACTACAGCACGCCACTACTCGACACCCTACGCCAAGCCGCCGCCCTCGGTGCAGCGCAAGCGTATGAGGACTGTGACCAAATCGTCCGCCTTGAGCCTATCGAGGTCGGCGTGTTCACGACCGCCGATGTTCGGTATGCGCTGTCGCGACTCATCCGCGCCCGCGCCGCATCGACGGGGAAGCCGTGAGGAACTTGCTTTGGTTTACGCTGATGGTCGTGTCTCGGTCCGTTGTCGAGTTCATTGACTATGCCCGCGCTTCGACGGGGAGCAAGCCGTGAGCAAGCCCAGGACCGAGTGGCGAATCGAGCAGTTCATCGGCTTCGGCACATGGGAGGACATCGGGATTCGCTTTGGATCGCAGCGGTATGCAAAGGCGCGGGCAAAGCGATTCACGCTGCTGGATGAGGGCGAGAACAAATATCGCGTGATCCGCATCACGCGCTGGCCTCCGCATAAGTATTTAATATGTGGCAAATGATTTCATCTTCACTTATTGCTGTTTGGATTCAAACAGCTAATCCTAGTATATCTTTTAGACGAGCACTCAGTTATGCTGATGTAATTGCTGTGGAATCCAAGAAATACGATGTTGATCCAAAACTAGTCGTTTCTATCGCTTGGCATGAATCTGGTTTCCGTAGTAAATTGGTTAGCCCTACAGATGACTACGGCCTGTTACAAGTTCACTGGAGTCCTGGCGCTCCCTGGCTTAAAGGATTAGCTAAAGAAGATTTGCTTAGTCCTTACACTAACTTGAAGGTAGGCATCAGGGAACTAGCCTGGTGGCGGAAGCAGCATGAAGAACGTTGTAATGGAGAACACCCGTATTTTTCACACTACAAATGGGGTTACAAAGTAAAGAACGCTAAATACGGCGATTCTATTGATAAAAAGCAGTTAATGCTTGCACAGTAATGAATAAGCCTATAACTACATTCGGACAGGCACGTTTATACAAAGGCGTATTGCTTGTATTTGTTCTAAATACCATAGATGCAATAGCCACGGCTGTATTTGTACATAAAGGGTGGGCAAGAGAAGCAAACCCTTTGATGAAGCACCTTTTGGATTATAGCACGTGGTTATTTATAACAGTAAAACTAGTAGTTGGACTGTTGTTTCTAACTGTGTTTTCAATAGCTTATGAATTAAAGATAACTAAGATTTTAGTGTGTGTTTTGATTGCTATATATGGACTAATTGTGTTCTTGCAAGCAATTATTGGTCTATCTGTTTTGTATGATTTTCTTATTTATTGATCCTTATTGGATAACTTTGTAAAGGATTCTTAGACATGAAGACTAAGTACACTTCTAAGGCGTTTTTCGAGGTCGATAACACTGAGTATGTCTTTGTCGGTCGTGGCTGGTCTACGGCTGCCTCGTATTGGGATCCGTCTGATCAAGAGATGACCATTGACGGTTGCGAGCGGTACATCTACGCAGAGTACGAGGGTAAGGTAGTGCAAGAAAGCGCTAATAAGCACTTTGATATCGATGAGGCTATTAAGCACATTGCCACTAGTCAAGGTACGTCTGATGACGACGCAGCAGATACGATTATCCAACAGCTTTGGGACAATGCTGAAGCAGACGATTTTGACGACGAAGGGTTTGCTTGGGATGAGTAATAACGACGACGATCAGGACACCAATAACAGTCTAAATCTAATTAAGAATGAGGTAAATAGTGTTCTTGGATATGCTCTAAAGGATTTGGAAAGTCTTGTAGATCATGCTGTAAAAGTTGGCTATTCTATGGCCATTGAACAGAGCGCCGCCGCAGAGCGTACTGCAATTGTAGCCTTTATTCGTAGGCACTTTGCTAGTACCCTTTGGCACGTAGATACCAGGGCTGGTGAGAAACAGTCACTCGCTGAAGCTATTGAGGACGGAATTCATCACAAGGATATCCCATGAATAAACTTAGAACCTACGAATTTATCCAGAAGGCAGGCAATGGTGGGTTTCCTGTTCCAAACGAAGGTCCGTTTACGCACGGTGAATCTGTGTTAGTAGTTAGTACGCGCGAGCTGGTTGCTTTGTTTAAGATGATGACGCTTAAACTAGAAGCTGGTATGCGTCATAAAATGAGTCCTCAACGTCGTGATAGGTATGCGCGTGCTGTTGTTGCTATGAAAGAAATTACTGACGAGCACAATATGTGGGTAGTTCCGCCTGATTGGGATGAGGATTACCCATGAGTCGAGACCCACTGCTTTTAGCCAAGATGTTCGCTACTATGAAGCACGCCGATCAGAAGTACGGCGTGTTACCCTACACTCACCATTTACAGGACGTAGAGCGTGTTCTGGTTGAATTCGGCTATACCGATCTTACCCTCCGCACAGCGGCTTGGCTGCATGACGTAGTAGAGGATACTCCAACAAAGTTGAAGGAGATTTATGAAGCCTTTGGAGATGAGGTTGCCGAGCTTGTAAACGCTGTTACAAATGAGCCTGGACCTAGCCGTAAGGTACGCGCTGCGCTCACCTACCCAAAGATTAGAGCTAGTGATAACGCTACCAGGCTAAAACTGGCTGATCGCATTGCAAACGTCCGCTCTGGTGGTAGATTAGTGGAGATGTACCGTAAAGAGCACGATGATTTCCACCGGATGATTTATCGTCCTGACGTTGCAGACAACATGTGGGCAGAATTGAATAATCTTCTACGTACTTAAGGAGTTAGTTAATGGATTATGATAGATGACTCCATATAAGCGTCCTGAAGGCGAAAACCTATACAAGTGGAAAGATGTAGAGAATCTAGCGCGTAGATTTGCAGAAGAGTGTACTTGTCCTAGATCTGCAATTATGTATTGCGGTCCTTGTGAAAGATGCGTACTAGCTTCCGCTATTGTAGAAATTGAAAAATTGAGGAATTACAATGGATTATGATAGAGAATTTGGTATAGACCTTCGCTTAAACATGAAGGATATGATCTTTGGGATGATGAAGCATCTTATTGACCATAACGATAAGTTACTTACGCGCGTTCGCCAAGAGCTTGAAAGACTGTTGACGGGTGAGGAATTTGAGCGTCAAGTAGTCCAAGAGGTTCGGCACGCAGTAGATGAGCAGATTAGAAAATCTGCACAATTTGTTGCAATGAATTATGCTGATGGTTATAAGGCCAAGATTGACAAAGCAGTGCAAAAAGCACTTGATAAGCTAAAATGAAGGTTTTGTTTTTAGATGTAGATGGCGTTTTAAATTCCTGGGATTGGGTAGCCAGAAGAGTTAAGGATCCGCTTTGGCATCAATTGCGTAAAGAGGAACGTGAAGCCATGGAAGGGCTTGATCCCGACGCTATGGCTAGACTTAACCGTATTGTTGATGAAACTAAATGCCTAGTGGTCCTTTCTTCTACGTGGAGAAAAGATCACTCACTTACCCAACTAAACAGAATGTTTAGACTTCGTGGCTTTAAGCACACTCTATTTGGTACGACCCCCTCTATTTGGCTAGATGGGGACGATCGTGGACGTAAGCAGCGTGGTGGAGAGATTCATTGGTGGCTGTCACAGCTTGACACTATGCCGGTTTTCGCTATTGTAGATGACGACTCCGACATGGAGCCTCATATGGACCGCTTGGTGAAGACCCACTACCAGTACGGACTTACAGATGAAATTGCTGACAAACTGGTACAGTTGTTAAACGAATAAATATAAATGACTAGAATCCCACCTAAATTCTTTACTACTAAAGCATACCTTAACTGTGTTGTGCGTGGAATACCAGACGAACATGCCGATGAGCTTGTGGACAATAGTGTAAGAGCTTGTTTTGGTGTATGGTCTGTGACTTTGCCTTATCAGATTTTTCAATACGATACTATTCAAAAGGAAAGATTTTTCTTTCGTCTAAACGCTAACTCTGTGAAGGAGTCTTAAATATGAAAGTTAGGTGGAATATCTCAACAGGATACGTAAATAGAATGCCGGGTTGGGTAGTAGAAATACCTGATGAAGATCTAGAAGATTGCACTGAATCTGAACGCGACTGCATTATTGACGATTACGTCAATAATGAATTTAACAACAAAATCCAAACTTATTGGGATATTATTGAATGATCATTAACGTAACAAAAGAAGACATTAGATTAGGACGCCGGAACAACTGTGAGCGATGTCCAATTGCTAGGGCTATTAAGCGCGTTTTTAGGCTTAAAAAAATAAAGTTCGAAAACGTGCAGGTTTTTAATGCCTACGCTAGATGGTGGAGTGGCGACAAGTTCATGCAACGACGCCTACCGGCTAAATGTGACAAATTTATCGACAAGTTTGACGACACGTTTGATAAGAAACCTATGGTAAAGCCGTTTAAATTCAGGATTGGACTATAACCAATAACTTTGTGAAGGAGTCTTAAATATGAAGATTAAAGTAGAAGTGACTGAGAAAGACATTAAGAGAGGTAAGCCTGTTTCCTGTAGTGGTTGTCCTATTGCGCTAGCATTTAGACGGGCTACCAAGACTACTAGTAGTTCTAAGAGAATGAAATACGTCGATGTAAGTGGCGGTTACGTCGGATTTGTCTATAAGAATGACGATTATTGGGTTGACCTGCCGAGGCGTGCGCAAAATTTCATTCATAAGTTTGATTTAGGCAAATCTGTTAAGCCGTTTAGTTTCGTTGTTAAGTTTAACCCGTATACATAAACCGTTGTAAAAGAAAGGAAAATGACAAATGACTAATATTATCAAGCGTTTTAAGAATGAGGATGGAGCTACTGCTATTGAGTATGGGCTGTTGGCTGCGCTGATTGCGGTGGCTATTATCGTAGTTGTGTCCGCAGTTGGACAGCAACTCGGTAATACGTTTAGCAACGTTAACGACGAGCTTGCTAACGCGCACGCCGTTCAGGTCCAGCCTAATAATTAATGGCTAAGTTTACCTTCGTAGTTGGGTGCGGTATAAGCCTTCATTTAGAAGTAGAAGCGGATAGCATCGAAGATGCGATTGATAAGGCTAAGGAAGCACCTGTTATGCAATTGTGCGGTCACTGTGCAGAAGGCTTCGAAGGCGAATGGTCAACCTCCGGTGAGCTAGACGGCACTCCAGGTGAACTTATCGAGCTTTGGAAAGACGATAAGCGCCTAAGCGCAGGCTCAGACGAGCTTGAAGAGGCTATGTTGGCCTTTCTGAGTTAGGTAGTTGAAATTACCGATCGGGAACAAAGCTACAATTAGTCTAATAACTTTGTAGGATCTTCCTGATCGGTAAGACACTTTGGGTCCTTGGCGTAACTGGCAGCCGCGCTCCGCTTAAGATGGAGTCCCGTAAGGGGTATCGGTTCGACTCCGATAGGACCTACTTTAGTAGCATTTTGATCTGTGCTACTTAAAACGAGGCTAATTGATCACTAGCAAAGTCCACAATAACACCAATACAGGCGAGTATGGATCTTTACCGGCTTACCGTGACCCCGTACGTGTTGTTGACTGAAAAGGAACAATGGAAGCTTGGTGAGTGCTTCCGCCTACTCAGGGATCGTCTAATGGCAGGACCGGAGCCTTTGAAGCTTCTTATCTAGGTTCAAATCCTAGTCCCTGAACTAACGTATAAAGGAATAAAACATGAGAAATATCTTAAACAAAGAAGCTGAGATTGGTTATGACTACAGAGAAAGACGCTTCATCTTTGGAGCGGGTATGACAACATTCGTGTTTATGGTTCTTTTGTTTTATTGTCATGCTTGGAACAGCGGTCTTGATAAAGGCTGGTCGTCAGGCTATCAAAGAGGCTACGACGACGCTGAAGAGAACCTCAAGTTGATTTACGACACGCAACTTCTTTTCATGCAAGAAGGAGATGAAAATGAGTGACGATGAAGACTACGATCGTACCAAGGAGCTTGGTGTTATTGAAAATGTTTTTGTCGGTAAGGAAGACCACGGTATTCCTACCGTGAGTATTATGATTACGTTTAATGACGGATTCACCAGCCAAGGATTCGGCAACCTCTGTCTTACCAAAGAGACTCAACCTGTCTACTTAGATAAGGTTTGTAGCCTTTTTGGAGTAGATCACTATAAGGAGCTAAAGGGTAAGAAATGTTATGCCCTTCGCTCATTTGACTGCTGGAATGAGTATATCGAAGGTATTGAGACTCTAGACGGTAAGCGGTTCACGCACACAGACTTTCGCTACGATGTACACGGTAGGAAAGACACCGTTCTAGAGCAACGTAAGAAAGACATGGAAGAACGTATTGCTCGTCACCATGAGGATATCAAGCGTCTAAAAGAAGAGATGAAGCACCTTGACGACGATTACGTACCATGGTCTTATATGGAGCAGCGTAAGCGCAAGCCACAAGCACGAAAGAAGCGTAAGAAGTGAAAGTAAATGGCAAGCGTGTTACTGATCGCAATCGTGTTCTATACAAATGCCAAGCACTTAGCGATTCTGGTAGGCGATGTAATAGGCAGTCTACTAGGAGCCCCAACGAGTACCTTGGTGACCCTACTGTAGTGTCTTGGACGGATCACAGAGTAGTTGAACAGCACGGCGGTGTTTGGGCAGTTAAAGTGTATCTGTGCCAAAAGCACGAAGATATGCTTAATCACGTAGAAGATTATGACTAACGAGCAGCTTCAGTGGTTAACAGAGTTTTTGCTCGCTAATAACCTAACTATAGATAACTTACCAATGTTATCACAGCTAGTGCTATATTCATACAACCAAGGTTGGAATTCTGCTATAAAAGAAGCGTCAAACGAATTAGCTAATATCGGCTGTGACTATGGTTGTAGGTTTGTTGTAGACCACCTAGTCAAGTAACTTTGTGGAGTGTTCTTGGACATGACTACTGTACTTAAGCCAGGTGTGTATGTTCTTTCTGAAGATGTGGAGAATCCTTCACCGGATCGCCGCCAGAAGTATGATTGGCGAGCCCACGCTGTTTGGCGTAAGGGTGATAGGTTTGACGTAGTTACTCGAATGGAGTATGGTTGGCCTGATAGGGATGAACTCGTTGAGAGCACACGCCTTCAGCGTTGTCAAGCACACGCCTCCCTTTACCAGTTTGGGCCTGGTTGCGAAGGTTGGGAATTGCTTGCTGCTAAGCTTACTCCTGTTGATGAGAATGTTGATGATATCCTGCGTCTGACTTATGATAAGACTTTCCTCGATGGTGACGACCTTGTGCGTCATATGGTGAACACTGGTAAGTGGTCGGTAGAGTACGTTAAGAGCCTTTTTACTGAACTTGACGAACTTTCGAATAAGGAAGAGTAATTATGGGAATCAGGGTTTTTGAGGACAGTACGGGCGAAAAAGCTGTGCTTTATTGCTCTACTACCAACATGGCATTTGGGCCTGTCATTCAGGACTATGCGTGGGCCAATGCAGTAGATGTTGCTGAGTGTTTTCTTGCTTGGTCCCGTCCTTACGGTGACCTTCGTAGGTTGCCATTTGACGATCTTTCTGGCCTTTATTCAAAGTTTTTGAATAGGCTTGAGACTAGACCTTTTACTTTAGATGCTTGTTTTACGTGTGGTAATATTCTTTGTGATACTGAGGTAGACGGACTGCCTTATCACAAGCATTGTGTTGACGTAAAGGAATAACCATGACTATTAACGACGTTTTTGATAAAGTTGTTGAACATATGCTTAAGCAAAATCAGCGCGCTGTTGACAAAGACAACCGGTGCATGTACAAAACTGAGGATGGTCTTAAGTGTGCGGTTGGTTGTCTTATTAACGACACCAACTACAGCACTACCCTTGAGCACCAGTCTATCAGGTCTATTGAAGCAGCGTTGAAACTGTCTGGCGTTCCTGTGGAGTCTAGTAGGGTTTTGCGTCTACTTGAGGATCTTCAAGAGGTTCACGATCACACCGATCCTAATATGTGGTATTTCGCGCTTAAGGGTGTCGCGCAGCAACACGACCTGTTTTGTAAGCACTTGTCAAATGACGTAACTGTGTAGTGGATTCTTTGACAAATGGATAATAAAGATCTTGAGAAGAGACTTAAAGAAATGGTGGATGAAGAGGCATACGTGGCATGCGCGTTTGGATATGATTGGGCAATGGATGATTACTACCGCATTGCCTCGCGCGTAGCAGAGCTTGCTTTTGAGGTAGAGCGCAAAGAATGTGCGCTAATTGCAGACGAAATTCGTGCTTTAAATCAAGGCGATCCAGGCGGTATCATGGCTGCTGCTGAAATTGCCCGGCGAATTTACCTACGATCTTCGTAACGTTAACGCTCACAACGCGATAGTAATTTTGTATAAAACTCTTAACCGGAGGTTGTCATGAGTCAATATACTAGGTTCCTGGCTGTTGGTCCCCACGTGTTTGGATTTGGTAATACTCCTGAGGAAGCAATTAAGGTGGCTAGACGTTATGGCGCACCACGGGGTATGCGCTCTAAGGCATTTGGCGTGTATCACGCTAATAATGAAACGTGGGTGGACGATTATGGCCGAGTTGGGGGCCTTGGCCCCCTGGTTGAAGGCTACAAGGATTGGCGCGATGAGTAAGTTCTATAAGGTTACGTGGGAGATTGATCTTGAAGCGAATAACCCTGAGCACGCTGCTAAGATCGCCGCTAGGTGGCTTGCAGAGGGCTCTGGTGACGGTGGTTGGTATCTCACCGTGACGGACGAAAACAAGATTTCTACGGATTTTGACACTTCTACAATGGATTGGGAGGATTGCAATGGATAAGGGTATTATGATTTCTATTAACGATAAGGCTGCGCCTAACGCTAACCCTAACCGTGGTTACCATCCGTCTGTCTGCACGGTTGTCTTTCCTGATAACCTCACTGAGAAGGGGCAAGAAGCGTGGATTGAGGTAATTCGCCAGCGATTTAAGAATGACATGTGGAATTACCCACCTGTTCGTGTTAACGCTACTACTTGGGAAATCCATCACGGATACGATTCAGGCGACTAAGTAATTTTGTATAAAACTCATAACCGTACATTTTGTTAAAGGAAATTCGATGAATATCACTGTTGACACCATTATGGACTTGAAGCCATGCGCCGCATACACTCGTAATAGAGTTGCGGAGCTTATGAAGGATGGATTTACTTTGGACATGCTTTGTAGCATTCCAGAAAATGATGCGCGTTGGGTTCTTTCTAGACTTATGACGCTTGATAATAAGCGACTTTGGGCTAGGCGCTGCGCTAAAAGCGTGCTTAACTTGTGGAAAAATCCGCCGCCACAGGTTGTGGTAAATTATCTTGAAACTGGTGACGAGACTCTACGAGTCGAGGCACGCGCTGCTGCTTATGATGCTGCTTATGATGCTGCTGCTGCTGCTGCTGCTGCTGCTGCTTATGCTGCTGCTGCTGCTGATGCTGATGCTGCTGCTGCTGCTGATGCTGCTTATGCTGCTGATGCTGCTGCTGCTTATGCTGCTGATGCTGCTGCTGCTTATGCTGCTG